TGAGCTGTGAGCTGTGATTGCGTTCATAATACTTAATTTCCTTTATTTTTGATACTTCTATTATATCAAAATTTTGGAACCTTGCATAGTAGAAGTTTACATTTTTATTGACAAATATTCTTGTTTTCGATATAATATAATCAAGAAGTAAGGAGTATCAGTTATGAAGTTTGAGTTTAAGTCATTATTTGATTTACAATCTGCTTTTCCAGACGAACAGTCATGTATTGACCATTTAGAAAATATGATTTGGGGCGATGTGATTATCAGCCCTTTTGATGCTACTTCAAAGGTCTACAAATGCAAAGGTAACAAATACCGCTGTAAAAATACTGGAAAATACTTCAATGTCAAGACTGGTACTCTTTTTGACAATACTAAAATTGAACTTCGTAAATGGTTTATGGCAATTTGGCTTGTGACTTCTCACAAAAAAGGAATCTCATCTGTGCAATTATCAAAAGATATTGGTGTTACGCAAAAAACAGCTTGGTTTATGCTGGAACGTATCCGTAAGTGTTTTAGTTCTGAAAACAACAATAGTCTTGATGACGTTGTGGAAGTTGATGAAACCTACATAGGTGGTAAAAATAAGAATCGTCATAACTCCAAAAAAGTCAAAAATGCTCAAGGGCGTTCATTGAAAGACAAATCTGCTGTAGTAGGCATGGTACAACGTCAGGGTAAAGTTAATGCTCATCATGTACCAGATACAAAGACGAAAACATTGACTGAACAGATTGTCAAATACGTAAAGGAAACAGCTCAACTTTACACAGATGAATGGCTGGGTTATAATAAAGTAGCTAAGATGTATAATCATGACTTTGTTAATCATGGAACTAGCGAGTATGTGCAAGGTAATGTTTATACCAACACGATTGAAGGCTTTTGGGCTGGATTGAAACGTGGAGTATTAGGAATTTACCATTCGTGGTCTAAGAAATATCTTTAAGACTATGTAGATGAATTTGTTTTTCGTTATAATACTCGTGACTATTCGGATAGTGAGCGTTTTAATCTCCTGATTTCAAATGCCTGTGTCCGAACTAAATACAGGGAGCTGATTTATGGCTACTAATACATTACATGACCTACATTTTGAATTGGAAAGGTCCATCGCTCGTAGAGTTGATAGTAAGCTGATTGGCTATCAGGTCAGCCTTTCAGATGGTTTTTACAATAAGTACACCAAACTCTGGGATAAGACCTATTCCTTTGATTTTGTTACTGAACATCGCTCTTTTTATACTCAACTGACAAAACGTTGTGTTTATGACGTACTTGGAGATAGTCAAAAGAAAATTGACAGAAAGGCTATTGCCAAACAAATGGCAGAGTTAGAAGCCTTGGTTGATATTGCAGAAAGTAAAGAGGAGTTTCAGAACTTTTTTGAGAAAAAATACAGTCTCAAATTTCCTAATTTGAACGATTGCATTTATCAGAAGAAAAAAGAGTTATCTGATTTTGACAAAAAACTTTGGATAGCAATGCACTATAACCCTAGAAAAGATGAGGGGGAATAATAATGACAACATGGTACGATTACATGGTGAGAGCTAGTGAACATGCTGGAAGTGACGGTGATTTGTGGTTTCGCTATCTTTATAAGGTCATTAAAGATGAGGAGACTAAACTAACTACTGATGATGTAGAGCAATTGTTGAAAAGTCCTACCTTAACACCTTTCCAAAAAATAACCCTTCAAGATGCTTTAACAGAAGGCACACACACAAGAGAACACGTTTTGCAGGCGAACCGTAAAAGTCATCCAAAAGATATTTTGAAACTCTTTAGAGAGGGTAACTATGGATAAGAAAGTTTTATTTGAGGCTCTCAATACAGAATTAGCTAAGGAAAACATTGATCTAGAAATTATCTGTGTTGGTGGCTTTGTCCTCGAATACTACAACCTTCGAGGAACACAAGATGTTGATGCTTTTTATTAAGAAGATGTTAAAATCAGAAGCATTATTGAGAAAGTTGGCGATGATTTTGACGTGAATGAGCCTGATGAGTTATGGCTGAACAACAATGTTGCAAATATGAATAAAATACCGTCACTGTCTATCTGTGAGAAGGCATTTAGCTATTCAAATTTGACTGTTTTTGTACCACCATTATCTTACATTCTCGGAATGAAACTAGACAGCGGACGAGATAGAGATAGGCAGGATTCTGGGGAAATTATTAAACTAGTGAAAATTCGTTCTATAAAAGATATTATCAATAAACTCAAAGAATATGGTTTTCAACCAGACCTTTCATTGATATTGGAAGTATTTGAGATAGCCTATGGTATGGAATGGTTGGCAGAATATATGAGTGAACATTATGAAGAATTTAGACATTATTAAAAGACGGTTTCCGTTTGGAAGTCGCCTTTTTTGATATTCTCGAAAATACTATATCTTGTGTCTAGTGTAAACTGGTATATAGTTCCCTAATCTTTTTATGTTGTTCCTTTTTGTGAGTGTATCTTTATTTGGGTTTATATTTTTAGTTATTTCAGGATTTCAATCACTTAATTTATAGAAGGAGATGTGTTTATGTTATACGAAGATTTAGATAGACTAATAGAAGACTACAATGAGCGTTACCGTAACGCCAACGATTGGATATTCTACGCAACCACAGAACTTGAACTAGAAGAAGCAAAAGTAAACAAAGCTCAATTAGTTCACGATTATTCTCAAGTTCTCTACGATTTCTTATGGGACAAGCTCCCTCAACTAACTGCGAAGGATTGCATTGCTTTTGACTTAGTTCCTTATGGAGTTTGGCAAAAGTTCAGCAGTAAATATGAGTTAATTTTAAAGAAAATAAAGGAGATTCATAATGTTCATTAAATTGTTACTGCAAAGTTTACTTTGGGTATCCCCTATTTGGTTCACACCTCAAACAACAGTAACTCAACCCTCTATCCCAATAGGAACAAATCCTCTAAATGTAGATGAGTCTAAAATTGTAGCTTACTTAAAAGATAATTCAACCGTTGAATATAATTCGAATATGGTCTTTGTAGATAAAGACGAAGACTATAAATTAGCTTATCTAATGGGTAAAGTAGCAGTTGATGTTCGGTATCGTGAAAAACCCGCAGTTTCTGAAACGGACTCTGCAGAAGAAGTCCAAGATAAAATCAATAAGATTAAGTCTGTAACTTCGATTGATTCTGATGAGGCAGTATTTGCTCTGTTAGGAAACGTGACTGAAACAGTTAAAGTTCCGGACTAATTATTGTTGTTCTTGACAATTCACTGAGATTTTGCTATACTAATATTTGACCATATAACAAAGAGAGGGTGAGATAGTTTATCTCACTTTTTCTTTTTATTGCATAATCCTTATATTTGTGGTAAAATAATTAAAAAATTACGAATTAAATGAATATAAAGAAAGGAGAGTTGCCTTGGATACATTAATTACAGTAAAAATATACGGTTCAGCTACACATAGTCGAGTGTGTTCTTTAGTTGAGATTTCTCAGTTCACAACACATAGTTTAAAAGAAGCTATATTTTCTTGTGTTTCTGAATTAGATGATGCTACATTTAGAAGTTTTATGAGTGAGCTGAATCGATGTGGTGTTGGTTATTTGCGTGTAGATGACAGTTTAATTCAAATTAGTTATACAGGTTCATTCCCAGAAATAGATTGGTAATTAGATGAGTGTAGAAAGTAAATTAAAAGAAGTTGGTGTATCTTCTGAGGTTCGTTATTTGTTTCCGAAGAAGTGCTCTTTTTGTGATTTAGACTTAGAGTTGAGTTCAGATTTGACTTCTCTTTTTTGTGTAAATCCTTTTTGTAGAGGGTTGTATTTAAGTAGAGCTGTAAATTTTTGTGAAGTCTTAGGTTTAACTCAGTTCGGGTATAGTTTCTTTGAGCGTTTGATTCAAGAAAGTACTTGGTCTAGTGATTTTATATCGGACTTTTACAAGTTAGATTCTCTTGATTTGACCTTTGAAGATGTGGATTTTGAGACTAGATTTTTGTCTTTCAAATCTTCGGTTTCTAAACTTAAGTCTACGTTAACCTTAGAGCAGTATTTAACCTCTTTATCTTTACCTATTATCGAAGATATTATTCCGAAAATATGTGATAGGTATGACTCTATGCAAGATTTTTATTCTGAGTTAGATATTGTATTAGACTTCGAGGGGTATCTTACTATATTTGGCTTAAGTCTTGGCTCTGAGGATTTAATTATACGTTACATAGAGGTTTTTAATATTTATCGTAAAGATATTTTAGGGTATAAGGTAGGTTGATAGAGTATGGCTAACTTAGGGAAAAAAGGACAAGAATTACTACAATATTTAACTTCTTTTTTCGATAGATATGTTGAGGGTGATGGTTCTTTAGTAATAAAAGTTCATTCTGATGATGTAACGGAGAGTCAGTTGAAGTTTATTGAGCAGAATAAGTCTTTATTAAGTCAAGTGGGGTTATTAGATTCTCATCATTCCATTAAAGATTTGAGTATGTCTAAAAGGGAGAGAGAATTAGAGGGTTCATTTTACACACCTTTATTTTGGGGTAGAAAAACACATGAATTATTGAAAGATATACCGGACTTAGAGAATTATATTGTTTGGGATGCTTCATGTGGGACAGGGAACTTATTAATTGAGTTCCCTAAGTGCAAGCATTTGTACTTATCTACTTTGCATGAAGAGGATGTCCAGTTAACTAAGTCTCGTTTTGAGACTGAGCGTCCAGATTTGGATGTTACTGTTTTTCAATTGGATTTTTTAGGTTCTTCTGATTCTGTTTTGACTAAAAACTTTAGTCGTCAGTTACCTAGTTCCTTGCAGCATGCTTTACAGAACAATGAAAAGTTAATTATTTTAATGAACCCTCCGTATTCAACCAAAGGGGTATCTACGAATGTTGCTAAACGACTGAGTTCTTTGAAGTTAAAAGGATATAGTGCAGATTTATACACTCAATTCATGTGGCAAGTGCGTAATTTAACTCAAGTTTATTCTTTAACTAATACTGAGTTAATTTGGATGGTTCCAGTTTCTTTATTAGTTGGTAATCGTACCTTTGAAGTTCGAAGAGACTACGCCAATGATTTTGAGTTTCATAGTGGTTTTATGTCTCCTTTGGCTGACTTCCAAGGCAGTTCGAATGTGGGTGCAAACTACTTATGTACTACAAGATGGTCTACTTTTCAGAAAGGTACAAAAGATAGAGTTTCTTTACCTTTGTATAACTCAGAAGGTGTTAAACTGTTTGACCAAGAGTTGTACTTAAAGCTGCAGAGACCATCTGTGACAAAGTGGGTAAAATCTTTGAAAGATAAAGGTTCTGTACCCTTGCAAGAGATAGATACAAAAGGGAATATTGTGTCTAATACTTTAAGTTCTAAGCAATATTCTTCGTTAGGGGTAAACTAATAGTTTACACAAATGTAGAAAACTTAGTAAATTTTTCGTAATTTTCTATATTTTATGTAACGATGACAAATAGAAAGCCCTGCACATCCTGCAAGGGGTGTGTATCATCACAAAAGTTAAACCGAGGAAATACCTTAAAGCCTGTTTGCCACAACGTAGAATGAAAATTCAAGCGTGAAGGTAGCGAAAGCAGAAAGAAGAAACAGGATGTTGATACAACTTAGTAGCTGACACAAAAGTGAACGGTTGTAAAGCTGAAATAAAAGCTAATTAGTGTCTAGTAAATAAAAATAGTGACTGCTAGAAAACGTTAGTGCTAAGTCAACTGTAACAAGGGTAAGTTTCGGTAGGAATGTCCTAAGTCTCAAAAAGAGATATGGATAACCTCTAACGACTATCTCCTGATGGGAGAGTAAAACCGCAAGCAAATGGCGGAAGAAAAATATTTGGTCTGACCACTCATAAAAGTTGTGTTAGAGTGGTTCAGATTGACATATAGTCTGCGCACGTTCTGTAATGGAAGTGTCTAGGAATAGACCTAGCTATTAGGGGTTGCGCCTTAATGGAAACTGTCAAAAGTACGAAAAGCACATTGAAAATTGAATAACACGATAAAATTGTTGCATTAAATTCCATAATATGATACAATAGGTTTATCAAATGATTAAGGAGAGAATCAATATGACAGGTAGACCTAAATCTAAAAAGGGTGTTAAGGTACATACGGCTTTTAAAATTTATCCAAAGGATAAAGAGAGAGCGCAAGTTATGGCAGATAAACTTGATATGAGTTTGTCAGCGTACATTAACAAAGCTGTTTTGGAGAGGTTAGCTCATGATGAGAAGTCAGAAGCTTAGGTTGAAACTAACCCAAGAACAGGAAAACAAAGCATGGTGGTTTAGTAAAGTTTCACGCAATTATTGGAACCTCTTAGTTGACATTGACAAACGTAATAATAAAGGTGAGTTTGATGAAATTTTGAGTAGAAGTGGGAATAAAACTTATCATTCAAATTTCTACGATAGAGATATTTATTGTCTTAACTCCTCAGATTATCGAAACCTTGCTAAAATTGTTGTTACTAAGAACTTAGAGGAAGATTATGAAGCTTGGTCTTGGTATTGTCAACCTAATCAATCTTTTATCTATAATACCCTTGTTAGAGAGGTTGTGAAAATTAGGAGATAGAATAAAGGGCGATTGAATTTTAGAGGTGTCAATAAAATACAACCAAGTTTCAGTGTCACTTGTTGTATATCTTCTGACAAGAAACGCCCTAGTCGTATTTATCTAAAAGATAATGGTAAACTGCAAATTCCAACTCTTGGAGAGGTTGATTTTGGTTCAACTAGAAAAGATTTCGATTTATCTTGTAAGAAACAAGTTGCTACTGTTTCCTTTGATAGCAAATACTGGTACTTATCGTACACAGAAGATGTCGAAACTCAAGTGGAAGATTTACCAGAGTTTACAGACGGACTTGGAATTGATTTAGGCATTAAGACACTTGCGACTGTTTCTGATGGAACAACTGTACCTAACATCAAGACTTTTAGGCGAGTTCGTATCTTGAATAAACGCTTGAAGAGATTACAACGTAAGGTTTCTCGAAAGTACCTAATTAACAAATGTAACAAACATAATAAAACAAAGAACATTATTAAGCTAGAAAGAGAAATTAAGTTGATATACCGTTCAATAATGAATATCCGTATCAACCATATTCGTAAATTTGTCTCAGACTTGGTTAAAAAGCAACCACAATATATTGCAATCGAAGACTTGAATGTAAAAGGAATGATGAAAAATAAACATTTTGCAAAAGATATTGCGAATTGTTCTTTTTACACTATCAGAGAACATCTTATTAGAAAGGCAACTGAACACCGAATAGCAGTTAGGTTGGTAGATAGGTTTTATCCTTCTAGTAAGACTTGCTCAAACTGTGGTGGTTACAAAAAGGACTTAAAACTCAAACAAAGAGTGTATCGTTGTGACAACTGCCAAGAGAAGATAGATAGAGACTTCAATGCTTCGTTAAATATTGCAAGAACTGACAGATATGTATTAGCTTAATTATATTGTTTTATTGTCTTTGGAGACTAGAGATAATTAGTTTCAGTGGTAGGTCAGCCGTAAAGCCGAACCACTCTAATATACACGCCCTGAAAAGTATGAGTATATCAAACAAAAAGTAGCTTTTTCGCAAAATTTGGCTCAATATGGGAATGTCAATCGTGTTATTCAGTTTCTTACTTTTTCGCACTTTTGACTGACGGTATTCCAATTTTCTAGTTTATCTTATCTGAGTTTAGCTAAGAATTTGATAACTACGTGTGAGTTGTTTAGTATGGAATCAAGAGCCACTAAATTAGTAACAGAGAAGAATTTTCCTATGTTGTGTTACTTGTTTGCTTTAAAATTTATTAGAGACATTCCAGTTAAAGTAGCAGTTTCACAAACAAAACTACCGGTATTCGATAAGTCGTGGGAACAGGTATTTCCAAATTTAGCTTTGTTGTACTTTATAAATAGAGAGTTATATGCTTTGTCACTAAGAGGTGTTGGCTATTTAAACCAAGAGAATTACATAAATCCGTTCTTTTTTGTAGATGAAGATAAGGTTAAGACTGCTATTTCAGAGAATAAAGATGAGTCTTCAAGAGATGCACTGTTGACTGACTATGACTTATGGGTATCTAAAGGTTGTTTCCCAGAGTTTTATAGATTTGTTATTAAACGTGCTTTAGAGTCACCTTATTTATTGTCTAGTTTTAAAGAAGTGTATGAGCACTTAGAAGAGTTTTATTTAAATGCTTTACGTAATCGAAAGGTTGATAAGCGAGATAGACTTACTAGTGCAGTTGATTTAGGTTTTCATCAGTTAAAGGATTTAAAAGAGGTCTCTAATACAAGTGTTAAGGATTATTTGGAACATCAGAGAGCTTTGAAGAGTTTAACTGCGGATTTACTTAAAACTTTAAACTATGAATTATAATAAAAATATCCCCTAAAAGTTGACAGTTAGGGGATTTTCTGCTATAATAGAGTATAAAACATCGGAGAAAGGAATGGTTTTATTTTGGTAGTTCACTTAAATGAGTTATTGAGTTCAGAAGTACAGTTTGCTTCTGTTTTAGTTTACGGTAAGAGTTCTAGGTATTTAACTTTAGTAACTAACTTAGTAAAGAAGCGTTTTAGCGTTGGTTCTAGTTCTGTTTTACGTGTAAACGACTTAAATGATATACCAAAGCAAGACTCTTCTATTCAGGTTCGACCATTCCGTTCATTGTTTAGGTTGATTATAGTTGAGGATCAAAAGACGGAGTTATCGAGTGATACTCTTACTTTTTTGCAGACGATTCAACCGTTTACTCGCTTAGTTGTAGGTTTTCAAAACTACAAAATTTTTCAAAATTTTAGATACAAGAACTACTTGAGTGATTTTCAACCAGATATTATGTTTAGTACATATATGACACAAAGTGAGTTTCAGTATATTTATGAGGTTACGATTAAAGCAAAAGGCTCGGTATCTTTATCTGAGAAAATGTACAACATAGTTACAAAGCGTTATCTGAGAGATATAGATGCAGTTTTCACGATATTATCTCAGTTAAGAGATGGTGTGGAGATTCGAGATAACGCTACTTTAGTGCAATTAGCAGGTGTTGGTTCTTTGCAAATAGAAAGAGTTGCTTTAAGTATGCTGACTTCTACAACTAAGACTAAGCGAGGTTTAGAGCAATATAAGAAGAAAAATTTGCAACATCTTTTAGAGTTATCTACACATCGCAGCCTTGAAACTGTACGTAAGTCGTTATTGGATTCCTTTAAAGCTATTTTGATACTGAAGGAGTTATTAGTAACTGGTAAGATTTTCCCAGAGGTGGGTATCTTACCGGATTTAAGTAAGTACAACAATTACCATATAGGTAAGTATGCACGTTCTTTAGAACAAATAGATAATTTATCTATGGTTGAGATAGTTAATTTTATGTCACTTGTAAATCATAGGTGGCATGATGAGTCTCAATTATTTTCATTTGTTTTACGTGCAACTGAGTTAATTGGTTTAAAGAATGGAGGTTTTAATGCGCTTAAAAGCAGTTAAATTAGGTGATTATGATACAGCTAAAGGGTTACAGTTGGATGTAAACACTTCTTCGGTGTGGCAATTTTTAGTTTCAGAGGGTGGTTCTATTTTTTTAGATTGGTTAACTCCAACTAAAGAGTATGTAAAACCAAAAGTTGAGAATAAGTTAAACTTTTTTAACCTAGCTAACTTACTTGAACAAGGGGATGTTGTTACAGAAGAAGTTAAAGAGTTCAAAATAAATCCGTCTGTGTGTGCAGTAGGGGTATCTTTAGAAGAGTATGAAACTGATAAATCTTATTGGCTTTCTTTAGGGGTGCCTGTATTTGTTTCTGTAAATCTTCATCATAGAGGTTTACAAGGTGTTGAGTTTTGGTTGAAGAACACTCCTTTAGATTCAAATATAACTTATGTATTAGACTTAGACTTAAAATATACTGAGGTTCAGAAAGTAGTTTCATATTTAAACTTTAAGGGTATTTCTGAAGATCAAATTCGTTTGGTAGGTAATTGTGTCTTTAAATATAAAGGTCAAAACTACTGTGGTTTATTTTCCCCATCCTTTGCTAAAGCTTATAAATTAGAGTTTGTTTATGATTCAGAACCTCACAAAGCAACTCAGGTGTTCTTAAGTAAAGACTCATCAAAAGAAGTTCCGATTGAGGATTGTAAGTATTCAATTACAGGAAGAGGGTAGGGTATGTTCTTAACGGGTTGCTTTATGGATAGTATGAATACGACCTTATCTGAGCATAGTTTAGAGCTTGTAGGTGCTTACTTACCTAAAACGAAACATTTAGATTATGTAAAGGACTCCCTATTTAATCTTGTAACTAAGCGTTTAGATAAAGAGTGGGCAGGTTTATCTGAGAAACAATTTGCTTATTTCGGTTGGGATGAGAGTTTACGTGAGAGTGTTCATCATAAGTTAGATAAGATTAAGAAGGGTGAATATAATATCGGTGTACATGAAGATGGGGAGACGAACTTACCTAAAGGTGTAGTTGATGAGAACCTATTAAGTTCTGAGCTATCTTTAGTGCCACAATCGGTGCATCGTTGGGAAGTATTCTTAAATAATTTAACTGTTGATACTTTTGACTTCCGTATTGAATTATCAGAGTTGATAGAAGAGTATAATAGGGTATCGAAGTACTTAACTACCGTTTATGGGATAGATTTAAAGATACTCTTGCGTAGAGTTCTAGAGGGTAATTCTGAGAGCCAAGACTATTTAGTGGATATTCTTTCTGAGGAGAACGATAAGGTCTTTGTAGATACTCTAGGGGAGTTACTACACTACGATGAGTTTAAAGACTATATTTTCAGTGATACAAGTGATTTATTGGAGGTAGGTGTTTCTTATGAGTGAGCCTATTATTTTAAATCCATATTCACGGTCTCTGGACATTGATAAATCTTTACTTTTAGTAGTAGCGATGGATTTGTGTAAGAAGTGGTATCCTTTAGCTAAGAAGTTTGGTTCTTATTCAGATTTAGAGTCTTTTCAAGATATTGTACTGTCTCGTTTATTAAAGGTGTCGAATATTCATTTTAGTAAATTAGAGGGTTATGTTAAACATTTAGCTAAGAAAAATCTCAGTCAACCAAGTGAGTTACTTGTTGAGGATTTTGAGTTGTATGACTCGGAATTAGATTTTTCACCGAGTACAGTTAAATTAAATAAAGGCGTAGAGTCTTTTTGGTTTAATTGGTTAGATTATCTAAAGCATAAACCATTGAAACCTTTATCTAGTGAAGTAGAGCTTGTTTATTTATTAAAGTCTATTTTAATTCTGCGTATAATGGTGTCAAAAGGTTTAACTGAAAAGACTAATTTAGTAGATGGTTTTAAAGTTAACTATCGAACTTGGTGGTCTCAGTTTCAGGTTTCTTTAGTAGGTAGAGTGGGTTTAACTTTAGAAGAAGTTCAAGCAAGGGTGTCTACTTGGTTAGGTTATTTTTTACAGTATGAAGAACAACTGATAGAATTAAGTATTATGTACTTAAAGATAGAAAACCATTTAGTAGACAGGTTTGTTTGTTATCAGAAAAAACCCACTAAAACGAGATTTAAAGATAAGTCTTTCAAAGTTGTAGGTTCCAACACTTATACAATTTATAAGATCGATACCACTAGTTATATAGATAAATTATTTGACTATTACTTTGAAGAGTCTGTATCTAGTGGGTTTCGTTTAGCTTTAGGTAATCAAAACTTTTATAATATCCCGTACTTAGGGTTTGTTTTAGGGGGAGATTTAGAGTCTGCTATTTTAGAGACTTTAGCAAGTTGGTTGGTTTCTAACTTTGATTGTCGTTTTATTGGTGTAGTTGGTTCCGATATGTATTTAGAGTTTAAGAATGATAGTGGTAATTTCCCAATATTTTTAGTATACTTTAAAGAAATCTTTCAATTTGAAGCTATATCATGTGGTAAAAATATAAATATTGAAAAGTAGAGGTACGAGAGTATGTTACAAGTAAGTGTAGGTCAGAACAATGGTTTTATGACTTGGGTATTTTATGCAGATGGGAGACTTGTGGAACGTCAAACTATTGCGGTTCCAAGGGAGACCAATACTAAAAAACTAATTGAATTTACAAAAGATGCGTTAACATCTGTTTTGTTATATTTAGATACTCAGAAACACTCTTACACTACGGATTCTGTGTTAGCAGTTGAAGTGGGTCGTAAAGTTGTAGCTAGATATTTGAATGAACGTTATTGTAATTCTATTTATGTGTCTGAACTAGAAGAATTATTAGCAGTATTTAACCGTCTACCGGTATCTGTGGAAGTTATTTATAATAAGGAACCGGGTTTCTTAATTGCAGATAGATATAATAAAGAGAAATTTGTAAATAAGACTACTGAGGTAGGTACTTCTGCGTTAGATTGGTTTGATGAGGTTGATGAGTAACTGCATTTAAGTAGTTTAGGTTTACATTAGATTTTGAAAGGGGATTGAATTGCTTACTTCAGAGATTAAATTTACGTATAAAGGACAGAAGTATAATTTTAAAGGGTATTTATCCGATTTAACTCACGGTGGTTTATTGCGTTTAGTAGCTCAAGATGGTCTCTCAGCTCAGATGTTGATGCAAGGTCAGTCTGAGGTTTTAGGTAGGACTTATAGAACTGCAACAATGTCTAGGGCATCGTTTACGGTTGAGCGTTTAATAAAACCTAAAACATTGTTTGGAGAAGATGGTACAGATTTATCTGTAGCTAAATCTTTTCAGAAACATCCCTCTTTTGCCTTATTTGCTTATATTTACGCTGTTTACAGTTATGCTAAGTCTCTCAAAAATGAGATGCGAGGTAGCAAAGGGTTCTTAGCTTTGAGTTTGAAAGAGCTTGAAAATATAGAAGATAGGGTTGAGTTTGAAGTTCCATTTGGGAAAGGTGTAATTGAGCGTAAATATGGTCTTGTTAAGTCTTTACGTTTTGCTACACAGACTGAAAGTGACAATATTTCGTTAGAGTTTGGTTTTGTAGAAGATTCCTCCTTTGAGTTTCTTCCAAATCAAGAGAGGGTATCTATGTTGGGTTCTGATGTTATTCGTATGGACTCAGTGGGTACGGCTTATAAAACGGAAATCTCAAATAATTTAAGACGACAATTATTAGGGTTACCTAAGATTGAAGTTGTTACGGATTTAAAAGGGTTGAATGGTTCTGTGAATCCTTTTTATACTACGATGGCAGAAGTTATCGAAGTAGAGAATATGAAAGCTAAGGTAGAACAACGCACTCCTCGAAACTTTGAGTGGGTTAGAGAACGTGTCCAAAGTGGTAAGTATAGAGTAGTTAAACCTCACGAAGTAGAGGACACTTTTAAACAGTTGGAGAAAGACTACAAGAAAACAAAACTTACTGCGTTCGATACGGAGACCACAGGTTTGGACTTTACGTTTAGAGGTTTTTACGGTAAAGGCTCAATTATGGTAGGTGCGGTATTGTCTGCAAAACCCGGAACATCTTACTATTTCCCTCTAGCGCATAAGAAGTTTCCAAATGTTTGTGGTGGTGACATTGAGTTATTTGTAGAGAAGTATTTGCAACCTTACTTGGGGAACAAAAGAGTTGTAGCTCATAATAATATCTTCGACTGGAAGGTAGGGTATCGCCACGGTTTGGTTTACGATTGTTGGCTCGACACCTTGGTAGCTATGCGTAAGACTTACTCAGCAAGAGATAATGAAGAGTATGGTTTGAAAGCTGTAACTGATAAGTTTTTACATAGAGAAGCGGTTGAGTTGGATGATTTAACTAAGTGTGGTTCTTATAAGAAGTGTGGTGCTACGTTTGATGAGTTGGAAGAAGAGCTAGTTGCTTTTTATGCGTGTCCCGATGCAGATAACACATTGTGTATAGCTTTATACTTCTTAGAGAATGATATACTTGGTAAGTCTGGTTTTGATATGATGCAAGCAGTACTGCATGATAGTAGATTTACTTGTGTAGCCGCTTATTCAGAGTTTTACGGTATGCACTTAAACTTAGATTCTGTACCTCAGTTGCGCTTGCATTATGGTCGGCAATTAGTCTCAGAATACCGTGACTTGCTAGAGTTCTTAGCTATTCACGTACCTCAGCATGCAGAGGGTGGTAAATTTGCTATTCAAACAAAAGCTAATTCTATGGTTTTAGGTTTAGATGCGGAGTTACCTAAAGATAGTAAAGTGTTACAATATCATTTTGAAGATTATCCGGATGTATATATCGCAGCTCAGGGTGGGTATTCTGTAAACTCCCCTATGAATAAAACCGTAGCCTATGATTACTTAGGGTATCCAGAGCAGATTAGTAAGAAGTCAGGTAATTCTACTCTAGATAAGAATGCATTGAAGTTCTTAAACAAAGGTACAAAACCGGATAAAGAACCTTTCAGACTTAGTTTTGATGACTTTAGTTCTCGTTGTATTCAACTTCTATCTACTTGGTTAGGTCATCCTCAAAGCAAAGAGAAGTTAGAGAGTATTATCAAAGATAATAGTCAAAAGAAACTGGTTAGAGGGTTAGCTCGCTTTATTTACTTGGTAGAAAGGCGTGAAACTAGTTCCTTTACAGATTTAGACTATGAAACTTTGCGTATTGTAACTAAGTATATCTATGGGGAAACTTTAGGTTATAAGACAGTAATTGAAGTGGAAGAGGGTAAAGGTTTTCTAGTTAAACCAGAAGAGGGTGCTCCTATACATCCATTTACGGTTATTTTGGAGTCTCCTCGTAACACGGCTCGTTTGTTTACTAACTTCTTAGATAAAGTTGAAGATAACTTTATTGAGGGGTTCTGTTTCCCAGAGTTGGATATGTTTAAGGTTACAGGTCGTCTTTCTACGAAGAAACCAAATATTCAAGGGTTCGATGACACAATTAAGAAAGAGATGACGGCTCGAAACGGCTATTACATGGTCGATACAGACTATGCTTCGAAAGAAAACCGAGTAATTGCGATTATGTCAAAAGAACAATCATTGATTGAGATGTTCAAAGACTGGCGCAATGACTATCACCGTTTCCAGTCTGCTCGACTTAATGGTTTGTTGCAAGAACAGGTAACAGACAAGTTGCGTAAGATGTCTAAAGGTTTGGTATTTGGTATCAACTTTGGGATGTCGGATATGTCTTTAGGAGAAGTCCTATTTGGCTCTAGGTCAAAAGAGAACGCTCGCAAAGCTGCTCAAAAGAGAGAAGAGTTCTTCTCATTCCAACGTTCGGTTGAAGGTTGGTTTGAAAATAACGTTAAAACTGCATTGAGTAAAGGGTATTCTACAACCATTTTTGGAAGTAAACGTTTCTATAATAAGGATAGGGTTTCTAAGAGTCAAATTAGACGTTACGCTTTGAACCACCCAATCCAAGGTTCGGCAGCGGATATTTATAAAAAGGGAATGGTTGATTTATTCTCTGATATTAAAGAGCAAGGGTATCTTGGTAAGATTTTGCTTACAGGTTTCATTCACGATGAGGCAACCATTGAGGTGCATAACACCATTCATCCTCATGTAGTCTTAGGTTTAATTCGTAAGAATCTTATGGTTGAGATTGAGGGTGGTTGTCCACTAGACTTAGGTTTTGGAGTAGGTCATTCTTGGTACACTGCGAAGAAAACCGAGTGGCAAGTAGGTCTCCAAGAGCTTATGGAATGGAACTTAGATGCCTATGATTGGGACGGTGACATTGATAAGTTCATGGTTTGGGCTGAGAATAGAATTCATGAGTTCAACGCAGAGGATGTTGAGAACAAATTACGTTCTACTGCCTTTACGGAAGATACGATTGAGCAAGACCGAGTGTTCCCAGTAAATTACGCTTTGGAGTTGAATAAGTACTTGTTAGGTGAGCTTACTAAAACTGAACATAGTTGGGAACAAGCAAGAGGTATTCTTGACTTTCCGGAAGACTTTGAAGAGTTAAGTGAGGGTGAGCGTAAGGAGTTTATTTATTTACACTTACCAAACTTACATATTCATAAGCGATTGCAACTATTTTGGGATATGAGACAAAGTTTCGATGTTTCAATTATTACAGAGTACAGAGACTTATCTGATTTAGAGAATGTAAAAAATTCTGTTGCTAAGTCTGAGGTTTCAGAGGATGAAGAACAGAAGAAACAAAGAGAGCGTAATATTCAATTATTGAAGGATCACTTAATGGACTTTGGTTCTAAGTTATCTTCGGACGGTTCTGTTTTGTATCTACAGTATACTGAAGGTCTATACTCTGAGTTAGGTTCTATGGTGGTATCTACTGATGCTAATGTACCGACTGTGAAGATTATCATGTATATACCTAAAGAGGATAAGTTCACACAAATCCCTAATGTAGGCGTACCTCAAGCTTTATTATCTGATGTAGTTAAACTTGCACGAAGTTATGTTATTTAAACGTGTCTAAGAACTCGTATTTTCGATTCTAGTGAGTTTAATTGATAAGAGGGTAGAAATATACCCTCTTTTTATAAAATTGTGTAAGGAGCTTTATATGAGTTTATAATTAAGTTGAGAATAATTTAATCTAAGCCAATATATTTCTAATGTTTCTTGCATTTCCTTACATTTAGTGATATAATAAAATAAATACAGCATAAAAGGAGATTTATTTGTGTTTGAAGATTTGATTGAAGAGCTAGAGGTAACTAGTTCAGACGATTTTGAAGATGGTTTAAGTTTAGAAGAGTTAGAAGTTGGTGTCGACTCAGTTCGAACAAATGAAGAAGTAGTTTCAGAGTTACAATCTAAAGAAAAACAAGTAGCTAAAATAGGTTATGAGATGGAAAAGGGGTATCCTTTATTTGAGATTCGGTTAACGCCAGATTCGCAAATGTCTACGGTAACTATGGACGCTATTCAAGGTTTGATTTCGACGAGTGTAAAAGAGAAGAAAAGTTCTAGTGATTTTGAGAGAGAATCTGAGACAGGGGTTAAACCAGTTGAGGTTTGTCTAACAGTTGTGTTAGCAGTTGACCCTAGTTTACCTTCTAAAGAGAAAGTAATTGGGTATTTTAAACGAGAAAAACTCCGTCACTTGTATCAATTAACTCGGAACTTAGAGCATAAATTTTATTTAGATGAGCAGAGAGTTTTCTCTGGTCAAAAATTGTTAGCAATTATTTAAAAGGTGAAGAACACATGGTTTCAAATATTGAGAGAGATTTTCCATATACAGTAGGTTTGAAAGATAAATTTAAGTCTTTGTTAAACCAAGAGGATTTATTTAAGAAAGAGCAAGATGCATTATTGGAGACAAGCGTTGATTTCATTGACACTGGTTCTAAGTATCGGTTAAGTTTAACTTTGGAAGCTGAGGGTGAGTCTCAAACAATTGAGATTCATTGTGATGATTCATTAGCTTTGGCTTCTGAATTTAGAGCTATTTTCCATCAGTATTTGGGAGAGAGTGCTCCTTTGTATGATGTTGTATCAAAACGGTTCAATGAAAAAGTAAGTGAGGGTGCCTTGGACGTTGTTACTTATTTGGTTATGGTAGATAAAGATGTTTATTGGAACTTGTTAGTTACTTTGTCTTATTTGGGGTGATTTTGCATGCAGCAGTTAGATTTATTGAATGAAGTTGCTAAAGAGGGTAGGTTATCTTTTTTAACCTTATCTGTTTATTTAGTTAATGAGATTGACTCTAAGACCTTTTTTAGAGATAGTGTAAAGGTTTCTTCTGCAGTTAAGATTGTGCAAGCACGTGCGCTCCTTGGGTATCACAAAAATTACGGTGAAGTAATTACTGAGGGGTTTATCTATGTTAGTGTTCCAAAAGACCAACCCTTAGGGGAAATTGTTCATGTAACTGGAACATTAAGCCCAGTTACATTTGAAGATTATACTCCAGAGTTATCTTTGCTAAGGTTTGCTAAAGTAGATAATCGTTGGGTTGTGAGAGCTTGTCAGACTAAGGCTTACAAAGATAGTCCATACAAGGACGACTTTGCTCTAACCGTTTTGAAGAAATGGCCAGAGGTTCCTTATGTTCTAACAAGTGCATCAGATTTAGTTTATCCAAGAACATTAGCATTTGATAGGGAGGTTTTATACAATGTTCAAGATAGTTTAGTTGGTAGTGAGTTGGAGTTATCTAAGGTTTCATTAGGTCAACCTAACTTACCTTTAACTAAACTTCAAAAGGAAGTATTAGAAGATATGCTAACTTTCCCTGTATTTCAGTTGCAAGTTGAGAATGAGATGATACTAGAACCAGAGTCTTTAGGCGAGTGGATAAAATCTCAGATTTCTAGTAGGTCTGTTAGAGTTTTTGACCTAAGGGGTCGAGATATTCCTTTAGAAGAAGTAATAGAAAAGTTAAAAGGTTCTCAAGGGTTCACATTAGAGACACAATTTATATTATTAGTATCTAAGGTAAGAGAAGGGGTTCCATATATTCAACTTGGAACGGTGAGGTGAGAAATTGGGTAATTTAAAACTAAGTTCTAAAGACAATTCACATTATCTTTTATTAAATTTGGATAAGAAAGAGAAATATGAAGAGGGTATCGCAAGTACGTTACGTTCAAGTGGTTTTCTTACAAGTGTTCCTTTAGAATATAATGATAAAAAGAGAGCAGTTCGTTATGATTTAAGTGGTTTAATTTCTTTACGTGTAAGACTAGGTTCTGTTATTACGATTGATGAGTTTTATTTACTAATTGCGAATTTGTATCGCTCTATTTTAAACTTAACAGGTGATTTACAGATAGCACCCTCTTTTTTAGATTGGAATCCCGACTATATTTTTGTGGATGTTTTAGGGAATATTTATTTCTTAGTTTATCCATTGCACTTAAAAACTGTGGAGGGTTCAGGGGTATTTTCTTTATTGCGTACTCTAATTAAGAATGCCAAACCGTTTCAATCTGTGGATGAACAAGGGTTACTACGTTTGCGAGGGTTTTTAGCCACAGTTGAGCGTGGAGAATCTGATACTGAAAGTTTCATTTACAATTTAGGGTTAGAGTCTCTGCAGTATAAGCAAGATAATTTAACTCAATATACTTCACCTCAGTTGAAGTTAATACTTGAAGGTGTAGAGTCTATTGAAGAGGAACGTGCCCCAGAGGTGATTACTGAGGTTGTAGGTGGTGTCGAATTAGATTTAACAAGCTTAGATACTGAGATGATTGAACGGACTGGTTTGTTATCTGCTGATGGGGAAGACACAGATGGTTTTGATGAGGAGTCTACCTCTGTTTTAGATGATGATATTCAGATGAGTCATAAGGTAGGGTATCTAAAGCGTTCAAATGGTGATGTATTTGAACTAGATAGTCGAAGTGGGTTTGATACTTGGGTGTTTGGTAAGCGACCTAAATTTGTAGATAATGTAGAAGTAGGGTTTTCATTAGCTGATAACAAGTTTATATCCGGAACTCATTTTAGAATTATGTATGAGAGTGAAGAAAGTACTTTCTATATTGAAGATTTAGGTTCTACTAATGGTACGTGGTTAGGTCAAACGAAGTTGACTGTACGAGTTCCTTTAAAATTGGAAGATGGTTCAATTATTAAGATTGCACGTGAAGAGGTGCAGTTTAAAGTGAAAGAGGTCTAGTGAATTGAGATTAGAATATTATTCTGACAGAGGTGGGTACAATGGTACTTCAAGAGTTAAAGGGTATCGGGAACATAATGAGGATACTGTTGGGTGCTTTAAAGTTTCCGGTTTAGATTTAGAAACTTCTCCGATTTTTGTATTCGTAGTCTGTGATGGTATGGGTGGTGGTGTACGTGGTAAGTATGCTTCTTCCTTAACAGTTCAGTTTATAAGAAGTGCCATAGAGAGTTTATCTGATTTAGGAGATAATTCTACGTGGTTAGATGCAGTTGTAGAGAGTGTTTCAAGTGGTATTTACCGAGCACATACTCGTCTATGTGATGAGTTCTCAACTACAACAGGGATTTCTGCAACTACTTGTACGGTGGGTATAGTTCAAAATAGAACTTATGTAAGTTTACAAGTAGGGGATTCTCGTTTGTATGTAGTTAATCGAAATGGTTTAACTTTGCAGACTGAGGATGATTCTTGGGCGTTTAAGCAGTTAAAATTAGGGGTTATGTCGGAGTCAGAGGTTAAAGTACACCCTAACCGACATAAGATTACTAAAGCAGTCGGAGTTAAGAAAGGGTTTAGGTTAAAACAGACACCTAAACAAGAGTTAAAACCTACGGAGGGTATTCTTATAACTTCTGATGGTTTCTCAGAATTTCTTACGAATGAGAAAGCTAAGTTGATTTGGTCTAAGGAAAACCAATTAGAGTCTATGTCTAAGATGATGATTGGTGAGGGTCAAAAAGACAATATATCGGCAGTATTTTATATGCCTTAGGATTTAAGAGGGTGCAGTTTATGACAACAGATATTGATATTAAAAGTTTAGGGCGCAAGCAAGGGTCATTTCTCTTGCAAGGTTTAACAATTGGTAAAACTAAGAATGACTCGGATATGCTCCAAGGAACTATTCTTGTAAGAGGGGGTTCTTCTGTACGTTTTGTTTGTTTCGATAACTTAATTGTTTCTCAATTTAAAGATAACGATGTAAAGTCTATTTTAGTTACTGATGGTACTATTACAATGCAAGATTACAATGGTTCCTTGTCTGCTAAGTTAGATAGTATTCAAGGGTTGTCGAATGAGTTTAATCCTTCAGAGTACATGGAGATTATTGACCCGAATACGAATGCTAAGTTAATTGGTAACTTGATTCGTTCTATGATGACAGAAAAAGGTACCAAGTTAGCTTTGCATATTTTAAAAGAACAAGGACCAGAAATCAGTGTAGCTATGGCAGCGCAGTACGGTGGGTATCACGATGGTAAAGTTGGTGGTTTGTTGAACCATATCCGTAAGTTATTGCGGTATGCTGAGGTTGCTATGTCTGAGTATGCAGAGTCGAACACTATGAGTCCAGAGGAACGAGACTTAGTTATACTAGGTTTGATTGTGCATGACTTTGGTAAGATGTTAGAGTTAAAGAACGGAGCTTACACAGAGATTTCGATTGTACCTCATACTTATCTAGGTATTGAGATTATTTCTAAGTACCGAGATTTGATTGAGCATACATACAACCCTATGTTTTATAGAGAGCTACAAGCTATTATTTTGGAACATCATGGTGAGTTTGGGGAACGCCCTAAGACTGTATATGCTTATTTAGTTCATGTGATTGACTTATTGGATTCAAGAGTGTCTGGTTTGCAGCGCAAAGTTGAAGGGCTTGAATTAGGAGATACTACTAATGTTTCTTTTGATGATTACAAACTTCAGTTCAATCGTTATAACTCTTCTAATACTGGTACTTTTGAATTAGATGGCAGTGCAACCTCAGAAACTATTGAATAGTTTGAGGGTTTGTGGTACAATTAATTTAAGAAATACGTAAAGAGGATAAGTTATCCTCTTTTTCCATAAGTCTTAGAGAGGATTGGTTCAAATATGTATGAAAAAGAGCGTATAATACCTAAAAAAGCGTTATATTTTTTAGCGGGGTTCTTGTTTTTCTTTGTAATTATTTTTGTGTTACTGGCTATTTATTTTAGTCCAACAAAGCAAATTGCACCTGACCAAAATCAGGAGAGACAACAGGAGATAGCTAAAGGGGTATCAGATAAAGACTTATCATTCGACCAACTTCCAAGCATTAGTAACATTTCAGATAGCTCATCTACAGTAGATTTTTTATATACAAAGGAATATCAATTGAGTCGTTTAGAAGGGCAATATAAATTAGCTGAGTTAGACGGTGTATTATCTAAATTGGGTGAAGAGTTCACACTTTCAAAACCGGTGGGTGTTTTAGAGGGTGATACAAATTTAATTACACTGAAGTCTGCTAATTATGAACTTACTTATTCTTTTACAAAAGGAATTGTAGGTGTTGGTTATAAAGGTTCTGTAAAACTAGACCAGTTAGTACCTAAGTTATATAGTGGGAAACAATTAACTGATTTAGAGAGCAAAGGGTATGTTAAAGTGGATTCTACTAAAAGTGGGTTTCATTATTTTAAACATCCTAAGTTTGAGTTAAGTTAATAGGGGAGGTATGGATTTATGAAAAAACAATTAGCCATTGTAAGTTTGTGTTCAATAATTCTAAGTAGTGTTCCCTTATTGACTAGTGTTGATAGTACAGTTTTAGCTGAGGAAAAAGGGAAACCGAAACAAAGTGTGCTTATAAATGCATTAAATAAAGAGAGTAAAGAAGTTAAGGATTTAGCGAGTAAGAACGGATTATTACCTAGTGTCTTGATGGCTTTGTGGGTGCGTAACACGGATTTTGGTTTAAATCCTAGTGCTTTCTCTGTGTCTGAGTTTGTCTCAGAATTGGTAAATAGTGACTCTGAGTTAGCAAAACGTATACTGGAAACGGGTAGTTCTGATGAAGCAGTAGCCTTACTCTTTAAGTATAAATACAGCAGTGAGAGTGATTTTGTAGGTTCTATGAACTCTATCTTGTCCTTATCTTATATTAAAGGTTTAGACAAAGAGTTATACCCTAAAGGTGTAAAACCTTTGTATGATAAAGAAAGTTTAAAACAAGGTAAGCAAACAAGATTGTCCTGGGTATCTTTAAATCAAGATGCAGATTTACCAAGTGCTCAATTAGAGTCTAAAGCAGATAGTACTTTAGCTTTTGAGCGGGTAGGTGAGAAACGTTTATCTGAGAGTGGTTCTCTAAAGTTTCTACTTCCAAATAAAGATAAGCATTGGTGGGAGTTTTGGAAACAAGGTTTAACCAAAAGTGATATAACGTTCAGCAAAGAACCAGTAAATGCTCCAGAATTTGTTCTTACTATTTCTAAGGTATTTGCTAATAAGTTAGGTTGGTCGTTTGACAACATTTCTTCTCAGATGACTTCTAATGGTTTGTACGCAGTAGGTACAGAAACGCAGAAAATATTAGTAAATAAGCTAGGGAAAGTAGTAGCAGTTTGGACAAAAGATGCAAAACCCTATGGTTTTGATGGTGTCCAACAAATTATAAAAGGTGCAGATGGTTATTTAACTATAGGTTTACGTTCAAGTTCTCTTTTAGGTGATAGTCCTAGTTTGGAGTTTATACTTGATAAAGAAAGTCAAGTAGATACTAAACTATTGGGCTTAAAGAGTTCAGAAAGTGTAATCGGTATCTTTAGCTTATATGATGTAGGTACTCGTTACGTTGTTATTTTAGATAGTGCTACGGGTAAGTATTCTGTACTTTCTGAGTTTGGTGGTCAAGTAGGTTCTTCAGATAAAGACGATATAAAGGGAAGTAGTTTGGAGGATTTAGCAGTTTACACTCCAATTCAAACAGAGGTAGGTGTATTATGGGTACAAATTTAAAGAAGTATTTGTTCTCTGTACTGTTAGTAGCTTTCACATTTGCTTTTATAGGTAGTTCAACTATTACCCAAGTTTCTGCGGGTTATAACAATGTTGAAGATATTACTGAGGATGGTTGGAAGACTATAAGAGGTGCAGCTAAGAAGGCAAAAGAGCTAGGTATTTCTGCTGAGGCTTTTGCGGGTATGATGGGTAACGCCAATGAAGAGTCTGCTTTTGATGCTACTTTGGAGGAACAAGGAAATGTAGCAAGTCGAGGGTTAGGTTTGTTTCAGTGGACAGATACTCAGGGTAGTCCTCGGAGAACTCAGTATGAGAATTGGGTAAAAGAGAAGGGTTATGATATAAAAGACCCGGCAACGGCAGGTGCAGCGTCTATTGAGTATATGGATCAGGAGATGCAAGGAAACTCTGATTTTGGTTCTGCCTTTTGGTCTAGTTATATTCATGGTGTTTGGGGTAGAACAGACCTAAAACAAACCTATAAGAGTTATGAAGAGTTCAAAAAAGCAACTGATGTAAAAGGTGCTACCCATGACTTTGTAGCTGCGTTTGAAAGACCTAGGGATGACACTTTAGATAAGCGTGCGAAGATGGCAGAGGGTATCTATCAAAAAATAAAAGATGATTATGGTACTGTAAGTTCAAGTGAAAGTGGAGATAAGAAAGGTTCTTCTGTTACAGATAACTTGAAACAGTGGTCAGAGGATGCCATTCCTAATATGCCTAAAGATAGGGATTACGGTAAAGAAGAGAAGGGTTTCCAAGACCGTTTAAATAAAGTGGAGAAATTAAAAGGGGACGAAGCTACTAGTATTGCTAAGTGGAAAGAGGAGCGTGAAGTTTCTTTACAAAAGAGGTCTATTAAAGGTACGCGTTTAGTTGTGATGGTTATGTCCTTATTAGCTTTGATTTACCCATCTATTTTATTATTGGCTTATGTAGTAGATTCTTGGTTTGTTTATATTGATAGCCCAGCTATGCGCCTTGTAACATTTAATCGTAGAGCTATTGAGCAGAATCGAAACGGTTCAAGTGGTTTATGGTTTGCAGATAAGAAAGAGAATGCTAAATTGAAGACTAAGCGTTTAGGTTTAGGAGATACTTTAATTTGGGCTGCAATCTTTAGTTTTGTAGGAGTACTTGGTGTTTCAGGGTTGATGTATGAAACAGCAGGTGGTATTTGGCAGTTTATATCAGATTCAGTAGGGTATGCTGTACCTAAGTAGAAGAAAGTAGGTAGTTAAGTGGCTTTAAGAACATACTTAAGAGAGGGAGATATAGTTGATGGCTCTTGGGAAGTTATTAAACAGATTGGACAAGGTGGTTCAGGTACGGTTTATTTAGTACGTGATATTGAACTAAATAGGTTGTTGGCTTTAAAAGAGGTACCGGTTAGGAATACTGACCAAGGTAAACGCCAAGCTAAAGCAGTTGTAGCTGAGGTTAGTTTATTAAAATCTTTATCTCATCCGTCTATTCCTCGTATTTTGAAGATGACACACGATGAGCACTCTATTTTGATTATCATGGACTACATTGAGGGGTATTCTTTACGTAGTTTGATTGCGAAGAAGAATTACATTGAAGAAGCCCTTATTGTTAAGTGGGGTTTAGCATTATGTGACACTTTGAAGTATTTACATAATAGGAATCCGAAAGTTATTTATAGGGATTTAAAACCACATAATGTGATGTTATCAAATGAAAACCATTTATTCCTAATGGACTTTGGTATTTCGAGGGAAGTTGGTCCTGATTTCGATTATAGTAAAGAGGATAGAGTAGGTACTAAAGGATATGCAGCACCGGAGATGCGAGCGAAAAATGCTTGGTTTGATGAGCGTTCTGACATATACGCTTTAGGTCGAACTTTATATTTCTTAGCTACTCGTAATAGTCCGTCTTTAGAGAAATTACCGAATGGGCAAGAATTACCAATTTTACCGATTCGTCAATATGATGCTTCACGTTCAGTAGGGCTTGAGAAGATTATTGAGAAAGCAACTGCTTATAAACCAACGGACCGGTATCAAAGTGTAGAAGAGATGATATATGACTTGAAGAACATTGATAAAATGTCTGAGGGTTATATTCGTAAAATCAAACGTAGAGCGACTACGATTTATAGTTTATTTGGAACGTTGATTTTGGGTCTTTTCTTGTTAGGTAGTGGTGCTCTTTATTCTCAGATGGCAACAACTGATGCGTATAACCAAGCCATTTCTAAAGGTAAAACTTCACAAGATTTAGATTCTTTAGTAAGTGCTAGTAAGATTATGCCAGGTGAGGTTGAGCCTTACTTAGAGATGGTTAAGATTTATAGGTCTAATGGTCATTTTACAAGTGAGGATGAATTCCAATTATTAAGTGCTTTACAGTCTAATTTACCTAGTTTGAAGGGTAAAGAGGGTGCAGGGGATTTACTTTATCAAGTAGGTCAGTTGTATTGGTTCTATTATCCTCAAAACGGTCAAACTAAGTCAGTTTCTTGGTTTGAGCAAGCAAAGGACTTCGGGGTATCTGAGAAGAACCAACACTTATTGTCAATCTATCTGGAGTTAGGTACGTTTAAGAAAGGTATATTAAGTTCTATTACTGACCATTCAGATAGTGGAATGTACAAGACTTATTGGAATGCTTTAAACGACTTATCGACTGAAATGGGCGATGATTCACAATTACAGTTAACTTATTTACAAAGTGTTTTTGATGTGATTGACTCTTATTCTGGTGGTTTGAAATCGGATGGTTTATCTTTAGATGAATTAAAAGTAGTCTTTGATAAGGCAGTGGATTTATTAAATTCTTACAGTGGTAAGACAGATGCACAGATGAAGGCTAAAACTGAATTGCAGAGTAGAGTAGAGACTGTACGTAATAAGTTAAATACTACGTATGGTATACGTTAAGGGGGGGGTTAGGATGAATATATTTACAATACTAGGTTTTATATTTATTTTAGGTTCCCTAATCGGTTTATTGATTATGTCTGCTAAATATGGGATTAAACCTACTTTAGATATTTACACAGGTAAAGAGAAGAAAAAGGTATTATCTCGTATTGAGGCACGTAGAGATTTAATTGGTGCTGAACAAACTGCTGAGTTGGTAGAGAAGTATTCGGCTTTAGATAATATATCGAGAACAGGATCATTGGTATCAGAAAGAGCTTCTGGCTCATTAACTCAAGATTTATTTAAGAGTTCAGAGCAAGTAGATGCTTTATTGACAACTCTTATGGGGAACAATTCTGCCACAACTTCAAGTTTGGAAGTTGATACTTCTGTGGATATGAGTTATTTAGGTGAAGAACCAATTGAAGAGCAAACTGGCTTTTTAGATTCTGATAATGAGCCTAAGACTAAAGTTGAAGTACAGGCGCAACAACAAGAGAGTTTAAAGATTGAAAGAGCTGTAAATAAAGTGGTTACATCTAATGGAATTTTTAAAGTAGATACAATTTTTGACAACATTGAGTTATAAGCATTAAAAGACTTGCATAATCTTGTTGTTGTGATATAATAAGTTTTAAGTAAGGGGTTTACTACCCCTTTTAAGTTAAGAAAAGCAGAAAGACAGAGGGTATCAAATGTCAAAAGAAGAGAGACGTAAGAAGAATTTACGTTTAGTATTAAAACGAGGGAGTGTATTTGCTGCAACTATAGCTAGTGTAGCAGTAGGTCAAGGTGTTGCAAGTGCTGATACGATTCAACCTACGGATGCAACTTCACCAGTAGTTTCAACTACTGCTAGTGAGAATGCAGATTCAAGTACTACATCAGAGAAAGTTACAGAGGTAACTCCGACTACGGAAAATTCTGAACCAGTTACTTCTGAGGAGCCTAAGACTGAGGAGCCTAAGACTGAGGAGCCTACATTGGAAGAACCAAAGACAGAGGAACCTAAGACTGAGGAACCTAAGACTGAGGAGCCAACTCCAAGTCCAGAGGAACCGACTCCAAGTCCAGTTCCAAGTCCAGAAGAACCAACTCCAAGCCCAGAGGAGCCTAGACCAGAGGAGCCTAGACCAGAGGAGCCTAAACCGGAAGAACCGACTCCTACTCCAACACCAGAGGAGCCAACTCCAACTCCAGAAGAACCTACTCCTACCCCAGAGGAGCCTAAACCGGAAGAGCCTAAACCGGAAGAACCTAAACCGGAAGAACCTAAACCGGAAGAACCAGTTCCAACACCGGAAGAACCTACTCCTAGTCCGACTCCAGAAAATCCAACACCGGAAGAACCTAAACCAGAGGAACCTAAACCAGAGGAACCTACTGTGGAGGAACCTAAAGTTAAGTTCAAGGATAAGGATAAAGTTTCTGTTGAGGGTAATGACTATAAAGTTAATTCTCTTGGTTTAACTGAGGTTGAAGTAGAATTGCCTAAAACTATTACACCAAGAGAGGGTGATAGTATAATTCAAACTACTTCAAACGGTATTGAAAAACGGGTTCAAGGTGCGTCAGGTAATATTTTACCAGTGGACTCTACTTTAGAGTACTTGCATATCACTGAGACTGGAGAGGAAGAGCGAACTTTATTAGGTCGTGTAATAGATGCTGAGAAGTATGATACTTCAGCTATTACAAGTGAGAATAAAGTAGATTTGAATGTTCCTACTTTACTAGATGGTGATAAACTCCCAGAATATATGTACTTGGTGTCTAAGGATGGGGTTCACACATTAACGGCTAAACAAGAAGATGGGGTGTATCACTTTGATAGTTCTAGCTTACCAGAGGGTACGTATGAGTTTAATTTAGCGAATAGTACAACTACATATTACGGTCGTAAATTCAAACCACAAACGTTTACTTTAAATGGTAAACCTAAGAAACCTGTGATTGAAGTTCCTATTGAACCAAGTACACCGTCTCCGGCAGAGACTCCAACAACTCCAACTAATCCAACCACACCAGTTACTCCAACTAATCCAAGTGACGTAACTCCACCTAGTGATACAGTTAAACCTAGTACTCCGATTGTTGAGACTCCAATTGCACCAGAGAAACCAGTTTCTCCTTCTCCAAGTATCACTAACCCGTCTGATATTGGTGGAGGTACAATTATAACTCCTCAACCTCAAGACCACGATAACACAAGTGGTAATACAAATACAGGAGACAATATCAACATTGGTGGGGTATCTAACCAAACGAACTACGTAGAAAATCCAAATAAACTAACAGTTGGTGTTTCTTCGGGTTCTGTGAAAGAAGTAAAAGCTACTGTTTCGTCACAAGATGGTACGTCTGAATTGAGTGGGCGTGTAGTTAATGGTTCCTTTGTAGCTGATAGCTTACCAGACAAAGATGGTGTTTACACTGTTAAGGTTCAAGTAACAGATGATAAAGGTCAAACCTCTGAGAAGATTATTACGTATGCAGTTAATAAGAATGGTTCAACTTATGACTGGTTGAATAAAGATGTTAACGGTGCTTACTACCAATATTTAAGTGAAGATTTGAAACTCTCTGAGCATTCAACAACTCGATTAGACACAAGCAAAACTAAGTTCACATTTACTTTAGACGGTAAGGTTGTAACAGTGGATTCAAGTCTTGTTAAAGTAGTAGAGAAGAAAGAGGACGATGGTTCTTACACTTATACTTATACATTTAACAAGGATGGATTTAAAGATAACGGAGTTTGGTCTATTTCAGTAGCTACTGTGGATATTGATGGTCACGCTTCTTCTTCTAATGCTTCTGTTCAGTTCCAATTTGTATTGGATAATATCGTACCAGAACTAAAAGTAGAGGGTATTTTAAACAACGGTAAGTATAATGCAGCTAAACATCAATTTAAGGTTTTAGTTAAAGATAATATTGGTTTAGCACGTGTTCGAGTTCTTATTAACGGTAAAGTTTATGAATTTACGAAAGAAGAGCTACTTAAAGGTGAGAAGATTTTAGACTTGGAACGTTCTGAAACACCTTACTCTATTGAAGTTGAGGTTGTCGATTTGGCAGGGAACGTCACTACTCAAAAAGTAGAGGGTATCACAGTTTCGGCAACTACTTTAGATGCGTTACTACAATCAGATAACTTTAAGCTTATTTTAGGTGTACTTGGGGTAGGATTCCTAGGTTCATTATTAGCTTGGTGGTTTGCAGCAGTTAGAAAACGTAAACGCAAAGAGCAAGTAATGGAAGAGTTACGTGTAGGTGCTCATTTACTTACGGAAGCTGAAGGGTTAGCTTCATCTAGTGGAGTTAGTACTGCTGATGCACCTAATCCAAACGAACCTAACTTGGACGAGACTTCAGAATTAGGTGGTGCAGGTTTTGCAGCGTCTGAGGTATTAGAGTCTATTAAAGATTCTGCGAAAACAGAAGTACCTAAAACAGGTGATGTTTCTGAGTTAGGAGATACTACAAGTACGCTACCTTTGGAAGACTCTGAAAAACTAAGTACTTTAGATGTTGACCCAGAAACGGCTATTTTAGATAGTGAAGAGACAGGTATGGTATCTGATGAAGAGACTTCAGTATTGGATTTTGCTGAGGAAACAACTTCTGTATTGGATTCAGAAGATGAAGAAACTTCTGTGTTAAGTTCAGAAGATGAAGAAACTTCTGTCTTGGATGAAACTGAGACAACCTCAGTGTTAGATTCAGATGAAGAAGCAACTTCAGTATTAGATACAGAAGACGAGACAACTTTGGTCTTAGATTCTGAGGAGAATACAGGTAAAACTGATATTTTAGAACCTAGTGAAGATACAAATTCTTTAAAAGAGGATGTGTCTAAAACTAAGAAACCAAAATCTAAAGGTTCAAAAAAGTCTACTAAGAAGAGCAAATAAACGCTCTTAGTTATGTAGTTAGAGGGCTGTTTGAACAGTCCTCTATTATTTTTATAAGGTGGTATTATGGTTAGTATATTTAAAGATTTTTTGTTAATGCGATTATTGAGTAAAGTAAAAGGTTTAAGTTTAAAGCAGATTTATGAGATGTCTGTAAATGCAAAGGAAAAGGTTTATTCCTTGAGTGTCCTCGTACTTATTGGCGGTATTGCTACGTTTAACTATGCTTTTACTATGGGTTTAAGTAATATTTATTTATATCTATTGCTTGGGTTTTTACTTCTAGTATTAGGTTTGGGTGTGCTTTATCATATCAATTTGTATTGGACTTTAAAAGATTATATATTGTATATGTTGCGACCAGTTGAGAATGATTTAGACCGTCCAGAAATCTATTTTAAGAGACTTTTATCTTCAGAGGTAGATTTACCTAAGAAAGAAAATAAAACGGAGTAGAAGCCAATTCTGAGCTTCTGAGTGCTATATTTTAGAGAAGGTAACAAATGTCAAAAGATAAAACAAGTTTACTAAGTGAATTAGATTCGGAGGATGTCTCATTTGAGTACAATCCTTTAGTAGATTTTAAGTCTAGTCGCCCTTTAACTAAGTTTAAGTTCTTAGGGTCATTTTTGCAAAAAGTAATAACAATTGTTCTTCTTATGTTAGTAGGGGTATTGTTATTGAAACTCTCATTTAGTCCTATAAAAATATCAGGTTCTTCGATGGAGCCTACCATGCAGAACGGTCAAATTTGGTTTAGTACTATAAAAGAGTTTAAAAAACCTAAGCGTGGAGATATTGTAACTGCGTATGATGTATTAAATAGAGTTCGTATTGTAAAGAGAGTTGTTGCTTTAGAGGGGGATACAATTACAGTTACGGATAGTGGTTTATATGTGAATGGTCAGTTAGAGGATAACTCAGATGAAACTAAGGGTATGCTTATGGATACAACTTCTTGGGTTGGTTCACATAAAGGAGTAGAGACACATTTAGGTGAGGGAGAATATTTCTTATTAGGGGATAATAGGAATAATTCTGAGGATTCAAGAAGAGAGGGTATCTTTCCATATTCTACAATCCGAACAACTGTTACTTTAGAATCACCAGATTTTATCAAAAAATTCTTAGAAAAAACGATAAATTGATGAGAAATTTGTTTAAAACTTCTAAAGTTACCTAGGTTTAGTCCTTATTACACATAGTGAAAACCCTTGACAATAGTGGATTTTAAGCAAATCTCTTGTGCAAGAACAAGTTTAAAAACTTTTTTACGCAAAACTGTTGACATACGTGGGTTTTTGTGATATACTATTCATTGTAAGTTAGCAAAAAGCTAACTAAAAAAAGAAAGGAGCCTATATACATGGCTAACAAACAAGATTTGATTGCAAAAGTAGCAGAAGCTACTGAGTTGACTAAGAAAGATTCAGCAGCAGCGGTTGACGCTGTATTCGCAGCTGTAACTGAATTCCTTTCAGCTGGTGAAAAAGTACAATTGATCGGCTTTGGTAACTTTGCAGTTCGTGAACGTGCAGCTCGTAAAGGTCGCAACCCACAAACAGGTCAAGAAATCACAATCGCAGCTACTAAAGCGCCTGTATTTAAAGCTGGTAAAGCTTTAAAAGAAGCTGTAAACTAAGAAAAACTAATAGAAAGACTTTTCCTATTAGTAATTTTCAAATATAGGTTTGAGGTTTTAATACTTCCAATCTTAGGTATCGCTTGATTGCAGTGATTTTCACTTGGTGGTTTGATTCCATTAGATACCTATTGCAGTTTTTGAGACTGCATATTCCAAACGTTCCTAGTAAGTAAAGCGTTAAGTACGTTGTTTTACGTGTTTGTCTTATGGACTAGGTAATACAGTATGGTGGGCGTAATGTCGAATAGTTCATTATACTGTCTTAGTGGTCGGTTGAGCCCGCTAAGAATCTCCGCACTGTCTGGTTCGGCAGTTCCATTTACAAAATAAAATAAAGGTGTGTATCGTAAAGGTGGGTTTAAAACTTAGCCGTTAGTTCTTTACAGTAGTATACGACGGGTCCAGATGACGAAGGACGAGAACCTTAGGGTTGAGTAGTTCTGCACCTTTTACAAACGGTCGAGTTGCTGACTTAATGAGGTTGGAATCCTCACGTTTGTTTAGAGTTAATTAATTAACTCTATCTTTTCCTCCATATTCTTCGGTGGTGTGAAAGACAATGTGGCTCATGAGACAACTGCAAGGTTGTCTCCCCTCTTTTGAGGGTATTTTATAAGCGTGGATGGCGGAATAGGCAGACGCACAGGACTTAAAATCCTGCGAGCTTTGGTTCATGAGGGTTCAAGTCCCTCTCTGCGCATACACCTTAATCGAAAAAGAAGAAGTAAACGCATAAAGCAATCCTAAGCGGACTATGTGTGCGGAAGATAACTTCCGTTTGAAATTCGGTTAAGGTATTCATCATAAAGGTTCCATAGCTCAACTGGATAGAGCACACGCCTTCTAAGCGTGGGGTTGCAGATTCAAGCTCTGCTGGAATCATTATAGTTTTAGGTTTTATATTGCCTACGTCATAATCTCCTTGAAACACATAGAGGGGTATAGTCCTATTAGAGTTAATTCTAATTAGGATGAAAATGATGAACTTGTAATTAGTTTCTCGCCTGAATTGGAATAAATAGGGTTAGGGTATCGTTGATAAAGAGTAGCTTCCTTTTGAGATATTTTAAAGAGATGGTAGTAAAACGGATGTTGTGTGGAAAGTGGTTCTAAGTTAGGTTCGAAACTAGCGAAGGACTTAAGGACACGTTTTAGCTGATTACAGACTACTATATTTAGAACCGATAGCTCAGTTGGTAGAGCACTCGACTTTTAATCGAGGGGTTTCGCAGGTTCGAACCCTGCTCGGTTCATTAGATACTTCTGTTAAGGGTATCATTTTTATTTAGGCTTGGTAGCTCAGTTGGTAGTAGCAGTAGATTGAAGCTCTATGTGTCGCAAGTTCGAGTCTTGCCCGAGCCATTGTAGGTTTAGGTGCTTAAAACCTACAATATTTAGATACTTAACTAGCAAGCGTTGGTTAGCTTGCAAAGGAGTATCTTTATTCCACCATAGCTCAGTTGGTAGAGCGCATGACTGTTAATCATGATGTCACTGGTTCGAACCCAGTTGGTGGAGTTCCATTGCGAAGTGGAAGTTTAAACGTTTAAATCCTGATTACCACCGATAGCATGGTGCTTATGTTTGGGTCATGGCTTACATACACGAGCCGGTAAATCAGCGGAGTTTTCTTTGAAAACTGTTCGAATCCTTGCGGTGGTATTTGTTTTTGTGCCACAACGGCGTGCAATGCTTGAGAGAGGGTTGCAGAAGTTCTTAGAGTAAGTCTCTTACTCTTCGTATTTTAATATCGGAAAGTAGCGCAGTTTGGTTAGCGTACGTGTTTTGGGAACACGGGGTCGCAAGTTCGAATCTTGTCTTTCCGATTTAAGTACCTTTAGCTTAGATGGTTAAAGCTCTCGGCTCATAACCGAGTGACCGTAGGTTCGAGTCCTGCAAGGTACATTTAGAAAAAGGGAGAATTACTCGTATTTTCCTTTGTCCTAGGTAAGACATAAAACTACTGGGAAAGAAATCCGTTATCCCTTAACAATACGGGAACTTTCAACTTAGCAGATGCAAACTTTAGTGTCAGTAGCGTTAACAGTCAAAGTTTTCGTGAAGTTATGTCCTAAACCTCTGTTAGGTGAGGGGTATCTTCTGTAAAAGGTAGGTATCTCGTTGCCTATATTATTTATAGGTAAATGCGCTATCTCTTCTATGTCTTTTTATGGGTTATTTTTGGACGAACTTTTACTTTTCTGTTTTGAGAAGTTTGGTGATAGTAGCGACAATTTGTTGTAAGACTTTGGTTAGGTCTTACACCTTTAGGGGAGATTACCCAAGTCAGGCTATAAGGGGACGGTCTTGAAAACCGTTAGGTCGTTCGCGGCGCGAGGGTTCGAACCCCTCATTCTCCGTAAAGTTTCATAGTGGTATGAGTGGACAGAGGTCAAAAATGTTGTTGGGGTATTTACTTTCTAGAGTTAAGTACATCAAGGCTATGAACCGCTATATAAATTACATAATGTCCCCGTTTACTGGTATAACCTCTTGCTGGTAAACTTTTTTTTTAGTTTTAAGCCTAAAGAGAGGGTATCGACAGAATGTTAACTTACAACAAAATGATGAAATTACACAATGAACTATCTTCTAGTTTAGGTGAATTACAGCAACACTTAGAACTTGTGCTTGGAGATATTGGGTATGAATATGGTGTTTCTGCTCAAATTAAAGTTGATGAGGGAACTTGTTTAACCATAGGTTTTTATGATCCAGTTAGATATTTAGAAGTTGAAGCAGTAGTTGCAGATGATAAAGAGTTTAAACAGATGATGAAACTTCAAACTACTGATGAGTTGCTTTCATTTTTGTCTACTCGCACCATTGCGTAGTGCATCAGTTTATTTAAGCATTTTTTATAAAAAATATTAGTAACTTTTATAAAATTGATTGCTTTATACTTAAGCTTTTGGTATACTGTATTTACTATTAAGTCTTTAGACTTAAATACTTTTATATTAAGGATTTCAAATATGAATAAAATTAAGTTACTATCTGTTCTAGCTTTATCTACCGTAGTTTTAGGTGCATGTTCTTTGTTACCTAACCATTCAAAGAGTTCATCTGAAACAACTGAACAAGTAGAGACTACTAGTGAAGCAGATGCGGTAAAAGAGAAGGTTACCAAGGATGCAACAATTCTGTTGGACTCTATCTTAACGCAAGACGACACTAAATTTAAAAAGATTTATGGTGAGTCTTATGATAAGTGGACTGATGCGGTTATTGCAGTACAGACAAGTGAAAAGATTAAAGAAGATGGTTTAACCCCAGCTACTTCTTACTCTGTTCAATGGGTGAAAGAGTTTCAAGTTGAGACTCCAGAAGAAACTGTATCAGGTTTCCTAAAGACTCGTAGAGGTCTGTTTAAGAAGATTGAGAATTACGAAATCAAGGATGTAAAACTCGATGACTCAGGTAATTCTGCAACAGTAACTTTCACTTCTAAAAAGTTACATTCACTTGGTCTAGCTTCTGCAGTAAGAACAGTTCTAACCGAACTCATTGGGGGCATCGACAACCTAGGTAAGTACAACACCGCTGGTAATACAGATGCTGACGTTAAGAAATACCAAACTATTTTATCTTATTGGATTTTCCGTCACCTCTACCGTAATGACTTCAACATTTACTCTAATGTCGATTCTAACTTAGTGAAAACTCCATACACTACTAACGAGTATGATACAGAAATTACTCTTACGAAGGATAAGGATGGTAATTGGTTAATTTCTAAAGACGATTATAAGACTCTGACAACCGAATTACTAGACCGCTCTGAGGGGTATAGTTCTATTACTTATGATAAGCCAACAAAGAAGAGTGATTCTTTAACAGATGAGACTAAGGAAGAAACTACGGAAAGTAAGTCAACTAAGTCATCTGATAAGAAAGACGACAAATCAACTAAGAAGGCTAAAAATACGAAAGCTAATGTTTAATTAGTCTTAGAAAGCAAGTATTCTATGTGAATTACTTGCTTTTTGTTTTTGAGGTTTCTTTGAGTTTGCTGTGGTTTGTAAGTCTGTTTGGTTTACTTTAATTCATAAAACACCTACAAACGCTGAAAATACTAAGATTAAGTCTTGACATTTTACCTTGTTTCTGATATAATAAAGTTATCTTAATTGAGGGGTCGCTTGGATTCGACAGGCGATTGGACTTTTTAACCTCGCACCGAGTAGTGACGTAATCACTAAATTAAATATAACTGCAAATAACAATGCACCAGTTCGTGTAGCTGCCTAAGCCTTAGGGTTTAGTAGTTAATACGAACACAAGTAAAAAGTCGAATAGACGAGCGACTAAGATAAGTACCGGTATCTTTTAGTTGCTATAAACCTCGGTACTCGCAACTAAGATTTCTCAACTTAGTTTGTTAAAGAGAGATATAACTTTTAGCTTTGTGCGTTTCCTAAAAGTAGAATGTTAAAACGTAGCCGTGCGCAGTAAGGTTAACTGGAAAGGTCGTTTGGACGTGGGTTCGACTCCCACCGGCTCCATAACTGAGGAAAAATCATATAAAGAGGGGGATAACGTGTCATTTCTTACGAAAAATTTAGCTAAAGAGGTATTATCTAAGTATCCTTGCGCAGTAGAGGTTGCAGTTAATCCAAATTACTATGTCTTGTCTGATAGAGGTTCTATTTGTGGTTTAGGTTTATTTCAACCTCATGAGGTTGAAAGATTAAGTAATATTATTGGCGAAATCTCTAATCAAATCTACCTAGAAACTGGATTGTATATCACAGATTTAGACTGGTTAGATATTTTCCCAGAGAACAAGTCTTTATTAGATGCTCGCATTAAAGAAGCTAGCGGGTTATATGCCACTCTTCTTAAATCTTTCTCAGAGTGAGTTAATTGCAAAATATACGAGGTAAGTAGTAAATGGTTAAAGAACATTATCGATGCAGTTTAGGAACTAAAAAGCTTACTAAGTGGGGAAATAGTAAGGGTATCCTTCTACCAACTACGGTTGTAGAGAACCTAAATTTGTCTGAGGGTAGTGAGGTGGAGTTTCTTTTTGAAGATGGTAAAGTTATTTTGAGAAATAAAGCAACTCAGTTAAATATTCCCAATTATGATTTGGAAGAGTTATTAGAAGGTTACGAACCGTCAAGAGAATTGTTAGATTAAGCAAATCAAATTTGGTTTGCTTTTTCTATTGAAAAATTTTTGGTTATATAGTATACTAAATAAACTAACCAACAAAGGAGACTTATCATGAGACTGTTGAGATTGACAGAAGGTTATGAAAATCGTAACAAAGTAGTTCGGTACTTTGCAGTACCTAGAACGTATAATCGTTTGTTCAAGATTTTGGATAGTTATAGGTTCAAGACAGGTAAAATTACGTTAGGTAATTTTAATAACAGACCTGAGTTAAATATCCGGAAGTATGTGCCTACTGAATACAAAGATGCTATGGGTGCAGATTTAACTCGAAGTGAACTCGCTAAGATTCCTTTAAAATCTGTTTTAGAGTTCGGTTTTTGTGCGAGGGTAGCCCTCAGACAGTATCATCATTACGCAAGCTTGTATGTAGATTTTGATATTGTAGATTTTGATGAAGAATATGAGCGCCTTACTCAAGATTACGCAGATAAACTTTGCGATGTTCCAATAACTGACGCTTCTTATAACTTAGTTATTCATGGTTTCAAGGTAGGGTATGGGGATTTACCTGTTGACTCTATTTACAATTTAGAAAAGTATTTGTATCGATCAGGTGAAGAGAAACCGGAGCATTTCTACTCTAACGATGGTAATGAAGTAGTGAGAAACGCACTCCCAGACGTTGTGTATTTTATAGAACATTACGGTATCCGCCAAAACGCAGAGTTTGACTTTAAGTTGGTAGATAATACCCCACATCTATATGGTCGTGCTGAATATAGTAGATATGCTGAACGGAAGTTAATTAAGGTTTTACAATCTCAAGAACCTTTGGAGATTCGCTCTGTGGAGTCAAGTTGGAATTTGAATAACAAAGACCCACGTTTTCAACCAACAAGTCCTTGTGTGCTTTATATAGACACTGAGAAGTCTTATCGTCTAAAGCTTCAACGTGATTACGAAAGGGAAATCAAGTTACTGCAAGGGTATCGAAAAGCTCTCTAATTTTTCCTAAGTTTTAACTTTTTCTAGTAAAACTAAACTTTCCAAGAAAATTTGTTGACAAATATACCTAAGTGTGTTATAATATAAAACATAGAAGTTGAGTTTTTGCAGTAGACAGATTTAACTGAGCAGTGACGACTACAAACATCTGCACATATTTGTCTACACGGGAAGTAGGGATCGCCCGAATCAAAAGAACACGGTCGCTCGATGTAGCCAAATCTGTCTGCGGAAAAGCAGAGACTTGCCCCACTTTAAGACTTGGTTGCTGATGATGGATGAGCATTAAAACGTAGGTTCGATTCCTATCCAAGTCATTGTTGAAAATAGTACGTTGTTTCTCAGAACAGAGGTGTGGGTTCAAGTCCTTCCTAGACCGTTAGTCTAGTAGTATAAGCAACAAATGTTTAAAAGAGGTTACGCAACTGAGATAAGGGTATCCTCAAACATGCATCATTGGTCAAGTGGTTAAGACACTGCCTTTTCACGGCAGTAACAGGGGTTCGATTCCCCTATGGTGTATATACTGAGCTTTAACTCAGTCTGAGCCACAGTCGGCTCTCCAAAGGTACGTAACTTTGGGAATTGCCTTAGAGTTTATCTTTAAGGGGTTTACGGTGATTTTGTACGTTATTTTATATAAGTAGTCCTTGATACATTAGTAGATGGGATAAAGGGTGAGTGTTACATCCAGTTAGGGTAGGTATTGTTTAATGATACTGACTAACGAACTTTTATTAAACTTGCTAAATGAAGTTTTATTTTGATGTGGTAAAAGATAACATAAAGGTCTAGTATTATTATATTTGAAGTGTTGGTTCAGTTTAATTTTGAGGTTGGAGCTTAGTTTGACTTAGTAATAGAAGCATTTGTAGGGTGATGCAGTAAGGAGAGGTAACGTTACTCCTAGGGAAGTCGGTTCAAGACCGTCCTATTACATTATCTTAGGGGTTTATTTGTAGGTATGAGTTGTTGCTAGATGATTTATTAAGTGCTTTAGAAACAAGAGGTATTGACACTTCTAAATTGAATTTAGTTGAGGAAATTGACAGTGATATTAAACCTCTTGATTAAGAAATATGGTTTCGTAGCGTAGTGGTTATCGCGCTGCCTTGTCACGGCAGAGATCGAGGGTTCGATTCCCTTCGAGACCGTTACATATTGTAAAGGGTATCTAACAGCCCTAAGTCCTCAAATGTTAGGTTAACCGAAAGGGTAGATATAGAATCAGCGTATTGAGGTAGTATGCTTAAGGGTTCTATTCTACGGTAGCTTCCAACCGTAAAGACAGGTATGGTTTAAGTTAAGTAAGCGTAACAAATAAACAAAAGGTTTGCAACTTATATCGGAGACCGAAGCTTATCCGTATAAAGGCGGTGACTGCTCGTTGAAATAGAAACGGGGTTATATTTTGGAAAGGTAGCGAAGAGGCTAAACGCGGCGGACTGTAAATCCGCTCCTTCGGGTTCGGGGGTTCGAATCCCTCTCTTTCCATTGCTTAGGTTTTAAGAGTGGTCTAAGCAACCTCCTTTCTTTAGAGGGGTACTATTATTGTTCTAAGTTAGATACGCCAATATCTAACTTAGTTTATAGCAGAGTAGTAGCAGCGGTAGCTCGCAAGGTTCATACCCTTGAGGTCGCAGGTTCGAATCCTGTCTCTGCAATCACCAACATAGTAGCGATATGTTGGATTGAGCAACCCCGAAGTAGAACAAGCGTTTGAAGGGGTTGTGGTGTTCTAAACAAAACAACTAAACTGTTTCGTTAGGTAACGTTAAACTAACGGAGATACCATTACCGTCAAGCTTTGCTTGTAAAGTTGGCAATTAAATCGACCTAAGTAAGTCACATTAACTACTTTGGGTGATACCATACCTTTGTACTCAGATGCATAAAGTTGGCAAAAGATTTGTCCTAAATAAGACAATTAAACTGTTTTACTAAGTTCGCACTTGGATTTCCACTTTTATTAGAAAGATTTTATATTGATTTCAATGGATAACTATTTAAGTGATAATAATAGCTATATTCAAAGAATGAACCAAACTGCTGAGTCTAAATTTAAGGTAGTTGAGCCTTTTCTTGGAGATAGGGTTACACTTTTGGATTTCGGCTCTGGTATTTCTTCGGAGTTTATAGTTGATGTAGTTTCTACAGGTGCTAATTACTATTCTTATGATATTTCTCCGACTGTGCAAACTACTTTATCTCGTATGAGTGTAAATGTAGTAACTAAACAAGAGTTACTTAAAGGGGAACTTCAATTTGATGTGATTTATCTCTCTAGTGTTTTCCACGAGATTATGAGTTATTTAACTCGTCAAGAACGTACAGAAACCATATCCATGATTGTAAATAGTTTAAAAACAGGTGGTTCTCTAGTTATTCGAGATTGGGCTAACCCAGATTTGGTGTCTGAGACATTCACGCTCCGACCTGTTTCAAAACAAAGTGAGATAGAAATACATACTTGGATTCAAGAACTTCAGAAAAACTCGATTATTGATACTGTTGAGACAAAAGAAGACGGTTCTATTATAACTACTGTGAAAAATGCTTATGAGATTATGTTTCATACGGTTTGGGGTTTGAAGTCTTTGAGTCGAGAGTCAAAGGAACAATATAACGTTACAACTGCACTCATGAAGTGGATTTCGTATCCTTGGAAAGATTGTTTACAGTTGCAAGGGATTTATCAGTATAAGGATCAGAGTTATTTAACTTATTTACAGAACTATTTTGAATTAGATTCAGTTCCTTTTGATACAAAAATGGTATGTGTTTTCGAGAAGAGCTAAATTTTTTACTTGGAAATTATTGTCCTAAACAAGACATTAAACTGTTTTGTCTCATTGACATTAAACGAGCGTTGACTTTAAGATGCTACCTCACGGTATCTTAGACGAGCTTCTGATTAGGGTTTTCGGTGTACACCGCGGGTGAGGGTTTAAAACCGAATTTACTTGTATTTTATTTGTAAATTTGATATAATATGGCTCCCTGTCTAATATAGTCATTTATGGAAAACGTGTTAAGAACTTCTAACTGCTTGTTCCCTGCTTTGTCAAAATAACTTTTAGGGGAGAACACATTTACAAAATTGAAGATATAAGTAAATACCTTTTATACGTGACCAATACTCCGATGATGTCGTAAAACTCAGGCGGAAAATCCTAGTTGAGTGTACATTAAAACTAGGTGGATGCAAGGCGCAAGTTTGGCAGCGGTCTGTCGTTTCCACCCCTTGACCCCTTAAGTAAAAAACCAAGAAACTTAAATACTGATACGCTCGCTCTAGCATGTCAGTAAAGAGCAATTTTTGGAGGGTTTAGCTCTCCTTATAAATAGTGTAGTCCAATTACACTCGGTGGTTGGTGCAAAAGAAGGGCTTTGCGCACTTCTCTTCTGCTACACACAATTTAGGTTTAAGTTTCTTTCTATACCAAAAAAGAAACTCTAGGTCAACTACTAGCGAAAACCAAGCAGTAACAAAGTTGACTGGGTATGCTCAATACTCGACAGAGATAGGCTTTGGTAGAAGGTCTATAGGTGGGAATCCTAAAATAAAGAGTACATAATTCCAAGATACTCGGAACCTAATGAGATTGGTTAACCGTGGGTGCTTTCTTCGAAGGGTTGGAGTCCTTCGACAAGTTTTCTAAGTGCTTGACCACAAACTTAGTGAGCAGATTTAGTTCAGTTGGTAGAACATCTGATTTGTAATCAGAGGGTCAGCGGTTCGAGTCCGTTAATCTGCATGGGATTATGGAGAGAATCTGCTTTTGTGGGTTCTTTCTCCCCAAGTGCACTTGGTGACAATATACCACCCCCGCTGTTGGGAGGTTAGGTTGGTGCGATGTAGTCTGGCTACGGACGTGGTTGGCGCAAGTGATTGGGATGAGCGCTGTACCAATCAGCTACATCATTTTTATTGTGGTGACGTAAGGCAATGTGGTGAGCCACTTGTTTGTGGAGCAAGCGTTAGTCGGTTCGAATCCGACACGTCACATCAAAGTGTTACCTAGAGTATACTTAAGCATTATAAAGTTTTTAGACTACCCACAGGTCTAATTACAAGCTTTGTTTAGGGTTGTCAGTGAAGACCTCGTTGGGGAAAACTGAATTTTGTCAGATAAGAGACTTTAAATCTTATTGAGTGTTGTGCGAGAGTTCTTCCTTTCGCCTTTTATATTACCTTATAACCTTGATAAGTGTGACCTTTTGTGATAGACTTAAGTAAGAGAAATAGAGTTAGTAGAGGTGTGCGACATGATTTATAAACGTTATACAGTTGAAGTAAATGGACAAGTTTTGTCAGTAGAGTTAGCTAAAATAAACAATTCTTTAGCGCATGCGTTACGAGATAACGGTATCTTATTTACAGAGGAAGTTCTTGAACAAGAAAGAGAATACGATTATTATAAAGATGATGAGAAGATGGAGAAGTTCTTAGAGTCTTTAATTTATCTTTTATATCCTGAACTAAAAGCAAATATTAGTAAGTTAAGTCGTATTGTTAAAAACTTAGGTAAGGAATTTGCAAAGTTTGAAAATATTTATGTAGATGGACGTTTGAGTTTGACTGAGGGTTATAGTATTGTGATTAGCTTTGACTATAGAGACTCTTTTATTTCGTTTTATAGCTTTAAATATGATGCACCTCTACTTGGGTCAGTAATTGAAGAAACTGAGAAGTTTGCTAATCAAATTTATGGTAGGTTGTGGTGATTTTTATGCTTAAAGAAGTGATTTTAGATGAGTCTATTTTGGACTTAGAATCTTGGTTACCTCAATCTGCGATAGATGAGGTGGTTGAGTTAATTTTACAGTTAGAAGAACAAGAGGGAAACAAACCATCGGTATCCTCTGTAAAACCTTGATTTTTCAAAGTTTTTATGTTATACTACTTATAATTATTAAAGAAGTTGGTTTTAAGTTATGCGATTAAAAATTTTGAAGTCTAAAGATTTGGAAGAACTTTCCGATTCTATGTACGAAAACTTATCAAAAGTGTTTGTCTTTTTATCTAGTTTATTAGCTTCAATTGTAGTAGGTTGGTTAGCTTTTTTATTACTGTACAAGTGTTGGATTTACTTCGGTATCCTACAACCTCATGCGGAGGGTTTATCTCTTGGGGTTCTTCTAGTTTTTCCTATCTTTTATTCAAATTATAAGTCTAAAATGAATGAAAGCGAAGTCTCTCCTAAGAATCAATTTAAACTTAATTCTACTCAGTTGTTTTGTACTTTCTTGGCTTTAACTATTATCCTCAATTTAGATTTGGTAGTTCCTATATTTAAGGGTTTCAATGATTTCTTTAGTTCACTGCTTTCTCCGTCATTTTAGTTATATGCTTGATTAAATCTTGATTTTTCAAGGTTTAAGTGTTATAATAGTCCGAATAAATAATGAAATGAGGTTTCTCAAATGGAGCAGTTATTTGAAAAACGATATACAAAGAAAGGTGTTCGTACATTTTTCAAGAAACAAGAAAATGGATATTGGGATGTACACATTGTATTTTATCCTAGAAAAGTCGATAGTAACCCATTTCGAGGTGGTAAGTTATTTGCTGACTCTTTAGATGGCTTGTACCGTGAAACTGGAATAATGCCTACTTGGAACTCGATTGGTGTTCCAGAGAACTCTGTTGATGATAGTGAGGAAAAGTTGGCTTTAGGTTTTAAAGAGGTTATTTTATGATTATGAAGAAACTTTTAAGTCATTCTATTGAGGGTACAAACCACGATAATGAAGATATATTTGGAGTTTATAAAAACTACGTTTGGGTAATGGATGGTGCTACAGATTTGTTTGATACACCTAGCAAGTATGGTTTCTCAGTATCTCAAGTCATGCAGACTTTAAATCAAGTTCTACCTAAAGAGTGTAAAGATTATAGAGGTTTGAAAGATATTTTAGCTTCTGCAATCTCACAAGTTCAAGCTACTTATTTGTCTTCTGATTTGACTTATGACTATTCTGAGTTACCAACCTTTGCTTTCATGTTTGGTCGTCTTACTGAAGATTTATTTGAGTATATCTACTTAGGAGATTGTTATTTAATTTGTAGTCAGTTAGATATTATTACGGACTCTTCTTTTGCTCCGTTTGTACAAGCAAATAGAGAAGAGATTTCGCAGCTAAAGACTCTACAGGTTCCTAATTTAGATTTTGAAGTTAAAGAAGTGTATAAGCGAACTAGACATTTAGCGAATAAACCAAGTGGGTATCATATTGGAAGTCTTGATCCAGAGTGTGCTTATTTGAGTAATCAAGGGTATTTTCCTTATAGTGGTCAAGAGTTGATGTTTATGACAGATGGTTTTTACAATATGTTTTCCGTGTTTGGTTCGGTGAGTGAGACACTTTCTGAACTTCAAAAATTACATTTAGATGGTTCTGTTAAATTAGATGATGCCACAGTTGTAGTAGTAAGAGGATATTAAGTTGTTTATTCCATTTCAGAATGGTTATTCTATTTCAGTTGTACCTTCAACTTACAAACCTTACTTTTCTACGGAGTTTCAACAAGATTATGTTTCTACCAACTATCCAACTGCTTTTAATGGTTCTACTGTTCGGTTAGAGAGTTTAGTTCAACGTGAAGATGGTTTTGTTTCCTTATCTTGTTCATGTTTAGATTTCTATTCTTTTCTGACAAGTAATTTATTAGTAACTCCTACAGAGATAACTTTAGATACATTTGGGAACTATCTTTCTTGCCCTCACTTAGCTAATGTGATAGCAGTTAGTGTTTTGGTACATGACTCAAAGTCAGTATTATTAACCAAGCGAAGTTCTACTGTTTCTTTAAATCCAAACCTAGTTGGGGTATCCGTCACAGGTGGAGTTACTTTAGCTGACTTAAAATCATCTGACTGTTTGCGTTCTGCAGTTCAAACTGAGGTAAAAGAAGAGTTAGGTTTGTCTATTTCTTTTGCAGATATAACAGTTTCAGGTCTTTATATTAGTGAAGACAAGTTTCAACCAGTCGCTATTTGCTTTGTTAAAACTATGGATTTGAACAATTTACAGTTGTACGGGGTTGATACTGATTTTGAAACGAGCTTGTTTCTTAAATTATCGAAAGATGCTTTAAGGGGTTTAAATTTCAAAGACTTCACAGATACGTGCAAATTTCACTTAAATTATTTTATACAAGAGAACCTTTAAAGTGCTTAGGTTCTCTTTGTTTTTGCTTGATTTACTGGTGTTTTTATGGTATAATAAAGAAAATTTGAAATGGAGATTTTGTTTTGAAATTTAATAAAAAGCTAGAAACTGATTATCAAACTTACTTGGTGAGATTTGGGTTGCAAGTAACTAAAGAAGAATATAGAATTAAGCTAAGAGAAGTAAACCCAAATGCTATGAAAGATAGTTTGGAAAACTACTTAAAGCGGTTTTTCTTTGACGTAGAAGTTTCAGTATCGGAGAGTAGTCTGAGAGTTCAAGTTAAAGATAGAGGGGATTTAGAAATAGGTGTAATTACAAGTCACTATGCAGATTTCCCTATGTTATACTCGGTATCCACAAATGATGCAGTAAAATTGTTATCTCATATTTGGTATACTTACGAAGATGGCTTTGACTTAGCGTGTTTAACTGGTTATTGGGATTTCCCAGAGAAGTTTGAGGGGAGTAGTGTTTTAAACTTTGAACAACCTATTCCTCAAATGTTTGCTATTAGTTTTAGAACTCGTATTGAAAGAGTATTTATTGCGAATAAAGGCGTTGGGAAACAAGTTTACATGGAGAAGTTAGAGCATTTACATGAATTAAGTAAGGTTTTGGAATACTTTAAATACTCTAACTATGTTGAAATTCCAAGTTCTGCTTGGGTATCTAGGCTCCAAGTTTTACCTTACACTACTGAGTCTGCGGTTAACACTCAAGTTTGTGTTCGTCCATTTATTGAGGTGGAGGTAGTTTAAAGTGCCTAGATTAGTAAATACTCAGAAAATAGGAGTTCGATATTTTTCAGAAGCTATTGTTGAAATAAATGAAATAACTCTCGAAGAACCTAATTCAAATTGTAAGGTTGTAAAAATTAAAGCAGAGCGAACTTGTAAAGATTGTGGTTGTACTTTAGTGAAAGGTACTAGATGTTACACTTTCAATCCTCGTTTAAAACCTCGCTATTGGGTTTGCTTTGATTGTCTCCCAGAACCTACTACTTCAGTTGAGCGTGAGGTAGGTATGTTAACACTTGATAACATACCTTTGTTATTCTCTAACAGAGTTGGTCGCATGGGTCAACATAAATCCAAAGAGCAAATTACTCAAGAAGAGTTGGAAGATTATATAGATACCAAAGAAGAGCTAGATGAATACCACTTACGTGGTTTACATTTTGATGAGTTTTAAAATTTAGTAGTTTTTCTCTTTCAATTATTTTTGCTTTGTCACCTTTTACAGTAGTTAGATTTAGATTTTATCTTGTTTATGGTTTTAATTTGTGGTATACTGACTATATCTATAATTAAGAGGTGTAAACATGAGTTTATTTTCCGATTTGAAGAGTTTGTTAGGTTCTAGTGGGTTTAAATCTTCACATCAAGCGCACATGAAACGCTTAGAGAAAAAAGGAATTAAAGTATTAGAAATTGTACATGAGGGTACAAGTTCTACGATGGTTGAGTTACCTATTGAGTACAATAATCAATTAGAAGCGTTTGCGAAGAAAGTAGCTTATCCAAAGACTGTTGTAGGGAATAGTTTAATAGAAAGCTTATCTCCTTTAGTTTATCAGATTGTACTTTGGGGTATCCGTGATTTACAATTCTATGATGAGTTCTCAGGTTCAGAAAAAACTTTTGAGAAGTTGGAGTTTACCTTGTCTGAGAGAGAAGTACGTGCAGATATCACACTTAGTGGTTTTACTTATTCAGTTACATATACAGATGATGGTTTTATATTAAGTCCTTTTAACTTAGTTTATTATGTGTTACCTTTTGAAGATGTAAATTCATATAGAGGGATTTTATCTTCTAACAAGCAATTGTTGAGTAAAGGTACCACTAAGATTGTATGGGGTGAGTTTAAAGTAGATATTCTAACTGCACCTTCTAAGAGTTCTGAATATTATAGAGGTCGTTACTACATTTACTCTACAAGCAGAGGTGTATTTTCAAGTGTTAATGGTCAGAATGAATTTTTACCTTATGAGCGTGAGGATTGGTCTAGTCTCTTAAACTACGGGTATCATTTTGACTCAGAGGATGCTGCTAAGAGTTTTTTGGATTCAGACTTGAAAACTTTCTTAAAGGGTATTGGTGAGACTACAGGAGACTTGCAGTTATTGTCTTCAGCACGTGTTTATTCTGAGGTTATGAAGTTGCAAGAAGAGAACTAATCGTCAAACAGATTGATTGAGAGCCTAGTTGAATCTAGGTTCTTTTGTATTTAACTTGACTTATTTAGCTTTTTGTAGTATAATGAAGAAAATAGAAATGAAAGAAGGCTTGGCAACTTATGTCTTATATCAAACCACCCACTAAAGAGGAAAAAGCGGCGTATTGGGAGAAATTTCAAACTGTATTTTTGTTTACTCTTCTAGCATCCGCTTTTGTAATCTTAATTTTTGTTTTAGGTTATTTATTTTATCGTCATATAGATGCAGTAATTTATCTAGGTTTACCATTTTTGATGGTATTTATTCTTTCAGGAGTTGTTGGTTCTACCTATGTTGAAGTTTATGAAAATTGGAACATGATTTACAATCGACATAGAGTAGGTCATTACGTTTACTACATAAATTCTATATTTGTAGCTATATTCATGACGGTGGTATCTTTTGGTTCCTACTTTGCTTTACATCTAATTGGCGCACCGACACCAAACCTATATTTGTTATCTTTTGTGTCTATACTCTTGATTGCTACGTTTACCGTGTACTACGTAATTAAAATAAAGAAAGACAAGCCACCTTTCTCTCCTTTAACTACAGAAGAGAGTGAAGCTAGAGAGTTTTTAAAAGACATTTATTACAGAAAACTTGGGTTAAATAGTTCACTTAATAGCAGAGAATCTCATTTATTGTCTGATAATTATTCTAGGTTAGGTTGTCTTGATTATTACATTAACTATGGAGTATTCAATCTCTCACAAGTTGATGAGTGGTTAGAACACTTAGGGAATGATGAGATAACTGTCAGTACGCTCTTTGTTCAAATGGATTCTCTCAATAAAAAGCATAACAAAGTTGAGTGCGAAGAAGTATATAAAAAAGCTAGTGATTTACTAAGTTATTGGAGAGAGTTACCGGCACTTATGAGAGATTCTAAACTACTCAAGAGTAAAATTCAGCGTTATTTGGACTAGAAAGAGAGGGTTTTATGCACTTAATCAAAACTTACAAAGCCGTTCTAACCCATCAATTAAATTGGACTTTAATGGGTGAAATTAGTATGGCAGAACATGCAAATTTAAAAAGAATACAAGCTTTTATATTTCCACACTTGGATAACTTGGAGTTAGGAAAACCCATTTCAGAGGAACTAAAAGCACTATCCAATGGGTATCTTATTAATTTGAGTTACACTTATTGTAACGAGTTTTATCCCCTTTATCTTCATGTTGAAGATGGGTTTTTGAAGTCAGTAACTAAAACTGTCTCTGCTGCGGAAGATGAGTCAGAAGAATCTGCATTTGGTTACTTTTCTTCGTTAGATTACTTACTATAACAAGTAGAACTAATAGTAGATATAATTAAAAGCACATAAATTTAGGTGCTTTTAATTTGTATTTTCCTTACTTTTTAAGAAACTTTTCAAATTTAGCTAATTATCTATTGACAAAAGCTACTCAATGTGGTAGAATAAATATAGCATGAAGGGTGGTTCCTTTGTGTGAACAAATTTACATTTCAGAAAGGTTCTTAGATGACTATTGCAGGTCTTTAGGTTATAACGTTTTGTAGGTGTAATTTGTGATGTTTCATATATTTTTTAATGACTTCCCCCACTGATTTTAGTCGAGGGGAAGTTGTTATTTTCTTTAAACTTTTGTCAATGATTTGACTTTTTACTTGCTTTCACTAAAATCGTATGCTATAATTATTTTATGAAGTTTAGTGAAAGGAGTCTGTAAATGGAAATCAATTTGACATCCAAATTACGTATTGTGTTTCAATCCGAAGACGATAGAAAAAGTGCTTTTGATACACTTATTGCTTATCGTGATGCTTGTAATTACGTATCGCAATATATTTTCAGTCATGATTTCGTGTTGAAACAAAGTGATTTACAGTCAGCTCTTTATCACGAGCTTCGTGAACGCTTTGGTCTTAAATCTCAAATGACGCAATCCGTTTTCAAAACGGTGATTGCTCGTTATAAAACGGTTCAAACACAACTTCGTAAACAAAGAGTTTGGGATGGTTATAAAAAGGATAACCACGGAAAGGAAATTCCCAATTATATCAATAAAGATTTAACCTTTTTGTGGAAATCGATTGAATTTAAACGTCCTCAATTAGACTTGGTTCGTAACCGTGATTACAGTATCAAAGACAATTTGTTGTCTATGAATACGATTAACGGACGTATTTTCGTTAAGGTTTACAGTCTTAAAGAAAATCCTTATTTTGATGGTTCGTGGAAACTTGGAACTGGAAAAGTGGTTCAAAGTGGTAAACACTGGTTTTTTCACGTTGCAGCAAGCAAATCGTTTCCTGAGTTTGAACTATCTCAATTGAAACACGTTGTTGGTATCGATAGGGGACTCCGTCAAATTTTAACCATTTATGACGAAAAAGGTCAAACTCGTTTTGTCAATGGGGCTTTCATTGCGAAGAAACGCAATCATTATGCCAATCTTCGAGCACACCTTCAAGCGAAAGGTACGAAATCAGCTAAACGTCGTTTACGTTCTCTAAGCGGACGAGAATCCCGTTGGATGAATGATGTCAATCATTGCTTATCTAAGACACTCGTTAACACTTACGGCAAACAGACGCTGTTCGTCCTTGAAGATTTAACTAGCGTAACCTTTGACACGGTTCACTTGCGTAGAAAAGAGAATCGATACGAACATCATTCTTGGTCATTTTATGACTTGGAACAAAAACTCAGATACAAGGCTCACTTAAACGAAAGTGAAGTCATTTTGGTGGATGCTCATTACACTAGTCAGCGTTGCCCTAAGTGTGGAAGCATTGATAAATCGAACCGTGATAAAAACATTCACCAATATATCTGTTCGAACTGCGGTTACTCAAGCAATGATGACCGAGTGGGCGCCATGAACATTTATGAATTAGGTAAATGGTTTGTATCGGGTGTTGAGAAGCCGTCTTTTGTAATCACAACTGAATAGACATGCGTATACGTATGTCATTGCCGTAGCTCGTCAACCTGCGGATTTAGAATGTTATTTCTAAAAAAGAAGTCTCAATAGTTTTGTTCTATAAACAAAGAAGGTGGAAGGAAGTTTCTTCTGTTTGACCACCTTCAAATTAGGGACAAACCACTTACTTTAGTGGGTGGTAGTTGATATATGCCTCTTTCGTAAGGAAGAAGGTGGAGACTAGTAGAGCTGTTGCTCCAATTACAGTTTGGTCTACCTATGGGGTTCGAGTCCTCATGTCTCCATTTCCAAAAACGCAGTTTGGATGGAAAGAAAGCAGATGTATATCTGCTCTTTTTCGTAAGCTGATAAAACTTTCTCAAACCTCTCTCAGAGGTCACAGATTGCCCCAGAATTAATTTTAGATATAAAGTTGGTAAATTGTACCTCCGAAAAATAAAACTCGTTAGAGAGCAAATTAGAGGGTTATAAATTATGAATGGAAAAGATAAGAAAGTGATTGAGTTTTTAAAAGCTCAACGATTGTTCATGGCAGACAAAGTACGGTATCGAGAACTTACAGAGTTGATTTCAGCTTTTGAAGACGGTACTTATTCCGTAGATATGTCTGAGGAAGAGTTACCACATAAGGTTTGGTTGAATATACAGATGGCTTTAGGTGGTAGGTTTGGGAAATAATTAAATAAGACGGAGGTAAAGTTTATGTTTTTATCGAAAGCAGACATTTTAGAACGGTTAAGAGTCTTAGATTCGAAGTCGCAAGGGGTATCCTCACCAACTGAGGTACTTATTGTAGGTGGTTCTGCACTTTCTCTGTTAGGAGAGTTGAGATTAACCTCAGATGTTGACTATATTGGTTCTCTTGATTATTTACCGAAGGAATATCTAGCCAGTTTGGGTTTTTCAAATAATGTTAAAACTTTCTTTGCTCTATATGGTACTGATGAGTATAACGCTTTAGAGTTGAGTGGGTTTAATAATTTAAAAGTAAAGGTTTTATCTTATGTTGATTTAGCAGTTATGAAGTTATTTTCAAATCGAACTAAAGATTTAGAGGATTTGGTTCAGTATATTTTCCCTAAGTTAAGTAGCTACTCAGAACTAAAGCAAAAGATTGAGACATATAAAGATTACTATTTCTTTAATTTTGATTTACCGGAGTTGAACTTAAATCAGTTTGACTTAATTAAACAAAGGCTTCGAGTTGAGAAAAAAGTTATTCTTGTTGACGATACTTCAATTCCATTACGTACTTTCTTAAAGTCACTTCGGTTATTAAGCTATACTCAAAAGGTGTTTGGGGAAGATTCTACGCTTGAATGGTTGGATAAACCATTATTTGAAGTAGCTGCTCAAACAAGTCTGTTGGGGTATCTATACGCACACAAAGGTTTCAAGGTATTACTATGAATTATTCACAGTTGTGGAAAACCCTCCAAAATTATGTGCATAACTTCCTCAGTTTTATGGATCAACATCCTTATGTATTTATAGGGTTGTTGGTTGTTCTCTTTTTAAGTTGGTCTCGGATTGGTTGGTTAATGTTTCATAGAGCTAAGACTAAAGCGGATAAGAAGAAGATTGTGCAGTGGTTTTTCAATGGTCTAATAGTCTTACTTTTGGTATCTTTTTTGTTACTATTATTGATTGTAGGAGTAGGTCAAGTCATATAATACTTGACTTATTCTTTTATTTGTGTTATAATAAGACATACTTAAAATAAAAGATAAATAGGAGAACAAAATTATGGCTAAAACATACAAATTAGGTCTTTGCGACAACCGACATGAAATTAAAGATGTAACAACGTACATCTTCGCTGAGGGTGCTATTAGCTTTCCTATCGACCCTAGAACGTTGAGAAATCAAGTGGTAGATAGATTCAATGAGTTAGGTATTACTGACGGAGATGATTTAATTATCTATGTAACAGGTTTGACTCCAGCTTTAACTGCGGTCATTCGAATCGCCTTTAAACATTCTATGACTTTAACACTCATGCACTACGATAAGGACTCTAAATCATATATTGAAGATGTACTCTTCTCCCCGAATGATGTGGGGTACGATTTAGAGTATCCAACATGGGTAGCGTGTCCATAGGGTTTTAATTGAATTAAGAGTGAAGGAGAACTACCATGTCTATTGTAACTTTTAAAGATTTCACGATTGAGAATATTACGGATAGAGTTCATGAAGTAAATGAATTTCACGGTACTTTTGCAGACAATCGTACAAATATTTGTGAGATTTTGATTGAGATTTCAACTGAGGTTAATAACAAAAGAGTTGAGCTAGAAATGACAATTAAACCACAAGAAATAGGAGCTTACCACTCTTATGGGGATGATAGAGACAAAGGTTTCGGTATCTCTACTGAGGTTTTCAAAGATTTGATTTCTCATGCTCTTGATGGTGCAGACAGCTTGACTTTAGATGAGTTTGTTCGTCATTACTTTGAGAAGTTCGGACATACACATAGTGTTGAGTTGCGCTATGGGAAGTGTAAGTATTTAGGTCACACAGTCTTGTATTTACCTACAGATGATTCTAAGTCTACAAGTGCAGTTTCTTTAACCACAGTTATTTCTGAAGGTGTTGATTTATCAGATTCTTCTGTTGAGGTGGTTAAGTTTATTTTGGATGATTTAACTGTTGACTTGGTTGAAAAACTTGTAGAGGGTGTTAAGCTTAGTCGACATCAAGAAAATACTTATGAATTGGCTTTAACACAATTGCAATATGCAAAAGAAGTAGCAGATAAAAGCAATAACTTTGTTTATTATAAATCAGCTTTAGAGTTCTTGTTAGAGATAAAATCAAACCATCCTTGGGGTTTCTATCCATTGGAACTTGTCTGCAAAGATAATTTGGTACGTGGCGATTTAAAGCACATGTTTCCAACTGCTATTAAGAAAATGACAAATGATAACGTGGTTTATAGTTTGGAAGAATTGTTAAGAGGAGATAATTAAAATGACTGTGCCAAAAATGAGAGTTTGGGACTCAGAGCTTTACATGATGGTTCTAGACCACTATTTAGAAAGACACGTAAGTGGTGAGGTTTATGAGATTTACACTCCTTTAACTGGAGATAAATTAAACCTTGCTAAGGTAATTAATCCTAGTCATGTTATGCAGTCTTTCCACGTTTTCGATAACTCAGAAGATAAGGTTGAGATTTATGAAGGTGATATTGTTCAATTTGAAGACTATAACCCTCAAACAGAGGAAACTTATTACACTCTCGGTATCGTAGAACGTTCAGACTTAGGTTTAAACATTACGAATCGCTTTACAGTAGAACTAGAAGATTTGTTATTAGGAAACCAACGCCTTGATGTGAAAGTAGTTGGTAATATTTATCGAAATAAGGATTTATTGGAGGGGAGTTAAGATGAAATTAACATTGAAGCAACTGCGAAAATTACAAACGGAAGGTCAGTTAACTGACTTTGCTTTAAAAGATTTACCTACTTATCCAAATTTTTATAGTCAAGTAGGTATAAATGAATTGGTTGCGCATGAATTTGAATTGCGTAAAGAATTTCGTGGAGTCTTTGTAAAACAAGGGGTTAATCATTATCAGTATGATTTTAAAACTGAAACAGTCTTTTTGTATAATGACTATGTGGGTTATCGAGACTCTAATCATTACAAGGTTTCTGTTTCTGAATTAGCAGAGGTTGTAAATGGTACGCGCTCTTTGGATGAGTTTCCGATTGACTCCGACTTGGATTTATTTTGGTTCTTAGAAACTCAAGAAAAGGATGTCTTAGTTGGTTTACTTTATAAGGCTTTAAAAGGGAAATAGAGGTTTTTTATGAACAAAACAACAACCTACAAAGTTTGGGACACTAAAACTAAACAGATGTACCAAGTAGCTGGAATTGACTATGTACAAGGTGAAATTTACCCAGTACATGAAGATGATTTCAAACTATTTATCCCACTTTCTGAGGGTATCCTCTTACCACAAACTCCATTTGTGGATTCTGAAGAACAACTTTTGTTTGCAGGAGACATCATTGAAGTTGCTGATACGGTTTACTTTTCAGATGGGTCTTTCTGTGAGAACCAAGATGAAGCTTACGGTGAGACTGAGATTAAGAACCGTTTTGCTTTAGAATTTGATGGATTCGAGTTTTTGCTTACTAAGAGCAAGTACGGTCTCTTAGAGGACTCAGCTTTGTGGGTCTCTATTTATGAGGATAATATGCAAGTTTTAAGTGACTTCTTAAATATCTCAGATAACTTTACAGTTGTAGGTAATATTTACGAAGATGCTGATTTGATTGAAAATCCGGAGCAAAACTGAGGTTGAAACATGTTGAACAGAGTGGACGAGTTAGTTGATGAACTCAATAAGGTAATGGATAATGACTTCGAACGAATTGCAGGTAAAGGTAAGTGGTTGTTATATTTTGAGCGCTTAAAAGCCAATAATGTGAAAGAAATTTTCCGAGTGAGTATTAAGTCTAAACATATCCGATATTACTGCGTAAGTCACGATACTTCTGTACAAGGACTCGCGTTAAAACAATGTCCAACAGATAAAATTGAATTTGATACAGTAGAGGACATTGTTGAGTACCTTTATGGTGCTTAAATTAAAGAAATAGAAAGAGAAGGAGAACTTATGTTCAACAACTTATCAACAGAAGAAGTAAACCACTTGGTTCGAAGCAACGACTATTTTAAACTTCCAAAGGAAGTGGTCTTTTATAGCAACAGAGAAAACCTAGCAGACTGCTCTATGGACAACACTAAAAATAATGAAGGTTGGCTCTTTAACACAACTGGGGTATCCTATTATTATGACCCTCACCGTAAGTCTTTGAAGATGGTTTTAGGTTTAGGTTCTGTAGTCAGCAAACCTCATAGAGTTTCCCTAGAAGGTCTTCAAAAACTACTCGATAGAGAAAGTTCTCTATCTGATTTTGAAGTAGACCAAGAATTATGGGTAGCTCAGTATGTACAAGACTTGACTCCAACAACTCGCATGAATTTGTTGTTTACTTTGTTAAAACAAGGTTTTGATGTAGATTTGGAGGGTTTAGTAAGTGAATAGAAGAAATGAACTGGAAGAAATGCCCCTCTTGATTGCCAAAATCGAAGAGTGGTCTAGGGAGAGGGGTATCGACACTCTCCCTTATCAAGAGCAACGCTACAAGATTATGGAAGAGTTTGGAGAACTCTTCGGTGCTTATTACCGAGGTAACACACTTGAATTGAAAGACTCTCTAGGTGATATTGTAGTTACTTTGATTATCTACGTGCAGCAATTTTCAAAGGGTGAGCGTAACTTTTTTGAAGAATTTTGGTGGGTAGATAAAGATGAGTTTAAAGGTTTGTCTTACCATTTAGACCAAATTGCAACTTCAACCAATTTAATTTATGCTGGTGCAAGTGGTATTTGGGTGTTGCGTTATGTAATTGCAGATTTAAAGCATATTGCAAAGCACTACGGTTGGAATTTAACTGAGTGTGTAGAGCACGCTTGGGAAGAAATTAAAGACCGAAAAGGTCAAGTTGTAGATGGTAAGTGGGTTAAGGAAAAGGACTTAAAAGATGCAACAAATTAAGATTTTTACAACGGACTCTGGTTTTAGAGAAAATTGGGTCAGTGCAGATGAAAAAGCAAATAAGTGGTTGTCAGAGAACCCAAATGTTAGAGTTTTAGATATTCGCTATCAAGCAAATATCTCAGGGTTTGCTGACAGTGGGGTATCTGCTAGTGATTTCCATGAGTCAATTTGTTTGCTTTACGAAGTTTCAGATAAGGTTGGAGATTGATTTAATGCCTAGTTTAAAAGAATTTTTGCAAACCTCTGTTCATCCTAAGGGGTATAAACCTAAAACAGATGATCGAGATGATTTTCGGATTGAAACTGAGGAGCAATTTATAGACCTTCTTCAACGTTTATTACAATTAGAGCAATATCAAGAGGTTTTACGATTATATTGTTCTACTAAGGTTGATAAGTTAAAAGAGATTGAAGAGTCTTGTTCCGTTACTTCTATAGAGAATCTTATCTATGAAACAAGTCCAATAGCTAATTTTGGGGAGGCATACAGAGGGGAAATTACCTTTCGGTATTCTAAAACAGATGTTAGAGCGAATAAGTTGCTATTTGAGTTTTCTCATCAAGGGTTGGAGACGAAAACTATTCGGTGTCAAGTGGAGTTTAAACTTCTACCTAATGCTCTTATAAAACCTACTTTTTGGGGAGATTTTACTACTGAAAGTTTAGTCATAAGCGATATTTGGGTATCTCATTTTGAGTCTGGTTTCCCTTTCTCTTTGATAAATGATACTTTACTAGAGGGTTTGCTTGGTGTGTCTTATGACTCTGATTATTTAAGATAAGGGGGATTACGATGAGTAAAGAACAATTAGTAAAGATAGACCCAAAGAACTTAGAGTATTGCTCTATTGAGTTGAAGTCTTTACTAAATAAGAAGTTGAAAGATAGAGACTTAAAGTTAGAAGTTAATATTTATTCTGACACGAATAGTCCTTTAAATGTTGAAGTTGAAGAAAACTCCTTAAACGGGGCTACAGTTTGTTCAGGGTTTATTTGGTACAACACTACTGATATGGTGTGGAATAGGAAGAGTTCTCTTCTTCCTCTAAGTGCTATTTCCATGCTTGACAACAACCAACTCGCAAAAATCAAACGTTGGACAAAGAAGTACATGGACGAACTTGCGACTTATTATGAAGTAGAACTGAAATTGAAAGGAAAATAAAATGACAGAAACACAAATGGTATCTTTACCATTAGACGAATTAAATGAGCTTTTGGTTAAGGAATTTGTAGTAGAAGAGGCTTTGAAACAAGGTTTAATCTCAGACGATTTTATTGAAGAAGTTCGTAGCAAGTTTGAGGAGTAAAATATGGTTTGGAGAATTACTGATTTAATACATTTGTATCTAACAGATATTCGACTGTCAGACTTGGAAACAACTAAAAACCCATTGGGTTTATGTGATGATTTACTTGATCCAAATGAACGGAACCTGTTATTTACATTTGAACCATTACGACAAGAGGTATATGATGTTTTCAATGAGATTGTTCGTTGTAAGAGTAAGTACGTTACGACATTAGGGCAAGTTGTAGCTTTTGTAAACTTCTGTGCAAACGACCTTTCTAAGTATCCTTTCTCGGTTTTAGCAAGTGAATTTTCACCAGAAGATTTACCAAAATTGAATTTGTCTGATGATTTATTGGTAGTTATAGAATTTGAGGACTAAACAATGTTAGAAATACAAGAAAACAAGCCCTTCCGTATCAACTTCAAAAACAAAGACCAAACCATTTTCATGGTTCAAAATCAGATTTTAAAGATTTTCTTTAGAGATGATTTTGGTTGGTTGTCTGTTCCAGATGAGATGTACAACCGCACATGGTCGTACATAAAACGTAAGGGTATCACTTATATCCCGGAAGATGAACTTTTAGACCTATCGAAACAGTTCACAAACGGTTCAGATTTGTTGAGTTTAAATTTGGAAGGAGGTCGGTGATTTAACATGAGTTGGCTTATTTCAACTGGGTTTTTAGCTCCTTTTCTAGTTATACTTATACTTGTGGTTATTGTGATGTTCTGTGTAGACGGGGAGTCTAATTGGGAACGTCCTAAATGGTTCAAGTACACTTATATTTCTTTATTTGTTTTACTGTTGTGTTCGTTTCCCTTTTTAGCGCTGAATTTAAAAGAAGAGAAAGTTTACGCAACAGAATGGAAACAAATCTATCAAAATGATAAAGATATTGATTTGACTTTAGCTTTTGATGACGGTTTTGAGTATAAAATTCCTTTGAACGAACCTCTTGCTAAAACTCAGATTTACAATAGTGGCGATAATTCAAAGGTTTTAAACTACACTCACTACTTGACTTTAAAGAAAGATAATGCGAGCTTAACTCGAAAAGCAAAACTAACTGAGCTAGTAGGCGAAACAGGTAGCGCTGCAAAAGTTATTAAAGTTGAATATCGTAAAATTGATTATACTTACAACAGACTATTTAACTTTGTGGGTTCCCATGAAAAGTCAGAATATGATGGTGAACTGCGTTTGACTTTTGACAATGGAGAAGGTGCTATAACAAGTGATGATTTAAGTAACTTTTTAGAGAAGTAACTCTCGGTATCCTTAAATTGAGCAAGACTTTAAAGGTCTTGCTTTTTATATTTGACAAATATATTTATTTTTGATATAATAAAGAAAATAGAAAATGAGGTTTAAATTATTATGTATTCTGAAGGAATTGACCGTTTAACGGTCTATGGTTCAAGTAATATTGAGTCAAAGTTGCAGACAAAATTGCATGAGTGTAGTTTATACTCGGTATCTTTTTGTGACAGTGGTTCTCCTATATTTGAGGATTCTGGGTTGGGTAAGGAGTCCACAGTTCAACAAGTTTTGGACTATCTCGACTATCGGTTTGCTATTGTAGACTTTAAAGGTTCTAAAGGTACTTGTACAATTAGTTTAATCAATACTGATTATACAATTAAGATTGAGAGTTGTTCTTAGTTGTTTAGAGAAAGGAAGTTAAATATGTTTGATTGGTTATTAAATAGTTCTTACCGAGGTATTATATCGAGTCTTTTAGGTGTAATTGCATGTTTTTGTGCTGCTATTTTACTAAATTCAGTAGTAAGTGATGAGAAACTTTTCACACTTTCACTACTTATTTCAGTCCTTGTTTTTGTATTAACTCACTTTATTTTAGAGACGTTTACTAAACAAGAGTTTGTTTATGAAAAAGATTGGGTATCAGTTTATAATCGAAAGCTTGATTTTTCTGATGTGTTTTCGTTAATGTGGGTAACTAAGTCATATACTTGTGTTACCTTAACTCCTAGCACTATGTTGACTAAGTCTTTATTTGAAGAACTTAAGAGATATAGTTCTGGGGATTTAGTTGGTAAGGTCACTCATAAGCAAAGTGCGAAACAAAGTTCAGCTTACGTTATAGTGAGTGAATTAGTAGATTTAAAGAATTTAGATAGTTATTTAACTAAGGTTGAATATAGAAAACTCAAAGGGTATCGAAATCGTTTAGGGTTTTTAAGAGGTAACGTTCAAGAATTTGAGACTATAAAAGGTGTTTTGCGTTTGACTTTTGAACAAGAGAAAGCAGAGACTATTTTTGATTAGATAGTTACCTTGGGATTGAGTGCAAAGTACTGAGTAGATAGGGTTTGAGAAACTGTAGAAAGTGTTCTTGATGTTATTTTACTTTCGATACAAACTTACTTAGCACCGGATATTACCTTGTTATTTGAAACTTTGAAACAGTTGAAGAGATAAACTTAAGTGGAACGGTCAACTCTCACAAGGGTTGATTTTTCTACTGTTGTGTGTTAATCTTAGAATAAGAATTATTACAGAGATTGGGGTTCTATTATGTTATTTGCATTTAATAAGAAAGATTACCATGATAAACTTCTTTATTTAGCTTATCGAGTTTTATGTGATATAGGTGATTTAGCAGATAAATTAACTATTAGTGGTGCATATGCTATTTATTCACGGTATTTTAATGGTATTTACACCCTCAGTTCCAGTTCACGTGAAACTTCTGATTTAGATATAGAGTTATTTGCTAAAGTTGGAGATTTGAACTATACTGAGTTTCAACAGAAGTATGAGAGAATTATAAAATATACATTTGGAGGTACTGCTAGTGTAGAATTTTTTGATTTAAAATTACGCTCTAATTCAGCTACATACTCATTCAAAGTAACAACAGAAAAGTTCGGGGTATCCAATCCTTAAACAGATTTAAACCCCCTTTAGCAGTTCAAGGTTTAGCGAATGAAGAATGTCTTTTGTGGGTACAAAGTTTGTTGTTAGGTTTGTTTAGTTCGAATATACCGAACAATGCATTATTTAAAAAGGGGGTTTGGTGTTGATGTATCCATTGTTCTTTGAGCTTGATGGTGGAATTCTTACTGGAATTAGTGCTTGTGCAGAATATGGGTTGTGTGCAAGTACAGACTTTTATTTAGAATATCATGTTCCAAACTCTCCACTATCTTATTTAATTGATGGTAGTTATATTAGTTTAATTTCAACAGGTAACGATTTAGAGATTATTGAGATAGGTGATAGACGTTATGTTTGTAAATATCAAGCTATTGTTGATGCTTGCTATTTCTTCCATGATGATTCTGCTTTAACTGAAATATTTGAAACTTTAGAATATGATGATGAGTTAGAGGAATGGATTTTATTTGCAAAGTCTGTTTCTATGGATTCTAACTTATTAGATTATGTTTTATCTATGTTTACAGATACTTATAGAGATAGTTTTGCCGGTGAAACTCCTTTAGTTCTTTCTAATCGTTCTTTATATTCTGTTTAATAGATGAAAACAAGTCTTGTACTTGTTTTCTTTGTGTTTTTGTGCTATAATAGAGAAAATTAAATAGAAAGGAAAATCTCATTTGGTCAGAACAAAAGAAGAGGTCTTTGAGTTGGTCAAAACTCGCTTGATAGACTTGGATTCGGTATCCGAAGTCGCCACTCAGCGAAAGTACATCCATGATGAGATTAAGTCTTATTTAGTTGAGAACTACTTAGGGTTTGCAACCAGTCCTTCGGTCAATATTGAGTTAATGAATGCTTTAGATGAGGTTGGTTGGTTTGATAAAGGTACATTTACCTTAGAGGGTCGAGTGGTTGTTCCTATTCGCAACGCAGATGGTTCGATTGCTACTTTAGTAGGTTGGCGAAAGGGTTTCCCTAAGTACTATACTATTGCTGATAAAGATTTCTCTAAGGAGAGTCATTGGTTCAACTTAGATAGAGCGTTAGATAAGTCTTTTAACGGAGATAGTCGTTACCGTGGTTCTGTTGTGGTAGTTGAGGGTATCTTTGATGCTCTCCATTTGGATGCTTATGGTGTACCGGCTATTGCGACTATGGGTTCCGATGTGAATGCTTATAAAGGCGCAGTTCTTAATTTGTTTGATAAGGTTATTTGTATCCCGGATAATGATAAAGTAGGTCAAAAGGCTTTACTAGAGAAGAAGTGGCAAGTACCTACTAATTCTACTTTCTTGTATGTAGAAGAGAAGCGGTATCAATTTGGAGAAGGTCTTTCTTTTCAAGTAAAAGATATAGACAACTTTTTAAGTTTATTTGGTTCGCAAATACATGAGGTATTGGTTCCTTTGGTACAAAACAAAGGTGCAGTTGTAGAGAGGTTGAGTTTATGATTGGCGATTTAGATAAACTAATGTTAGAGATAAATGAAGCTAAAGAAACGGTTCCTATTGGCTCTATATGGAGACATCTAAAGACAGAAACTCTTTACACGATTAAAGACCTTGTAGTTAGGGAAAATGATTTAACAGTATGTGTCTCCTATCAAAAGTTAATGATAGGTTCGCAAGTACATTGGATTCGTCCATTGGATGAGTTTTTGGATGGTCGTTTTGTAAAGTTATAGATTTGATTTAAAGGGGCACGTTTTGGCAGAAATAACTGTAGAAGATAAGGTAAATTATTGGAAAGATTGGATTGGTATAGGTTCTGAATGGTTAACAGTTGATTTTGAGCCTATAGCCATTATGGTTACAGATATTGTATATTGCAGTGATACTGATTCGATTGAGGTAGAGTACATCTCTGAGGATAATCCTCATTCGATTAACTTTAGTTCAGTAGCAGAATTTGTAGATGGTCGTTTTATTCGTAATTATAAGTAAAATTGAAAGTGAAAGCAGGTAATACATGAAAATTATCAAACGTAATGGTTCAACAGAAGAATTTGATGCAAATAAGATTTATGCTGCATTGATTAAAGCCGCACAGTCGGTATTTGTAGTAGGTGATGATTTAAGAAACAATCTAGCGCACATTGCAAAAGGTGTTGCTTTGCAGTTGGAAGAGTCTAATGCAGAATTTGTGACAATCTCTATGGTTCAAGCTTTAGTAGAGGAAAAGTTACTTTCGGCAGGGTATCTGCATATTGCAGAGCACTATATTTCTTATCGTTTACAACGTGATATTGAGCGTACAGGTTATGTAGGGAATGTTGTAGTGCATTTAAAACTAGAGCAAGTTCCGTTAAATTAATAGAAAACCCTTGACAGATAGCTTAATTTGTGGTACACTATATGAGTAAGCAAAAATAGCTTTCATAAACTCTCACAGAGGGTGTTTAACTGTGAAAGGTTAGGCACTCATAGAGTTGTAATTCCTTGCAACTCGAACTTTTTCATCAACATTCCTTTTGGTGATGACTCCTTATTAGGTTATGAATTGTAAAAGGTTCATAACTTGTTCCAATCTTAGATTGGTTTAATTATGATTATTTAGCATAATTATAACTTCTTTTCTTTTTTAATCGCGTTAAAGACTGTAAAAGGTCTTTAGCGTTTACTTGTCACTTTTTAAAATAAACCGAATATGGTATTGATTCTAAAGTGGCAAACTAAAGGTGCGTAATTGTAAAAGGTTACACACTTATATGAGATAATTGATTGAGTTATCTCAGAAGTGAGATGCAATAACCTCTCACATGCCATATCATAATATTTTCGATTTTGGGTTATGAGTTGTAAAAGGCTCATAATTCTTAGAGGTAAGGTTGGAGTGGTTGCCTTACCTCTGAACGATTTCATTTGCCTAACCTTTGTTGAGGTTTTGGTCATTCCTTTCTATTGGGTTACAAACTGTCAAAGGTTTGTAGCTCATAGGAGTGGTATTTTATTTACTATCTCCTTTGAAATTCACTGATTGAAGCTTTATCGTTATCCTTCAGTCTTTGTGTTTTATCTTTGGTTCAGGGTTACAAACTGTCAAAGGTTTGTAGCTCTTAGAGGTAATATGGTTTGGCTACCTCTAATATGATTTCACTGGATGAAATTTTTTATTTTCATTCCTTTCTATTGGGTTACAAACTGTCAAAGGTTTGTAGCTCTTAGGTAAGACTTCTTACCGTAAACCCTACTTGATAGGGTATCTATACATTTGACTGTCGAGATGATAGGCAAAACCAATGAAAGCGCATTTGAACAATTTCAATTGTGATGTGTTTCTCGTTGGTTTTTATGTACGGCTGAGAAGTCGCACTGTTTGTTTTATAAGTACCTTAAAGACTTTGTTTGTCTGAACTTTTATGCAAGAGGTAAACTCTTCTTTCAAAATAATTAATTACACAAATTAAAAGAAAGACAATCATTACAAAAGAAAGTGAAATTCACTTTAAATTCTAAGAAAAATCTAAGAAAACTCTAAGAAAAATCTAAGAAAACTCTAAGAAAAATCTAAGAAAACTCTAAGAAAACTCTAAGAAAAATCTAAGACTAAACAAAGAAAAATTTTTGAGGTAAAATAAGATGGTAAAATTCGATCCAACACAAATTTCAGAAGAAAAATTGGCACAAATGACTCAAGTTTTGGCTAAAGATACTGCTGGTGCTAAGTATTCACAACTCACTGAGCTTGGTGAAAAACTTGGTATTAAAATCTTTAACCGAGCAAGCATGGGGTATACAAATCAACAATTGCTTGTGTACATCCCACGTATGGGCATTCCAACTCTTGATGAGTCTGGAAACTTGATTCCATTCCGTGTACCAATGCGTAGTGTCACTATGAAGAAATTCAACAACGGTGACAGTAAGAGCAATTGGGCAGGTACTATGCCTTACTTTGAAGAAACTAAGGAAGAAAATCGTATCTTCACTGAGTGGGGGCAATCAGGTAACAACCAATACTTGAAAGACTTTATTTCTGCTGCTTTTGATTTACGTCGTGCTAAAATTGAGTTGGAGTTGGCTCGTAGAGGTTATTCTTCTGTAGCTGAGTTGATTCAAAACGAACCTCAGTATAAAGAAGAAAAAGACTTCACAAGAGACTTTATGGAGTATGTGTTCTTGCAAGTTGCACAGAACTCAGAAATGTGGTTCCCTATTGTTAAAATTACTACTGAGAAGGATGCTAAAGGTAAGTTCACAACTACACCAGAGAAACAACCTTTGTTGGATGAAAATGGTAACCCAACTGTAGTGGATAAAAAGATTGCACGTTACGATGTGTATGGTAAACCTATTGTAGATAATGATGGGAATCAAATGTTTGAAGACCGTAAGTTCTCTCACACTATTGAAGGTGAGTTGATGTGGCACAAACTTTCAACTAAAGCCTTCTCAGAGAAATTGGCTAAAGCATTTGAATTGCAGTTAAAACAAGAGGGTGTCACTGAACTCGGTGGTTTCTTCGTTCTCTTCAACTATGAGATTGATGAGAAAGCTCTTGAAAAAGCAAAAGCTAACGGGGGTTCTTCATATACTTCTGAGGATTCTAAGTCTGGTGCATCATTGAATATTCAAGTAATGCCTAAGATTCCTCCATTCTTGGAACTTTATGAAACTATTGAGCACCTTGGTTTGCAAGAACAATGGGATAAAGAAGCACAAGCTCATTACAATGCTCTTTACTTGGTAAGTACTGTTCGCAACTGCGAATTGTTGTCTGACGAGGAAGTAAACGCTAAGTTGGATAAACTTTACGGTAATCTTAAGCACGTAAAAAAAGAGATTGAGAACATCAACACAACTGCTGAGAACTTGCGTAAAGCAAACTCTGCGGAGGGTTCAACTTCTCAAATCACTGCTTCTGCAACTAACCGTCTAGGTGGTGGTCTCAGTCAACTTCCTCCGGGTGTTGAAGTAGACCCAACTGCGGGGTTAGAATTTGGTTCAGCAGAAACTCCTGTTGAATAGGTAACTATAAAAGCTCTTGGTCTTTGAGCTTATCTACTTAGGGTAGGTAAAGGGTATCTTATAAAACAAACTGAGGTCAAACTCTCTTGGGTTTGACCTTTAACAAAGAGAGAAATCTCTTTGTTTTCACTAAGTTTCTATAAATTACTAGGAATTTTGTGAAGATAAAGAGAAAGGAATATGCGTTAGTGACAACTATTGTAGATGAATTATTTTCAGAATTACAGAGTAAGGGTGAAAGTAAGAGTAGTTTGAAACAGAACTCCTTATTTGAATCTGATGAGCATCGTACCTATTTAGAGGGTATTATTGCTAGGGGTCAAAAGGCTAAGTTATTAGCTTGGGAAGTTGAAAACTTTGCTCAGTATGAGAAAGAACGTTTTGAGTTTGGTTCTCATTGGGTATTACTACTTAAAGCCTTTAACTCTACGGGTAAGTCGAATGCTCTAAAAGCTTTAGAGTATAATTTAACCACAAAAGGAATTGGGTTAAGTTTTGCTAAAGGTTTAATTAAACATGGCTCTTTAGAGGCTAAGATTACTACATTTTGGTCAGATGGGTTAGAGGTTGAGTACTACTTAACTAGAACTAGTTTAGGACCCCGTTCGACATTTAGAAATGGGTATCGTGTATATTTATCAGAGGATGGCAAGCGTACTGAGGTTTATAATACTCTTGTAGACGGTCGTTTTGTTAAAATCACTGAGACTCCTAGTTTTCTAAAGAGGTACTTTAACCTAGCTGAGGTTAGTGGTCGTTATCTAAATTTATTACGTGGTTCTGAGGGGTTACCTGTTTTGGAACAATCACCAGCATCTCTTAATAAAATGCTTTCACAAGCAGCAGATTTAGAGACTGCGGAGCAAGCGATTAAGCGTATGACTGATGATAACAAAGAAACCTTTCAACAGTTAGAGATTGTTGAGGGCAGAATTCGTGTTTACTCTCAGGATATTGTAGAGCGTAGGCACTTAACTAAGAATGTAGTTACTCAGTTGGAGACTGCGACTAAAGACTATGAGTGTACAGAAAAACTTTCAGATAGTGTTTATTCTGTTTTGGATGATTTAAAAGCTATTCAAGGTTTGCAAGGTACAACTCAGATTGAGGAAGTAGACGTAACTTCTTTGAAACAGTTGCAATCTATACAATCTAAATTAGCAGAACTCAGTTCGCAAATTTCATTACCACAAGTAGATACTATCTCAAGTAAAGAACTATCTAGTTTACAAACTGTAAATACTTTGATTGAAGAGTTATTATCTGTTAAGAGTTTCGGAGATGCACCTACTGTAGGTTCTTTAAAAGTCTTGGAAGTGTTAGGTTCTATGCAGAAACAGTTAACTTCTTTACAGGATTTAGGTGGTTTTGGTTTAGCTCCTATTACAACTACAGACTCGTTGGTTTCTGTTCAGTATTTAGATAGTCAGTTGGATGGGTTAATTGCTTTAGATAAGTCTCTTTCAGAGGAGCTTTCTGCTAAAGAAGATTGTTTCAAAGAGAGTGAACACTTATTGGAGGAACTGAAAGCACAAGGGTATCCGGTTGGGGTATGTTCTCATTGTGGTCATCTATCTATCACACAACCTTTTAAAGTCGGTTCTACGGTAGTTAGTCCACATGAGCATAGCTGAGGGGTTCCAGATTAGCTTATATTTAATTTTAAACTAGATTAGGTCTATTTCTACCTTTGAAGTTTAAAATCGAATAGAGAGCAAATGATAGGGTTTTGAGAAAAGAAATAAAAGGAGGTTCGTACTATGCGAATTTTATGCGGTTCTAAAAGACATACATATAAAGGAGTTCGGGCATTTCTAACTGATGAGCGTACTGTAGGCGATTTACAAGTAGTCGAAGTTTTCCCAAAAGATAGAGGTGAATCTTCTTTCTATGAAGGGGAGTTGAACGCTTTTGAATACTTTGAAAAGAAAGGTTACGCTATTTATATGAATGGAGTTCATGAAGCACATGATGAAGAAGGTATTAAAGATTGGTTAACCCTTTATAACCATGTGGAAGAGGTGATTCTATGAGTAAGAGCGTACCCACAGGGTATCCAACTAAGGAACTTATTGATAATTCTGTAAACATGCTAACTGCCGGATTCCAGGTTTGCCCAGATGTTTGGTCATTTCGTATCGCTATGATTTTAAATATTGAAATATGTATAAAGAAACTTGTTTTGTATTTACGTCCTGACCTTGTTTCATCTAACTCTAAGTCACATCAGGTTTTGAATTTGCTTGGTTTACTAGCTGAACACATTCCTAAGTTGGATATTTTTATGGCTTCCTTAAGTCGTAGCGACAAAGTGAGATGGCGTGCTATTATTGCATTTAGTTACACGCAAGAACGTTATAGCAGTTACAGTTTAGAAACTATTCCTCCCCTTCCTCTCCCAGAGGATTTAGTTGAAATTTATTGGATACTGTCTGAAGCTTTATATTACTTTAACTTAGATTAAGATTTGAGAGAGAGGTATAGTTTTGAAAAAAGTAATCGGTAACACCTCAGTTACTTTTGGAGACCGCCACATTGAAAATGTGTATAGAGGTCAACACATCAACTACCAAGAGAACTGTTATTGGTGCATGGATAAGACTTTGGAGAGGGTTCAACTCCTTGAACCAGAGTTATATAATGAAACAGGCGATTTTATTGGTGTTCGGACAGGGGTGTCTTGGCTCTCTGGTGACCGTATTATGTTAAGTCGTACTATGAAGTTTTTGGATTCTATAAAAGGTCATAAGGTTATTAACCGTGGAAACCATGATTTACATGGTTCAGAAGAGCGTAATGATTATTTGTTCTTGTCGTCATTGGGTTACTTTGACTCCCCAGCTCATTTGACGGAATCTGATGAGCACGTAGGTAGGGTTATGTTGGAGTCACCTGACTTAATTGACCCGGATACGCAAGAGCCAATGCGAATTGTTTTTCACTATGTGCCTTATGGTAAAGAGTTTGAAAAGTTGAATATTGTTGACGGTGTCACAAATATTGCGATTACGCACAATGACTTTCGAATTGGTTTAACTAATTTCACGAACAACCCAGATGCTATTGATTTGGTAATGCATGAGCCTTTTTACGGAGTTGACTTGATTTTAAATGGTCATATTCACGAACCAAGTGAGTTAAAATCGTTTAAAACAGAGGGTGGAACTACGTGTGCATTTATGAATGTAGGTTGTATGGCTCGTCCAAAACGTTCAGAAGATTATAGCTTTGTGTGGTGTGCAGTGGTTAAGATGCGTAAAAATCCTCATACAGGTGTACCAGAGGTTCATTTTGACCCACAAGTATTTGAGTTAAAGCCACCATCTGAGATTTTCTTGGAAGATACTGAGGGTTCAGTAGCAGAACAAGTAAAAGCTGAGGGTAAACAAGCTCAATTATCAGAAGCATTAGAGGGTCTAAGAGATTTCAACTGGGCAGGGGTATCTTTGTCAGAGATGTTGGAGTTAATGGTTTTAGAACCTAACATTAAAGATTTAATTAAGCGTTACTTAGAAATTTAGAACATATTACAGAATAGAAAGGACATACTATGTCAGTAGAAGAAACATTGGCTCGATTAGAGTCACTAAATGCGCAAGCAGTTCAACACAACAAGAGAGAAGTTGAAATTAATGGGTCTAAAAAAGCTCGTATTCAGAACATTTTACGTGAGGTTGAGATTTTAAACTCACTAGGGTATTCTTTAAAAATGGAGCTTGCAAGTGAGACTGAGTTTACTAAGGAATCGATTGATGCGTTTAAAACTTTGTTAGCAGAAGTCACTTCTAAGAAAGAAGAAGAGGCAAACCGACTTGAAGCTTTCTTTAAAGCAGTAGAGAATAAAGACTACGATGCTATTAAAGAGCTTACAGGAGAGGACGTTTCTATTGTTTCTTATGATGTTGAAGTTACAGATAGTAAGTCAGTCAAAGAAGAAGCTAAAGAGGTTTCTGCTCAGTTATTGGAGAATGATTCTGTTGTTGAGATTGCAGAGGGTACATCTCCTTTGATTAAAGAGGAAGTTAAAGAGGTGAAACCTAAAGAAACTCCAACGAGTGAACCAGTATCCTTGACTAAACAAGAAGAACAAGCACCTTCGTCAGATGCAGCTAGTTTTTTAGAGTCTGCTCTTAATGGTTCAAGTACCAAAGTTGTTGAAAACGTTAATGTAGAAGTACCAGTAGAGGTTACGGAAACCGTAGAACCTACTAAAACATCAGAAGTAGTCACTGAGACAACTCCGACAGATCCAGTTAATGAGGTACCGTCTGCTTTTGCAGGGTTTAACTTTAGTGGCTCTGATGACTCTACAGGTTCTTGGGCGGATAACTTTAAACTTTAATGGGGGTATTTCAGAGTGTTTTTAAAAATTGAATTTGATACATTGGTTGAAGAAAGTCGTTTATTGATTGATACTGTAAAGCGTTCAGCAATCGGTGTTAATGATAAAAACGTAGTTGTCAAGGTCGAACCTAGTGGTTTAGTATCTTTTCTAGCTCTTACAGATATTGTAGTAGCTAAAACAAGTGTAACAACTTCTGCAGTAGAGGTTACTGATTTTGAGGGTGAAGAACCCATCTACTTCCAAATCCCGGCTTTGACTTTAGAGAAGTTGCTTTCAACTTACTCTGCAAATGAATTGACAACTCCACTGAATGTAACTTTCCATCCTTTAACGGATACAGAAGTTGCAATCACTGTACAAGAGAGTTTGAAGTTGCCAGACAAAGAAGAAGAGATTCGTAATTCTTCTTTGAGGTCTAAAACTCCTCCATTTTATATTTCTGACTTGTATCGTTTGGAGTATATTAGTATTGCCGAAGATGAGAGTATCCCTTTTACAGAGTTGACAGAGCAGCAACGTGAGGATATGATTCAAACCTTGAATGACTTGGCTCCTTATACACCTACAACAAATGAGATTTACAATGATTTGATTTTTGAACCGACTAAGGGTGTTCTTGAGTTTTACAAAGAGACTTATATGCCAATGGTACAAAATAACATTGACTTCTTCTTAAAAGAGGGTGGTCTTCGTCCTATGAGTTTGATTGCCTTGAAAGACTTATTGTCTAAAGGTTTGTTCTCATTTTATAAAGATGAAGAAAAGCATTTCTTTGTACTGAAACAAGGTTCAACAGTACTCGGTGTTTTATATGACGCAGATGTAACATATCCACCTAATCCATTGGATCAACTTGGAGACTTACCTTGGATATCTATTTCTCGTCCTTTGGTTGAAATGTACTTAAAACGTATCAACTCTTTGAGTGGCTTGGTGTCTGCAGAGAAGATTCAACTGGTTATTTCAGAGGATTTGAAATCAGTCACATTTAACTATGGTGATTTAAGTTTAACTGCTCCTATTTCGCAAGTGCATAAGGTTACAGAGGGTAGTCAAGCTAACTTAGAATTGGGTGGTTTCCACTTTGGACTTACACCTGTTTACTTTGATTACTTGTTGTATGGTAAAGGTGACTTTGCAGATGATATTCGTTTTGCTTTTGCATCCTTTGCTAATGTGGTGTTTATAAACACATTTGACTCTTCTAACATTTGGTCTGTTGCTATGAGTAGTGAATAAGTGAGGTGTTTAGATGGTTTCTGATACATTTTCAAGTCGTCTAGGTGCTATTAAACAAGACTTTTCTTTAAAGGAAGATAGGTTGCAGAAACGCCAAGAGGACATTGCACATTTAGAAGAGCTACGAACTTTGTATTTGGATAGAGCTAAGGCTTTACAATATGTGGTTATGTTGAGTAATGATAGTACAAAAGGTTTACGTGACTACATGGAGGGTATTATCAATCGTGCATTGGCTTTGGTTTTTGGGGAGAATGTATATAAATTCTCTTTGATTTCAGATTTGAAAGCTCAGAAAGTTCATTTGAATTTATTAGAGTTCAAGAACGGTCAGTGGAATGAGTTGGTTATCGGTAAACAAACAGGTGACGGTATGGGTCAAATTATTGCCTTTCTGTTCTCTGTGGTGTTGACTGAGATTACCAATCATCGTATGTTGTTTGTAGTAGATGAACTTATGGGTGGTCTTCACGAAAAGGCAGTAGAGTTAGTACAACGTTGTATTGCTGAGTTTGAGGGTCACGGTGGACAATTTGCTATGATTGAGTATACTTTTGAGGACTTTGGTAAAGAGTTGATGTTAGCGTTTGACACTAAGAAAGAGCGTACTAACATTGTAGATTCTAGGGAATATCCATTGTTACCGGAAGAAAAAGAAGAGGTTGTATTATAATAAACGAAAAGAGGTACTTAGGGGTATCTCTTTTTATTTTGACTTTAGTTATTTTAAGTGGTATACTTTACTTACATATACCATGAACAATATAGGAAGGGGACGCAAATGCGCAAACGTAAGTACACTGTAGTTACACAGTTACACGAGCAAAATAACAAAGATTTAATTGAATATGTAGAAGTTGCTCGTCATGCTTACGCTCAAGCAGTGCGTGAAACTTTCTACTGTATTAAAAACTCAGAGGGTTTTAATAAGTCTAGTTTTAACACTTATTTACAAAACTCTTACGGTATCGCTAAACGAAGGGCTAGTTCAATTATCTCGGACGCTCAAGGTTATACAAATAAACTCAGTGGGTTAAAAGTTTATGAGAAAACTCAATTAGAGCGAAAAATAAAACATTTGGAAACAAGTGTTATTCCAAAGCTAGAGCAAAAACGAGACGATAACTCAACTGTGTTGAGGTTAGGTCTCCCGGTATCTCTAGTATCTCAACGAAATTTAAGAAGAAAGATAGTTGCCAAGAAACAAAAGTTAAATTGTTTAAAACAGAAATTAGTTAATTTAACTTATCAAATTGAGACTTCTAGTTTTAAATTGTGTTTTGGTACCAAACACTTATTGCAACGCGATTATATTGCTTTTGCAGAGCGTAGAGATAGTCAAATGTCTTTTGTAGGTTCTAAGTCTGAACCTTGTTGTAATCAACAATTCCAACTGAGGTACAATTCTAAGAATACTCAATTTGAACTTAAGTTAAGAAAAGATTTTGGAGGTTTTAAAGACATAAAAGGTCATGACCGTTATGTATTTGGTAAAGTTTATTTCAGACATCATAAAGATAAAATAATCAGTATCCTTAAAGAGAAGAATAGTCCACTTAGCTTTAAAATTATTAAGAGAAATAATAGATTTTATCTTTATTGTACATTTGAAGTCCAACTTGGTTCCGATGATTTCTTAACACGTTCAACTTACGGTACCCTTGGTTTAGATTTTAATAAAGGTTTCATTACTTTATCTGAAACTAATCAACATGGTCATTTAGTTCGAACTCAGTTATTGCCTTATCGGTTTAAGTCTGGGAATAAAACTAAAACAGATTTACAACAAGTGATAGCTAAAGTAGTGTCTTTAGCATTAAGCGAAGGTAAAGATTTATGTATTGAAAACTTGAATTTCAATAGCAAAAAGGCTCAAACGGAAACAAAACAAGGTAAGAAGTATAATGAGATGATTCATTCTCTTGCTTATAGTCAGTTTATTGATTTGGTAGAATCAATAGCTTATAGAAACAAAGTATTTATTAGGATAGTCAATCCAGCGTGGACAAGTTGGATTGCAAAACAGAAATATTGTCCACAAATGAAACTGAATGTCCATGTTGGAGCTTCATTTGTAATTGCAAGACGTGGACAAGGTTACAAAGACACCGTATAAGTTCTTTGAGCATTCAACCTTATATAAATGTATTAAACGCAAGACAGTTTAGCATTTCCCTTTAAGGTAGTGTTAGTTAGAAACTTTAACGATAAGTACTATTGTGTAGCTTTAAGAGTTGAAATAGTATGAGTTAAAGTGGAATAGGTTAACCGTAAGACCTTAAGTTGATAAACTTTAAAATTGATTTTATTAGTTTTTATAACTAATAAATTACGGTGAAGATAGGTATTTTGTAGGAAAAGATACGATAGGTGTTAGCAATAGTAGGGTGGAGACTTTAAGCGATAATCGAATTAGGCAGTACTCAAATTTAACGCGAGAGTGTGTTTTAGAAGCTCGTAAGCAAGGTTTAGACGAAGTTGGCGTAGTTGCTGCACAAATGACTAAAAACAGAGAGAAGATGAATGTTGAGGGTGGTTTTTGGACTGTTGCTTTAGATGGTTCTTACGAAACGGAGTTTTTAGTAAGAACTTATGATGTACGACACTTAAAGCGTTGTTTGTTATTTTCCGATGGTTTTGAGAGATTGTTTATACATGATATAGTTAAAGTAAAAGATATTTTAACACAGAGAGTATCATTAGATACTGCTTTAAAGAAGTTGAAAGAATATGAATCTAAGGGTTTGGTGTCTGAGGTTAAGCCACATGATGATGCAGTTGCTCTTTTGGTTTCTTTTTTATAAAAGAAAACTATGAAATCCCTTGCAAATACAAACTTATTTACGTTTTCTATTGACAAATCCTTATTTATTTGATATAATAGTGGAAAATAAATTAATAAGGAGCTTAATTGGGATGAAAAAGACACCAATTTTTCTAGCAACTACGTTTGCGCTGAGTACCTTTCTTTTAGGTCAAAATGTGAATGCAGATGAGGTTTCAACGACAAGTGAACCTAAGGTAACTGAGGTTGGGGTATCTACAACTGAGAGTACTGTAAGTACAACATCAGAAACTTCAACTGCCAGTACTTCTACAACTACGGTTGAGTCTATTGAGCCGAACACAAGTACTACAGAGGTGAGTGAAACACCAACTACAGAAACTAATAAAGTTTCTGAAGGTGTATCTGCTGAACCTACTAAGGTTACTAAAGAAGGTTCAGAGATTACCGTCACTAATCCAAAAGTAACAGTAGACCAATCAGATGGAGCTGGAAAATATAATGCTTTCAAAGTAAAATATGAAAATATTACAATTCCAGATGAAATCCCAGTAAATGAAGGTGATAAAGTTGTTTTAACTTTACCTAAAGAAGTCAAATTCCAAACATCATTTGAATTTGACGTTAAAAACCCAACACAAGATGTTGTTGGTAAAGCGTATGCAGATTCAGAATCAGGTAAACTGACAACTGTTTTCAACAGTTATTTCCAAAGTCATCCGCTTAATAAACAGATGTCCTTAACATTTGATGCTCAATGGACTGATGTTGTTGAGTCAGGTAAACCTGTAACTGCTAATTTTAATGGTACAATAGTTACCACAAATATCGCAAAAGAACAAGAAATCGGTAAAGATGAATTGGTTGCGAAATGGGGTGGTCAAGACAAAGATGACCCAACTGTTATTAATTGGACTATTCGTGTAAATTATGCACGGCGAGTTCTTAACACAGTTAAGTTGTTAGATACTTTTAGTGATAATCAAAAGCTTGTAGATGACTTCCTAGAAGTTGGGTACGTGGATAGTGTAGACCCTTGGGTTTACGCTGGTGATGCTAAAAACCTAGTTAAGTCTATGGTTAAAAATCCAAATGGTTTTGAGTTAACATTGGCTCGTTTAGAGCGAATGGTTTACGTTAATTATAAAACTAAGTTAACTAGTCCAGTTAAAGAGAGTGTTAATCCTACGAATGAGGTTAAATTAACTGCGGGGGATGTAACTGCTAAGTCTACTATTGAGGTATCACTTGTTGGTGGTAAAGGTAATGCAGTTGGTGAGAACAAACCAAAACCTACTTGGGAACTACCGAATGATGCTCCAGTTGTTGAGCTTCCAGAACTAAATCTTAATGATGTACCTCAGATGCCGCCAGCACCTATTTTGGAGGTACCAGAACTAGATATTACAGGTATTCCGATGATGCCACCCCCTCCAATTTTGGAAGTACCGGAATTGGATATTACGGGTATTCCTATGATGCCACCCCCTCCGGTTGTGGAAATCCCAGAGTATAAATTACCTAAGGTTGAAGTACCTATTACGAACTCTAATCGTAAAGATGACAAACCTAAGAAGACTGAGACTCCAAAACCAGTTGAACCTAAGAAAGATGAGACTCCAAAACCAACTGAACCTAAGGTAGAAGAGACTCCTAAAGTAGTAGAAACTCCTAAGACAGTAGAGGTTAAACAAACTGTATATGGTGCAACACCTCAGTTGCCTAATACAGGAGAATCTTCAACAACCTTGCTTACATTTGTTGGTACAGTAGTGTTAGGAACATCTATGTACTTGATGCGTAAAGCGAAAGAAGAAAATTAAAGAAAGAGAAAATAGTTTGCAGTAATGCAGGCTATTTTTTCATTTTTAAAAAGATACTAAGTAAGAAAACAAAAAGAGGGTTTGATTATGTATGAATTATTGAAGGGTTCACAAGGTGGGTTAAACCAAGAGGTAAAGCCAACTAAGGTGACAAATAAATATGTTGAAAATTTTGAAAGGCTTTTGTGTGCGGGAGCTTATAAACAGTTAAAAGAGAGAAAAGATAAAGGAATTACTGAGGGTATTATCTCTAAGTTCTCACCTAACAATGTACGTAGAGTTGTTTTAGGTTTGGATGGGGTTTATGTACAGTTCTATGTTTCTCCAGTAAACTTTAAAGCTAAAGAGCAGTTTGTACCTATTACTTTTACAGAGCGGTTAGGTGCAGAATTATCAGCAGAAAGCAAGTCTACTCCGATTACTAAGGTGTTGAGAGGAGATAGTCGCTCTCTCTTTGGTTCACGTGTCTTCTCTAGTATCGAAGAGATTATTGTATTGAGCAGTAGCCCAGAGGTACAAGGGTATCTGCTAGACAATCACGGTCTCGATTGGTTCTTAGACCCAAGCAGAAAACAAACTGTAGAGTCTTCATTTAAGCGACTAAGAGCAGTGGGTTTGGTGGAAGACAGTGTGACTTGTAAAGAGTTTGTAGAAAGTCACAGAGCACAAATTAACGACCCTTATGGTCTCATTTTGAGAGACACTGAGTTGAACTATGTAGGTGCATTGTTCAACGATGATTTATATTATACTCACACGGCTCTTCGTCCTCAGTATTATGAGATGGACGAAGAGGGTGGAGTTTTATGGAATTACTTCCAAGAGGTTAAAAAGGGGACGCCTAAGTCAACTAAGTCTGTGGAGATTAAAGAAATTGGCGATGGTTTCTTAAAAGAATCAGACTTAACTTTAGTGAACAATTTCTTAGGTTTAGTGCGTGTTCTTGAGGGGTATCAATCTGAAATCTCAGCTCAATTCCCAACTTTGAAAGAGACTTTAGAGGTAGGAGAACATAATAAAGCTCTAGCGAAAGAGTATGTAAACTCTATGGTTGCTTTTGTAAAAGAGCATCGAGATATTACTTCTTATCCAACACCTAAGGTTTTGATTACATCAGATACGACTTATCTAAGAGCAGTTTCCGTAGCTAATTATCTTATGAAGAATAAAGATAAGGTAGGTTTAAGTAAAGGGGTAGATTCAGTATTCATTGGGTATCTTACTGCTTTAACTACGTGCTTAGAGTTAGCTTTGGATGGTATTACTTTTGACTTTATGAGTTCTGAATTTGTTTCTAGTTATAAGAGTGGGTTGGAGTTGTATTTTAGCAACTTATCTGATGAAGTGGAAGAAACTGAAGAACCGTTGGAAACAGAAGAAGAGGTCTCAGAGGAACCAACTGAAGAAGATGACAATTCTGAGAACTACCAAGGCATTTACGATAAGTTAGTGAGTTTTGGTTTTGATTTAGAGGGTGTAGAGTTCAAACCTTTATCAAGAGAGGTTACTTTAGATGGTGTAGATTTCCTACCGGATCGCGTTCTAGCAAGAGTAGGTGAGGTTTCACCTTTGTTCGCAGTAATTAGCGATTTAGTTTTAGAGAATTTAGGTTCTTACAATAACTTCTTTAACGAAGAGGACTTTTTCCGTTTAGCTTGTTCCTTAAAAGACCTTGATTTATCGGATGACGAAGTTATTAAGTTAGCAAGTTTTGGTATTTTTGGTTTAGAGTCATCTTCTGTTTTTGAGGGTTATAACGAGTTTGTAGAGAAACATTCTCAACTAAAAGAGCAATTTAGAGAGTTTGAGAGTTATTTTGCAAATGAGGGTAAAGGTTCTGACTTTAAGCAGATTAGACCGTCATTCCAAGAGTTTGCAGAACGTTTTTTAAATGAGGTTTCGATAGAATTATTGACTGCACCGCATTATTTAGCTTCTGATGTTTTGCGTTCTGCATACGATGTAACAACTTGGGGGGTTTCATTACCTAAAGTGTCACAGTTACCTAAATTGAGCAAACTTTTAACAGAGTTAGTAAACACCACAAGGGTATCTTATCGTTTCCGAAGAGATTTTGAGAAGTTTGAGCTTGAATTTGGAGCAGATACTACAAAGTATTTGAACAGTAAACACTTAACTAAAGAGGGAGACTTCCTAAGTGATGTTGTGGACACTCGAAGTTTTGTAAAGATTATGAGTGAGATTTTCAGTTACAACCCACCAAGTGAAGTGAGGGATATTAGTGGAGTATTCCAAAAAGCGTTAGAGTTAGTAGAAAAGAAAGAGGGTGAAGTGAGTGAGTAAAGTACAAGATCAGATGGAGAAAATCTCAAATCAGCTTGGTTTGGGGCTAGATAACCAACAAATTGTAGATGTTGTTTATAGCTCAGTTGAGGAGTTAGTAGAGAATGGACTTGAAGGTTCAGATGAAGTTGTTTACTTTTATGCTACTTGTATGTTGTCTTGCGCTTTCGGTCAACTTTCTTTAGATAGAAAAGCAAGTGGATTTACTTTTGGGTTTAGTGACTTAAAACCAATTTACACTCAATTAGAGTCAGAGTTAGCAGTTCATTCTGTGGAGAACCAACTAAAAAGTCAACTAGCGGTATCCGACTTACGTTCTCAGTCTTTGGGTGAATTAACTGCAGAGCAGCTAGAGTGTTATTTAATTGATGATATTGCGACCGTTTCGACTGCTTTGGGTTTAGAGTTTGACGCTACTTCGGTATCTTCAGAGGTCAAAGAGAGTTTGGTTTCGGTTGAGGATGAGACCTTTGCAAGAAAGCTTAAAGCTTTAAAGTCTTCAAGTAAGTTGAATGCTGATGTAGTTTCTTTGGTAGATTCCTTACTTGAAATTTACGATTTCGCTTTTGAAGCAGGGTATGAATTGGATAAATATGAAGGTATTGTGGTTGGTTTACCTGATTTACCTATGGTTATTATTCAAGGTGAGCAAGCAGTTCAACCGAATTATACTGCATCTTACTATGCGGGAGAAGCTATGTTTTCTCCACTTCGTGATATTTCAGTTAACACTTCAAGACAAGTAGACTTGAAAGAGATTGTAGAATCTAGCAAACCTATTTACTACCCTTATAAAATGTTGGAGTTTGCTTTAAGTCGTAAGGTAACAGTTCAGAAAGATGATTTGAATTTCCCTTCAGTCCCTATGAAGTGGAAAGGTTCAGACGGTCAACGTGAAGCGATTAAAGATTACTTAACGAAAAGAGCTTGGGAGTATTTGGTGTTGGTATGTGATACTTACCAAGATGGTTACTTTTGGTCTGATAAGGTTGCATATTTTGGTAAAGGTGCAACAAGACCGATTACTCCAACAGACAACCAAGTCTTTAAAGACTACTTAACCAAGTTCAAAGCAACATTCTCAACGTTTTCTATTTTGAAAAACCATGTTGGTATGATGGAAGATGAGAAGTGGGCTTCGGCTGAGTGGGTGGTATCTGCTCCAATTTCAGAACTGCAAAATAGTGAGTTTAACCATAGTAGTGCTTTATACACTGATGTCTTTGAATACGGTGGTGAATTTGAGGCTCCTTTAGTAAAAGATTTTAAAGATGTACGGGTTAGTCATTATTCTCACGTTGCTCGCCCAGATATTGCAGAGAGTGAACCTTTATTTGCGTATAAGGCTCTGGAATCCTTACAACGTAAAGGTGAGAAGTTAACTTATGGGTATCAGTTGTTAGGTAAAGGTCTCGATGGTCGTATTTTAACTTCATCTAACAAAATTACTGCACCAATCAACGCAGGAGCGAAGTTAGTTTTAGTTTATTGGGCAGGTTCTCGTTCAGGTAAAGGAGTTTCCATCTCCAATGGTCTAGCGGTATCAATCGCCAACGGTCGTCCTATTTTCGGTGGTGACGGTAAACCAGATACAATGGTTCCTTACTATATTGCTTTTGGTGGTGCTGATGAAAATGGTATTCCTAAAGGTTACTTCATTCAGTCTGGGGATATTAAAGAGTCAACCATGCCTATTGTCAATGACATTTCAAGACAATTACTATGGGATGAAAACCCAACAATTATGGGTTGGTATGATACTCTTGTGCCTAACAACATTGATAAAACTTTCTTAGAATTAGCTGATAGAAAATACACAGGAGCTTGGGGTAATTTAGCTTTCCTACGCCACATGATTTTCGTTATGGGTATCATTTCTGTTCGAGCTGAAATCATTACTAAAGATAAAGCTATGTATGAAAAACTCGGTGGTGACGAGGGTGTTCTTGGCATTTTTGATGAGGTTACAAACTGGACAAACAACTTTTCAGCAGATAGATTTAAACAATCTGGTTGGTTTTCTCGTACTTTATCAGATAAAGTTAGAGATCAATTTAAGTTAGATACTGAAAAATACTTATCAGGTCGCATGAAAGAAAATGCGATGGAAGACTTCAAACTCAAGTATTTATCTGAAGATGCTGAAAAACGTATGAGAACAGATGCTTATCTAAGAGATTTATTTGATAAGCTGAATGAAAGTATCACGAAACTTATGTCTTTAAAGCGCGCAGGTTTCCAAGGAGCTGAAGGTTTGAGATCTAGTGTCTATATTGTTGGTCAAAAATTTGATATTGCTTCCAACTTTGAAACTTATCCAGTTGCAGATGGTGGTGTAGCTAAAGCTTTCACAGGAGCAGATAGACCGATTGTAGATATTTGGATGTATAATTTATTGAACCTCGACACAGGTTTTATGATTGGTTATCAAGGAAATGAAGGTGGAGATGGTCAATATTGGTCTAATGTTAAAGGTTCAGATACAGGTAAGTATTTAACTGAAAGTGCTCGTAGATTCGCTTATATCGGAAATACAAGTTACAAAGTTATTCGAGACCAAAAACCGTCAGACTTAGGTAAAGTTAAAGAATCAACTTCTCAAGCTGGTGGTGGAGCGGTTTATTTCAAACCTTATTTAATCTTAGGAGACTCTAAAGGTGCTATTACAGACCAATTAGAAACTTTCTTAGGAGATAAAGCACAAACTATTAAAGCTAAGAACTGCAATCCGAATAACCCGAATGAGTGGGATGAGCGTGTTGGTGTATTAGGTTACTTGAAGGCATTAGGTTCTAGTGATGTAAGTCGTTCTTTTGTTCGAGCTAGGGAAATTGCAGACTTAGTAGTACAACAAATGGGGTATCAAGGTTCTTACTTAGAGTTTCTTCTTGATTTACGTCCAGAGTGGATGTTCTCTGTTGCTGATGTTACTAAAGCATTTAGTTCATTAGGTAGTTTCCAAGAGCAATATTCTAGCACCATGTCAGGTCAAATCGATGCGATTTACACCAAACTAAAAAACGCTGAGATTGATGATAATTTAGAAGAGGTTTCAACTAATGTTGTTGTCAACAATGTAGACCTCCGCCCAGAGTTTGCAACTAAAGAAGTAAGTAAAGATGAATTTGACGAAGAAGTGAACCCTACAGATGACTTTCCTCTTGACGGTGTCTCAGAGGTCCCAGTTTCGTCTGAGAGCGATTTAAACCTATCGGATGATAATTTAACTGAGGAACCTCAAAAATGGACTAGGGAGCAATCTGAGACTTCTGAGAGTGTGCAACCTAAAACACCTAATATAGCAGAACCTTTAAATGTTGCTTCTACTTTGGCAAGTCAATTAGGGGTATCTGAAACGGCTCTTATGTCTGTATTGCAGTCTGCATTTGGTTTAAATGTTTCTACGATACCTACGGTTGAACCAAGTATTTCTGTTGATGATTTGAATAGTCGAACAACTATGAGTAGAGTTGCTTCAAATCAAGCAGGTGTAGTCCTTAAAGATGACCAAGATTTGAAAGAGTACTTGTTAGAAGATATTTACAATTACTTTGGTGATTGGTCTAGAGTTCGTAAGATTGAAGTTATAGGTCGTCAGTTATACTTTAATGGTTTGCTTTATGAACCGATTAAAGAGGGTGTTCAGTTTAGTCCAGAGGTGTCTCCATATTGCATTTCTTTGTGGAATAGTGGTAGCTTTGGTGAATTATTCGATTGGAAATTGATTGGACAATATTTAAGTCCAACTTCTTTAGTATTTGACTCAATGGACTATGCTTATAGAGAGTTTGACGGTTTGCAGTCAAATAGTTCAAGAGCAGTAGTTGAGGGTGCATATAAGCGATTCCCAACCTTGCAAGACTTACAAATTGGTACGTATACCTTTACGAGAGCAGAGGTTGAAGAAATGATACTTGAAAGACAACCATTCTTATCAAGTTATGATCGCAGACAACAAGTCTTCCGTAGAGGAAATAGCAAAGGTAAGTCTTTCCGTCAAAAACGTTGGCAGAAAGCAAGAGAACACATGGCAGAGGGGCACACAGGTCGAGCAGTAGCTTCGGCTTTAGGTGCAGGTCTTGGAGTTGGTTTCCAAGGAGCAAGTCATGTAGGAGGTTTCTTCAATAAGGCTGCAAGAGTTTTTCGTCAAGCAGGTTCTTCTGTAGCTGAGAATTGGAGGGAACAGGATAATTCGAAACACTAAGAGATAAGGGTATCTTCCCTTTCTCTTGGGTTTTACAAGATTTAGAAACAGGTTTAGTGTATGAATTTAAAGGATATTTTAAAAGTTGGTGATGAGGTTATAGTTGATGTAGTTGACTCAGAAGGTGTTTCAAGAGGAGATGTACTTGAATTTTACAGAAATGAATTTGTAGTAACAATAGGTCGAAAATACATTACAACTGAACGTTATGGTAAAAATTACAAGTACGACATTGAAACAGGGATTGAGGTTACAGATTCCTTGGATAAACGTAGGCTTTTTCCTACTTACAATCAACTGGTTGCTGCTAGATATTTCGGTAAAATTCAACGTGAGATTACTACGTTTTATCGGAATCCAGATAAACAAAACCCTCAGTGGTATCCTATTTTGCAGGAGCTACAAAGATTATCTGAGATTACAATTTGGTAAAAATTTTTTTAGAGAGAGCATTAGCTCTCTTTTATTTTACTTGACAATAATATGAAATTTTGATATAATAAGAGAAAATAAAGAAAAAGAGGTACTTCACTTGAACGAAGGAAGAGAAAAGGTAGAGCTAAACTCAGAAACACTACCTTCATTGTTAAAGAAACTTTACAAGTCACAAAACCAAGTGCTTGTGCGTATAAACGGTAAGGTTGTTTTGGATATGTTGGAATTAGATGGTTTAAGAAACTTGCTAATTAGCAAAGGGTATCCCCACATTTGGGTGGTTTCTAAAAGTTACGGTTATGAACTAGATGTTCCACCGTCAATAGAAAGATAGGTAAAAGAAAATGTTCATTATCAAATCAGGAATTTATCAAAAACCAAGATTGAGAGGTAAGTCATTAGTTGACTTGTTTGGACTTTCAACTCGGAAGTCCTCTTTGGAGAATTTAGAGTTGTTTACAACTCAAATTAAACCTCTTATTGAAAGTGGTGAACTTGGAGGTAAAGTAGTCAATTTCCCTAATATGACAAGTTATTTCCATCCAGTACACCTCAGAGAAGTTTATGAATACTTGCGGTATCTCATTATGGAGCGTGCAGTTACGATTGACTTTTCAGTTTATGATGGTACTCTCATTAACTTAGTTGGAGAGAGTATTTTAAGAGGTTCAGTTTCAGATGACCAAGTTCGTATTCAACTTGAACTTGAAGATGGTGGTAGACGTGAGTTGCGCTTTGACGAGCAAGGTCGCATTCACAACTGGCCGGTAGGTTATTTTGAACCTAGTGCTCCATTTGATTTAGGTTTGTGAGGTAAATTAAATGACCGTAGCAGGACTGATTCAAGAGATTTTTGATGAACCAAGTTTTAAGAGTGGTGGTACTTGTTCTGAATTTAGGTTAGAACGTAGGTTTGACGCACTTCATATACGCGTTGTTGAACGAGACTATGATTTTATGGTGCTTGAAGTTTTGAATAAAAGCAATAGAATTGGTAAAATTACACGATATAACTACTTTACGACTTTGGAAGACTTGGATTTACACCTAAGAAACATCAGAAAAGGGTATCCAAGTTTCAAGTTTACCCCTAAGTTCTAAGTTAGATAGGAGCTTTTATGTTCGATAAATTGAAAAACTTGGTCAAAGGACAACCTTCCTTTGATTTGTCTCTTTCTAAGAATTACACTAAGAAAGAGTTAGATTTGATTGCTTTGCTCCTTAAAGACAACCCAGTTCAGTGCATGAGATTTCAACGGATGATTTAGCAGAATTCGCTTTGAAACTATGTTTTGATAAAGGAGGTATTTAATATGAATTCAACAAAAATTTGGTTCTCGTCTAATATTGGAGATAGAGAACGTTTTTATAACATCTTGAGAGTAACTAATGGGGTATCTCGCTCTAAATTGCGTCAATATGGTAAAGTTGAAAATTATAATTATGGCGCAAGTCCACACTATTATGTAGATAACATGAAAGAGTTACATGGTCTCATGCGTTCTCTTGAGCGTATTGAAAACCCTTATAAAGTTAAAGGTTTGTGGCTTACTCCACATAGTAGAAAGAATGAGTTCAACTTATTTATTGAGTTTGATCTGATTTAGAAAGAAGATAAAACATGGACACAATTTTACTTGAAACATTTCCGTACTCTCAGAGTCAGAAAGTAGCGTTCAGAAAGCTCTCTACTTTTGTGCAGCAAGTATTGGTAAGCGAAGATTTTGAAACTTATAGTAAGCTAAATAACTACGAATTTGACTTCAAAATTGAAGGTTCTATCAATCCTATGTCTGACGGTTACGTTTACTACACCTATGTTTATCTAAGAGGGAAAGTTGTAGCAGTAGTTCAAGCACTTGCACCTAATTAGGTAAAAGTTGCAATTATTCCACCTACTGAAATTGAAAAGGTAATGCACAATTCCGTTCACTTGGATTTTACAGATTTGAGTGATACTGAAGTTCATCTTTGGTTTAATGACTTACTTCCTTTGACGATAAAAGAGGTAAGACAAGCTCTCCAATATCCATTTGGTTTCTCTGCCAGTTCTGAGCAAATTACGATTACAGGACTTAGGGGAAGTCACACCGTATCCTTGGAATTTCAGCTTGGGAAAGGACTTTAATGATGTTTTGGTTAGGCTTTTTATTTGCTGATGAAAATCGTCAGTTGAAAGAATTGGAACAACGTAAGAAAGACCGTCAAGCAGAGCGAGATAGAGAAACACTAGGTTTTATGGTTGAAGAGTTGACTCCCCAGTTAGAGTTTATGAAGAAAAATGAGTTGGATAACTTAACTTTCCCTATTTTAGACCTTTCGAAGTTTGACTATAGTTTGCTCTCAAAAGCTTTAACAAAATGTGGTTCTAAAATCGCTTATACTCGTTTAGAAAAAGAAGATGGTACTTTTACCCTCACTCTCTATACAAAGCGACCAGAAGAGTTTTCTCAGCTTCACAGAGTGTATATTTTACGCTCTCTACTTTGGCTTGTTTTTGCTTTATTGTTTTCAGTTCCAGTTTACTTGTTTTCAAAACCGTATTTGGACTTGCTAAAACCTGAGTTATTTACTCCAATTTTGTTTGATTACTTAGCAGCAATTATTGAGGTATCCGTCATTTGGATTTTCGCCAATATTGTTTCAGCTTTGGTTTTCCGACAGTTTAAACTTGCTGAAGAATTTAAACACACATTAAGATTTGATAGGGTGGTGAAAGATGATTGATATACTCCAAGGTTACATCGATGATTTCAAAGACTTTTTGCCTAGAACCTATGAGAGTTCTCCTATTACTCAATCTGTGAAGGAAAAGTTAATTGAAGTTATGTCTAATGAAATTAAGGGTTTTATCCACTATGACCAAGATGGGAATTTGTTAGATACCTCGATTGTAATTGAAGATAACGCTCCTTTTGACTTAGGTTTGCTCCCAGAGGTTTTAGATTTACTTGGTTGCAAGTTTGCCTACTACAAGTGGGAGAAATTAGGTTCTGTACATGAACTAACTTTGTACAGAAACAAATCTCCAAGAGACAAGCGGTATCAAGAAACTCTTGCTCTTTTCGTAGGTGGTTATATTACTTCAATTTTGCTTGCATTTGCTAGTATGGGTCTTTTGTACTATTTCTTTTATTTGTTGTCTATCAACAGTACAACACCTACAGGAGTAGTTCAACCTCCAATTTGGTTTGTGGTGGGTTCTATGTTGTTCATGACAAGTTTAATGGTTGTTTTCTTTATAGACGCTTACATTTATTTCTTTAGAAAAACTTCAGTAGCGCAAGTTCTCCGTCAAGAAGTTTACTTCGATAAGCTCGAAAACATTGACAAACCAACTATTTTGTGCTAAAATACTCTTATTTAAAATTTGAAAGGACAATACTATGAAATTGTTTAAAAAACGTTCTTACTCTGAATTGCTTACTCAATACACCCTTCTTTTAACAGATGAGTCAACATTTAATGAAGAGCGCAAGAAATTAGAACTTTTAACTTCTATAATTCAACCAGAAGTTGAAAAAGCAAAAGAGCTTGATATGATTGACTTCACAGTTGATGTGACAGATGTTGATACTATGGAGTATGACTTTTTGGGTATCGTCATGGGAAAACTCGAAAGTCCTTATATTTACTGCAAATATTTCAAATTAAAAGGTCGTCTTTATTTGACTTGTGCTAAAGAGAAGTCTAAAGCTTATAAGCGCTTAAGTCATTTAGAGAATTGGATGCTTTTAGTTTCCGCTTTACTGGCTTTGGGGATTAGTCCTTTGGTTCGTTGGTTCACAATTTGGGTATCTGGGTCGTCCTATGATCCTTCAGTTCCATCTCCATTTACTGACACAGGTGCTACTATTTCAGGAAGCCAACTTCAAACCTATGTAAATACGCATGGTTTTGTGCCAGCTTTTACTTTCTTTGGTAGTTTGCTACTTGCAATGTTAGTAGTTTTATTGTTTACACGATACAGTAAGTACAGTCCTTACAACAAAAACGTTCTCCGTTGGTCTGATGTAACTAAACATTAAGAAAAGAGCAGTTTTGCTCTTTTTCTGTTGACTTTTTCTTTTTATTTTGATATAATAGAAAAAATAGAAAAAGAGGTAATTACAATGTCAATTCTAAACATAAACTGGATTAACAAATTAGTTAATTTGGTAGAAGACAATCCTTTAGTAAAAGATTTTGAAGATGTAGAAGTAGTTCTAACTTCTTTACTTGGTAAAGAAAACTTTACAATTAAGGGTGTGTCTAAGGAGTTTTCAAAGGGTCAACAAGTCGATAGTGATACTCAAGTCGATAGTGATACTCAAGTTGATTTACTCGTACCCTTCAGTAAAACTTATGAAGTGTCGGTGGATAAAGAGACTTTCGGTATCCTAGTCGAAAATTGGGGTTCTAACGTTTCTCCGGAATTTCTAGTGAAACTTCTGTTTAACGAAACTAATCAGAAGTAAGTTACGGTTTTACTTTGAGGTATTTTATGTACAAAAAGAAATTGTTATTATTGAGTTACCCTTTAGGTTACTTTGGTCTATTTGTCTTTACTAAGTGGGTTGCAGGGTTGTTCTTCACACAAGAAGACAGTTTGCTTGTTAGGACTTTGCTTGTTTTAGGTGCGTTAGCTACCTTAGTGCTTATACTTATTTTACAGGATGGTTCTTATTTAGCTAAGTTGATTGACTGCTTTCCTCAAGAAATTCGAAACAAGTGCCAACATTATATTAGCTACTTAGATAGGGTTTCATTAGTTTTATTTATTGGTTTAGCGGTATCTTTCTTTCTCGGAGAGTCCTTTTATAGTCATGTAAGTGAGGTTATGTTTTACTTTGCTTTAGGTTTTTACATTAGTTCAAGTGCCGCCATTTTACTGTTTTTAAGTAGAAAATAGACTAAAAATTGGAGGGTTAGATTTAATGAATGAAGGTTATGTTTTAGTATATTGTTTGGATTGTGGATATAAAACTTTGACCCCTATGTTCACAGGAGAATCCACTGAAGATTTGCACTGCTCTAATTGTGGTTCGCACGATATTGAAATTTGGTAAGGGGGTGTTAGAGAAAATGAACTCAGCAATAGAATTTTACAAAACTTTGAACTTCGGTCGCAAGGTTCAAGTGCTTCGGACTTTGGTACTTATTCCAACGATTATCTCTCTTTTAGCTTGGCATTTTGTACCGAACACTCAGGTTCGATTCTATTTGGAAACTTGGGTAGGTGCTTCTTTAGTTTTGGTAATTGCTTTGCTATTGGTAGAGATTGTTTACGAGGTTAAAACTTATGACAATTAAAGAGCTATATGAACTAGCGGTATCCCTAAAAATCACAGATTTCGAGCTTTACGCTAGAGATTACGATGGTTATTTTAGTAGGCAATACAACTTAGATTACGATAAAACTTTGAAAGAAAAGAAAGTTTACTTAGATTAATTTTGAGAAAAAAAGAACGGCTACCTAGACGAATTTGAAAGGAAAAATAAGATGAAAAGAACAGTACAACTTTGCGCAGTATTTGTGCCAAAAGCTCAATTCCCAACAGAAAATCCTATGGACGCTTATGATATGACTTTCCTCAGTCAGTTTTGGGATACTCTAACTCCTTTAAGTGTTGAGTCTGACGAATTTAAGACAAGTTTTCTCAGTAATATTGGGATTACAAAACCTAAATATGTTGAGGAAAACCTTCATGGATTTGAAGAGGTTTACTCAGTTGGTATCCTCTGTTTCACCACACCTGAGTCTAAGACTTATGTGCCTATTAAACCTTTAGCGCACCTTGATTGGGATTACTTGCGAGTTTACATTGCTGATAAGGTCTCTCTAGGTTTTGATGTGCATACCTTGAAACGTGAATACGCTTCTCCACTTAACTGGCTTATGTTGACCTTGGGTGGAGTTGAGTCTGCTTTGGAAAAAGAAAAGTATTAGAAAGTAAGGTGAAACTATGAAATTACAAGAAGTACCAACAGTTCTCGGTATCCGAGACTTCAACCTCCCAACCAAAGAGGGAGAAGACGTGACAATAACTGCAGTCTTCCACAGCAAAGTAACTGCTTGCACACCAGACCACAAACCGCTCACAAGCGTAGTAGAGACTCTATACCTTCAAACGGAAGAAAGTCTTCGCTTGTTGTGGACGGCTCATAAAGACCGAAGATACATCAACCGTAGCTTTAAGTCTTACCGCTAATTCACTTGCGGTATCCCACAAATCCAACAAAAGTCGAGAATATTCCTTGACTTTTTATCTTGTTTTTGATATAATTAAGAAAATAAATGAAAAGAAGGACAAACACATGACAACAAACGTGGATCAAGAGATTAAAGAGTTAGAAGCAAGACTGAGTTCTCTAAAAGCAGAGCAACAGTTATTAAGAGCGCAAGAGAGCTTAAACAAAGAAAAAGCAGCAAGCTTGCTTGAAGATGAAAGTTTGGCTGAGTTCCTTCAGCAGTTACAAGAAAATCTAGCTAAAGCTGATTTAGGTTTAGCTTTGAGTCTCAATTACAAACAGAATTGGGTATTCTTGGTCAAAGATGACAAATCAAACGACGGTCTTTCAGAAATTAGAGTTCTTGACCTTAAAGACAAGTGCATTTTCTATGGGTCTGTAGAGAGTTACAACCAAGAAATTACCGTTGAACGTATTCGAACTTGGTTAGCCTGTGCTTTGGGTCATGTTGGTTTTCTAAAGAGAGTTAAGTCAAGGTTAACACAAGATGGTCTCTATGGCATTACATTTAGCTCTTACGATAGTGCGTTCAGTAAGCTTTACTTTAATATGAATCATTTTATCTTGGATTCTTATGAGTGCGTTTTAACAGCAAAACAGCCTTATACCTTAAATCTGAGCCAACAACTCAACTGTGATGCTGAGTCTTCAAGCATTTATTTCTTAGGTGGTGGGGTATCCTTGGTGACCCAAGCCAACTCATACTATATTCATGATGAAGACTATATTGGGAATTTTAAACAAAAACTAACCGTAGAAAGCTCATTTACAAAACTTACTGAGCTAGGTGAAGTAGCAAAAGAATTGCAAGATAAATTGGCTACATTTTACGAAGCGATTGAAACTAAATTTGAGTAAATTTTGAAAGTAGGGGAGGGTTCATTATGCCAAATCAAGTTATGCAAAATTATTTAGAAGATTTCACTGTAGATGGTTTCGATAAGCTATCTCCTTTTCTACAAGATGCTTTCTCTAGGGTTAAGTATGCTTTCAATACTCGTCTAAACGTTAAGGATTGCTCCTTTACTGTAGATTTTGTTAAAAAAAGAGTTAGCTAAATTTGTTTCTGTTGCATTAAAAGAAGAAGAGAAGGTGTGGAGATATAAAAATCAGGTTAGCTATCACCTTAATAATCTTTCTCTTACTCGAGAAGAGTTTAATTTTAGGTGGCATAAAGAGCAGAAAATTTTAGATAGAAAGGTTCCAGATTTTGTACTATGGTATTATCGTCATCTAAGGAAGGGTTATGACGTGAGAGTACAATATACAGTGTTTATCACTGGTGCTTGGTAAATTAAGGAGGAATTATTTATGAAAGAATACACTAAAGAGTTTGACGGAGTTACTTATACGTTTACAGAAGGTGACCTATTTGAATATTCAAAATCTGTTTTAGCTGGTTTAAAGAAAGATATTTCCGAAGCCAAGAAACTTATGGGTAGTTACTATACTGAAGAGGTTGACAATAAGGTGCAGTCTTTAGTAGACGATTTTATTGTTTTTTCTTTCGAATCTCAGGTAAACCTTGCATATTATATAAATAAGCGAGATAAGGATATTACTCCTAAGTTTGCCGTTAACCATGCTATAACTCTTGGTAACCTTGCAAGAGACTCTATTCGAGAGTGTACTGTAAGGCTGAATAGACTTGCAGATGATTTAAGAAAGATTGGAGTTCCTGTATGTAAACGACCTTTAGGCAACTAATTAAAATTTTACTCGTTCTTACCATATCTAATTGTAAAGGTAAAGAATAGGCAAAACTTTTTAGCTAGTGGAGTTCACTTACTAGAGGTCACTAAGAAAGATAAAAGTAAAGTAAGTGTGGATATTATTTTAGTTACTGATTAGAAAGGGAAAATATGATTATTTATGTAGCTTATTTGACACAAGAATCTCTTCTAGATTCTTCAATTACTCGTCAAATTCGGTTTATTACAACCGATAAACAAATTGCAAAGTCTATTAGTTTTTATATGAAACATATTAAAGTTAGGTCGTATGAGTCGAATCAAAAGCCAAATGGGAATAAACTAACTTTAGATGAAGTGCAGTTTATGTTAAATTGTAGTTACGATAAGGCACTTTCCATTTATAATAAATTGCAGCAGAAAGTTGTTGTAAATGAGTTTGAATTAGCTCAGTTTGATTACAATTTAGAGAGTTACTTTAGCTCTCTACTAGATGAAGAGAGGATTTGTTATGATTGAAGTATTGAAAACAACAGAAAAATTAAGAAAAGAACTAGAAAAGTTGAGACGAGAAGAGTTTGATGCTTGTTTAAATTTTTCTCATAAAATTAAACCTTTGGAAGAACAACTAAAAGCAGCAGAAAAGGAGATTTACTATTTGAAGATGTCCAACTACAAAGTAAATTAGCTTACGTAAATGATTTACTTACCAATAGTGGTATCCCACTTTTCCTTGCTCGCAAGTCTGAGGTAGTAACTCTTAGTGAAGAAGAACTCCCATTAGAAAGTTACAAGCAACTTGCTCTTTATTATGGTAAAGGTAATGTTTTTGTACCGATTTTGGTCTACACTTTTGATGAAGTTGCTAAAGGTAATGAGTTGTTAGGGCAACTGTCTACCGTGGAGCAACAACTTGATTTATTAAAGTTCTTGTGTGATTTGGATAATGGTGTTCCACCTTACTTTAAAGGACAACTTGGGGGAGAACTTTCTCTTTATGTTTATAGTTCTAACTTACCTCGTATTTTAGACTCTCAACTATTTATTTCCTATAACTCTCAGGTGGCTCGCTATTTGGTTAAATTGGAGGGTCAAATGGAGTGGTTCTGTGACGACTCGATTACCTTGTTGCCTTTTACTAAAGGGGTAGATTCTAAAGTTCTTCTTCAATTTAATCAAGTGCAAAGTGCGACAGTTCAAGCAGTACAAGAGGATGTTTCATCCTTGGATTTGAAGTCAACTTATGTAAGTTTAATGTCTCGTTTGGCAGAGCTTGATACAGAAGATAATGATAAAGTAACGGTGCAACTCACCTTGGTTACTAAGTAAAGGTAGTGAAAGGATTTCTTATGATTGATTTATTGAAAACAAAACAGAATATAAGTTGTGATTCTGAGGATATTTACACTTGGTTAGAAGAAAATCCTTTGGTTTTATGTTCTTTGATTTCACTATCAGAGGAATTGACTCACCAAGACTTGCCTTATATTATGTCAGCAAACTTAGAGGGTATCTTAAGTTCTCCGACTTTTTTGGTGCTTACTTTATTTGACCGTAAAGCTTATTCTAAGAAGGTTCCCGTCCATAACTTAGTTACTCACTATAGAGATATTGAGGACTTAGATGAGATATTAGATTTATTAGACTCTTTGAGGTCTTATGTGCCTTTTTTAAAGGTTCTTTATGGTTTGAGCCAGCGTAAAAGTGGTTTAATCTTTAATTACACAGGTTTGTTACAAGGAATAGTCACTTTTAGTTATTATGACTTCACAGGGAGGTTAACACATGACTCTAAACTTGATTTAACGAACGTACACATTAGCACTTATTCGGATACTGCTAATTACTTTGAGTTACAGACTAAGGGGATGCAAGGAAACGCTCTGACAGTTCAACTTTCCGTAGATGAACAGACAGAATTGACTTTTTCAAGTAAGAAAGATTTTGTGACTTTGAAAGAACTCCCAGAGTCGTTAGATTCAATGTTTTCAGATATTGCACAATATATGGATAGTAGTCTCACAACTAGTTAATTTGAAAGGAAAAATACATGAAACAAAAACTAAAACAATTCGCCACTTCTCAGTGGTTTGACCTAATTGGGGTGTTGTTGGTTCTCACAATCGCAATCTCAGCAGGGTATCATAATACGTGGCTTAATCAATTGGTAGATTGGGGTGATTGGACAGTTCTTGTTCCTTTTGGTTGGATTTCCGTAGGAAATGCAGCGATTTCTATGATGTCCACTAGATTTACTGGAAAATTAAGTAAGTTAGGGAATTATCTAGGTATTATCAATGCAGTTTTATCAGGGTTAATCGATTATATTTTAGGGAACAAAGCAGCAATTATAACATACCCAGTTACGTTCTTGATTTACTTGGGTGCTATTTACTGGTGGAATAAGTCACAAGACGGAAAAGCAAATACATTTTCAAAGGCTCGTTTAAATTGGGTTGTGCCTACTTTAGTAGTAGTTGCTTTTATCTTTTCGTACTTAACAAATTACATTGGGTATCAGGGGAACATGAACGCTCTTGCTTATGTAACAACAGTAGCATTTGCTTTATCCTTGGTTGCTAATGGTCTCAACGCATTAAAACTAACAACTCAGTGGAGCTTTTGGTTGTTCTACAACTTTGTGCAGTTAGTAAAAGCACTCATTCAAGGAAATTTTGCGAATGTAGGGAAGTACATTTTCTACATTTTGAATAGCCTTGGAGCCTTGTTCGTCTGGAAAGATAGTGAGGATTAAAGTGATGGGTAATTATCAGTCTTCGTCTGAGGTTTTCTACATGCACTTAGGTAAAAGTGAGGTTGAATATACCTTCAGCTCTATGAATAGAGCAAAGCAAGTTTCAGCTCTTGTGAAACTCGCAGAGAGTTTAGGATTGTCTCACTCTCAGAATTTTGTAGATACAGTAGCTATTCCAGTAAATTCTAGTTTCTACATCTCGCAAGATTGGGATGGGAAGATTTATATGGTTGGTAAGTATTCTGATTTCACTTATATTTCTTCTAACACTGTCAAGGAGTTAGTGTCAAAAGGGTATGACTTAGAATTGGATGGTCTTTTAATTCTGATAACTACAAATAGAGGTAAAACTGAACGAGAACAGATAGAGTCTTTAAAAGCTTTAGGGGATAAGTATCCTCTTGGTTTTTCTAGGTTTAAATAAGGAGGGTAACATGACAACAATTTTCACAAGAAAAGACATTCAAACAGAGATTTTTGAGGTAGACGGTTACTTAGGTGCGGCTAAGGCTAAGTCTTTAGAGACATACCTTCTTGAGTTGGAAGATTCAGATTGTTACGTTGTGGATATAACTTTGTTGGAAACTAAACAAAGTGGTTTAGGGAATTATTCTAAGTATCTTATTCGCTATATAGCACCTAAATATGAAGTTAAGGTAGATCGTAAAACTTGGGATGATTTTGCCGGTGAGTGGTGGTCTTTTGGAGCAAAAACTGAGAGAGTGTTTGCTACGATAGTTGAAGCAGAAACTTACAGAGATGAAATTAAATCAAAAGGAGTTATAGTGGACATCATTGAGCACAGTCCGTTGGATTTACCGTTATAATGAAACAAAAAGAGGGCACTTCGGTATCCTCTCTTTTTGCTTGACAAAATAAGATAATTTTGATATAATATAGAAAATAAAATGATAAAAGGAACTTAAACAATGGTAAAAGAAAACACAGTATATCTAACAGAGACGGTTTACGGTAAACATTCTTTCACAAGTGAAGTGGTAGCTTCTGCCTTTGAAACTTTAGCCGATAAAGCTATGCTTGATTATGATTTGGAGTTAAACGCTGCAAGCGATGACTCTTTTCGATTTAAGGTAAGTAATCGTTATGATTTGGTCTTTTCGGAGGAGGATGGACTTCGTTTAGTAGAAGATTACGACCCAGAACCTTATGTATCAACTAGAAAGGTCTTAAACCTTCATAAAAAAGGTTTAATTTACACATTAGACAGAGGTGTAGTGAGTTTGAAACTAGCAGAGACTTTTAGTTTAGAAATAGCTTTTGAGTTGTATCTTGACCTTGTGAAAGAGATTTAAAGATTGAAAAAGAGAGATTTACCCAGCGGTTTCTCTCTTTTTCTTTGACAAAATACAATTATTTTGGTATAATAAAGAAAGTAAAGAAGAAAAGAAGGTAAACTATTATGGATTTAATTGATGTTATTGATAACCGCTTGTTGGACTTACAAAGTGAAATGTCTAAACTACAGATTTTAAAAGAGATTGAACAAAAGAAACAAGCTCCACAAGTTGAAGTTCCTCTATTTAAGTTGAGTGAAAAGTTACAACGAGAGCTTGATAGTTTGAACTCTACACTACGTTCTAAATTACAGATGGAGGTTATAGTAAACCAATTTCTAGGTACATTGCAGTTGGTTCAGCATTACTCTGATATTTCGTACACGATTGCAAATTATTCTGAAACTGAAGTGCGAGCTAAAATGGAGAGAATGTTAGGTACTGCAACAACTATGAACCCAATTCAATATTGGTTCAATCATATTTCAGGGTTGGTTAATGCTTTACAAGTTTTATTTGAACTGACGGGTGGTCGTTTCTATGAGTTTGATTTGAAATATGACTTTACAAAATCAAAGCTTACATTTGAGTTTAATCAATTTCAAGTAGTTGTAATTGTTATTTCTAGCCTTAAGATTGACCGTGTTGAGGTTTCTAAGAAAGTCACAGGTTCACAGGCTTCAAAATTCAACTTAGGTTGTGATGGTTTAGTATTGGACTTCTCAAATTTCTCTAATGATCCCCTTACTGCAAAGATTAGTGTTCCTTTTAAGGTTTACAGCAATTCAGCAGTTATAACAAAGGTAAATGAAGCTATGGAAAAGATTGATAACTTTTTAGATAGTGCAAAAGTACCAGTATAATCCCTCAGGGTATCCCAAATTTCTTTGGATTTTCTTATATTTTAGAAAGGAAACTATAAATAAAATGAAGTTAGGCAAATATGAAAAGTTAAAAAAGCATGGTAAATCAAAGAAACAAGTAGTTGCTTACGATATTGAAACTACTTATGATAACTCACTTTTACCCACGGTTACGGTTTCTTTTAAAGATGTAACCTCAGAACCCAACCCTTCGGAGAAACTTAGTAAGCTTATTCGTCCTCGGTCTTCACTGACTCAAACGGCAGCACCTTGTGATATTTGTCATTGTAAAGCTAAGAGGTTGTTTTCGTTAAGTCAACAAGGTTTGATTTACTTTGTTTGCCCTAAGTGTTATACAGAGGTGCATACAAACCGTAGTACTAATTCAAATAGTTTAGTAGACTTAAGTAATCTAGTTCCCAACTTGCAACGTAACGTAAAGTGGGAAGTTACTAGTACTGACAATAAGAAGTCAATATCTCGATTGAATATAAGAAAAAGACAAAGTAAAAAGAATAAGAAGGTTTAAAACATGGATTTTAGAGAAGACTTTTTAAATGAATTTCGTAAAACTATTCAAGATATTTTAGTAGAGGGTGATTTGGAACGCCTAAATCTCGCTAAAGAGTTTTTAGGTTATGACAATAAAGCTTTTGGAGAGTTCTTAGCTCCTTTGTTTAAAGAAGAGCAAGAGTTAGTCTTACATCATACCCTCGCTTACCCAGAAACTCCACAAAACCTTGTAGCGGTATCCACAGAAGACCATGAGTGTTTATATGAGGGTAAAGTACCACTTCAAGGTATTACTGATCAATCCATAATTGAAACTGATGAGCCTTTAACTGAGGAGTACAAACAAGAACCTAAAGATAAGTGGTGTCCAAAGGTGTTTTCTGCAGATGCAAAGGGTGATTTGTGTGGTATTGTTCTCGTAACTGAGAGAGGTTTTGAGATTGAAGATGTTGAGACAGGTGAAGTTCTTTACGCTAATAACTTTGAGGTGTATAAGCGTTTTGATTTAAGTCATGGTCTTGTGGTTACTTTTAGTATTTCAGGTTCTTATCTATACAATGTTTCTTATGAGTCTAGTTTAGACCCCAAGGATGGTATGGTTTACGTTGAAAATTGCCCTTTAGAACGTGATGAAATAGGTTATTATGTACCTTCTGATTCTATGGGTGGTTCTCTCAGAGAACATGGTTCTCGATGTGGGGTTTACAATATAAGTGAGTTTATTGTAAAGAAATATCGTTTAAGTAGTGCTAGTTCGGTAGACTTAGTGATAAAAGAAGGGGAGATTCCTCGTATTGCTTGGGTGCATCATACTAATAGCTTTAAACCTAAGTCTATTTCTCGTAGTAAAGATACTTCAACTATTACTAAGAAGACGTTTGAGAAATATGACTTTGATTTACAAGGTAAAAAGGTTGCTATTATTGGGTTACCTAAGTCTCAAGTAGAGCGTTTCAAATCTCTTGTACTAACTGAAAAGGGCGCAGATGAGCTTGAGATTATTGCTTCAAGTTCGCACAATGACACAGAATTGGTGCCAGATAAGTTAAAAGATTTTGATATTGTAGTAGTTGTTAAACGTTTCGTTGGTCACGGTACGGTTTATCACTTAAAAACGCTTTTAACAGAATCTTCTGCGCAGTTGGTAAGTTCTACTTCTCATGGTTTAGATGGACTTGAGAGAGCTTTGTATAGAGGTCTCAAAGGGTATCCATCAGAAGAAGGCGCAACTGTGGTAGATTATCCTTTAGTAAAGGCTTGATAAGATTAAGAGAGAGGAGTTGACTATCTTCTCTTTTCTTATTTTCTTGCCAATTTGATAACAGTCAGCGTAGGTTCTTGACTTTTATAATAATTTATGATATAATTAATAGGAAAAAGTAATAGAAAGAAGGGTTTTTATGGGTGAGAAAGGTTTAACTCGAAGTGAATATAGAGTTAAATACCAAATTCAAGATTCATCATTTAACTATCAACTACAAGCAGGTAGAATTGGGGTTTTTCATGTACCAGAGAGTAAAGAATCGGCTTCTAGAGTACGTGGTGTAACTTACGTAGACAAGTCACCTTTGACGAATGAAGAGATTGTTGCTAGTCCGAAGTACAGTAAGGATGGTCTTTTGTTAGATAATAGTAAGCTTATTTCTTTACATGAATTGGCTGATATTTTAGGTGTTGGTCGTTTATCGAAGTTGTCTTCTATGTTACATGCTTTTAGCCAAGAAGAGGGTATTGACTTAATTCACTTTAGTTGTTTTGAGGGTTCTCAGCAAACAGTTTGGTTAGTGGGTATCCTTCGAGATTATGAAGATGCATTTAAGAAGTGGTATCACGAACATACAGAGCCGAAGAGTCAATCTCGTAAAAACAGAGCTAGTGGTATTGTTGCTTATCAAGAAGTTAGCTTTGAGATTTTGACTAGCTTGTATCCATATAATGTAGTTGCGGATTTGTTTAAAGAGAATCAGGGTGATTTGTATAGAGTAAATCCGTTGAAGTTGAAATCTTACATTTCAGATAAGTTCACGAAACAACAACGTGAAGACACATCTGCGATTTATTTCAAGGGTATCCCAGTTATTCAGTGGGCTAAGAAACAAGATATTACGAAGGCAGCTATGTATTTACGCTTAGAGCGTAATCGTGAACAACTCTTGGCGGATAAAGACCAATTTATGTACAGTGATGATTAGAGAGGGTTGGTAGTGTGTGAAGAGAAAAGCAGCAGATTTAGATTTAGTTAGATTTCCAGCAACTCCATTTGTGGAAGTAACTAAAGAAATTAAGTCTTATTGGGAAAAAATGATTTTAAACAATGTATTAAGACAGTTGTATCCTAATAAGGACTTTAACTTAAATACGAAATTATGGTTGGATTTAGAGTTTGTACAGAATGCTCTAGAGTTACACATTCGTATCAATAGAGTAGTTCATTTAAAATTAGAACAACATGAAGTACCAGTTCAGCTTCATATTTGGTTCGATAAGGATATAGACCCTCTGTTGAAACCTTACACTTTAAAGAATACTCCTTTTGCTACTTTAGGTTCTGAATTTATTCTAACTGAGCGAAATTATCACATACCTTTAGGTTACACAACGAAAACTGAAAAAGTATTTAAAGAACAATTTAATCGTATTTACCAACGTTTATTGAAAATTCGCAAAGAGAATGACTTAGTTGGTGATGTTAAAGTTGTACGTAAAGGTGTATATACGATAGTTACAGGGTATCTTTCAACAGGTGAAGAGGTTGAATTAACTTATTCACAAGCAGGTGTCTTGAGAGAGAAGAAGGTTTCAGGTGAGACTGTTGATTTGTATAAGAAAGCAAATGAGGTAGACCATCCAAAGGTTATTCGCAAGTCTTCTTCTAAGAGTTAGAAAGTGAGGTTTGTTTTGGGTTTTAAAGAAAGTACTATTTCGTTGAGTTCTTATAAGTCGGTAGAGACAGTATACAATCATACTTGTGTAGATAAGTCTTGTTCTGAGTTAAATTTAGATTTAGAGCTAAAATCTGAATTAAAAGGTGCTTCTCATGTCTCTTAAATTGAGTGTTACGGTATATGACAGGCAGTCCATGATGTCGAACTTAAAAGAGTTAGGTTTTACGTGGATTGAGAGTGAGGGGTTACTGGATAAAGTACTGATTGCTCTACATCCTAACCATTTAGTACCTATTAAGAAAACTTATATATTATCTTCTACTTTAACTGAGCACTTCCAAGGTTGGATCAGAAATTTAGGTTTAGAGGATGAGTTATTTTATCTAGGGTATTCACAGTTAGGGCGTAGGTTAGATACGGAGTTCTTTCAAACAATTTATCCTCAGTTTGATTTGGATAGATATATTGAAGATAGTGAGTATCATGTTAGTCGATACGCAGTAAAAGAAGTGCTAAGGTTTTTTGAACAATTTACTTATAAAGACGTAGTCTTTGTTGATGTTAAGGAGTAACTTTCTGTAAATAAAATTGTTGACAAAGATAATAACTTGTGCTAAAATGTACTCATGATTAAATTACAAGATATGGCTGACCGATTAGGTGTCAGTATAAAGACATTACAACGTTGGGATCGTGAGGGTATTTTAGTTGCTAAACGTACTCCAACTAATAGGCGCTACTATACAGAAGAGCAATATTTATCCTATGTAGGTAAGTCTAAACCTAAAGGTTTAATTTTAGCTTATGCGAGGGTATCCGGTAGAAACCAGACAGATAATTTAACTTCACAAATAGAGTTTTTAAAACAATTTGTAAACGCTAAGGGTGAAATTTTAGACGAAGTTGTTTCAGATATAGGTTCAGGTCTTAATTATAACCGTAAGAATTGGAATAGATTGCTTTTAGACTATGTTGCTAAAGGTTTAGTAAGTAAAATTTATATTACTTATAAAGACCGATTTGTTCGATTTGGTTTTGATTGGTTTGAACGTTTTTGTAACTATTATAACTGTGAGATTGTAGTAGTGAAGAATGAAACTACCTCACCACAACAAGAACTAGTAGATGATTTAATCTCGATTATTCATGTGTTTTCTTGTCGTATCTATGGTTTGAGAAAGTACAAGAAGGAGTTAAAGGTAGATGAGAGCTTACAAGACAGAAATAGACCCAACTCCTAGTCAGCTTGAGTTGATACATAAGACTTTTGGGTGTACTCGATATATTTATAACCAATTTGTATTTGAAAACTTAGAGAATATAGCTTCAGATAAAGATTATGTTTCTGCTTTTGATTACTCAAAGAGAGTTAATAATGACCCTAACACACCTATTTGGTTAAAGGAAGTACCTAGTAAAGCAGTAAAACAAGCTTTAATTTATGCAGATAGAGCTTTTAAAGACTACCTTTCTAAACGAAGAGGGAAACCTAAGTTCAAAAAGAAAGGTTCTAGTGAGAGTTTTTATCTTATAGGAACTATTAAAGTTGAACGACATCGTATATTTGTACCTGTTTTGAAGTGGATTCGATTAAAGGAGTTTGGTTATATTCCTAAGAATATCAGCTCCGTAACAATTTCTATGAAAAATGGCAGATATTATATTTCTTGCTTATGTAAAGATGAGGTTAATGAACGTATTCCTTTGTCCGATTATAATATGGGTATCGATTTCGGTCTGAAAGACCAATTTATTACAGAAGATAGAGTCATTCATTTTATCAATAAATCTTTGCGTATTAGAAAGTTAGAACAACGTTTACGAAGAGAACAGAGAAAGTTATCTCGTAAATACGAAGCAAATATGATTGATAAGGTTTATTACAAAACTGGTGTTAAGAAAGGTCAACTTAAGTCTTTTAAGTGGTTGAAACCTTTATCTGAGTGTAAGAACATTCAAAAGCAGAAAATGAAAGTAGATCGTATTTACGAGCGCTTAACTCGTATTCGAACGGAATATAATCGAAAAGCATTGTGTTCTTTAATTTTAGAGCGAAAACCAAGCTCTGTCACTATTGAAGATTTAGCAGTGCGTAATATGATGAAAAACCGTCATTTGAGTAAAACCATTTCAAAATCTCAGTGGCATCAATCTCGACTTTACTTAGAAAATTTGTGTAAAAAGCTAGGTATAGAGCTGAGATTAGTAAGTAGATTTTACCCATCTAGTAAATTGTGTTCTGATTGCGGTTTTAAGTATAAAGACTTGCAACTAAATGAAAGAACTTGGACTTGTTCTAATTGTGGTAGTAAACACGATAGAGATGTTAATGCAGCCATCAATTTAGGACAATGTAAAGAATATACTGTCTTGACCGCAGTTTAAATAGGTCACTACCGTGGGTTACACGGGAAGTTAAGCTTGTGGATTGTTATATCAAATGAGAGTAGATTTTATACCTCAGAGTATAAAGACAAAATCAGACAGGATGAAGCAAGAAAATTTCTAAAAATACTTTAGAAAGGTCATGAGATATACGTTTGAGTATATTTTATGTAACAGGTTAGAAAGTATGCGTGTTTATGTTGATTTAGATAATACTTTTCTTGATTCAGCTAGTCGCTTAGTTGATTTTGAAGAGACTTATCAGCCAGAGAAACAGTTGTCGTATGAGTTGAAAAAGGGGCTACTTAAACACTTCTCAAACCCACAATTTTACGAAGCAGGTGAAATTAAGGTAAATAAAGAAGTGGAGCGGTATCTACAAGCTCTTATAGGCACTGATTTGGAAGATATTTGTTTTATTAGTTTAAGTCCAAGTAAGGAAATTGCAGATAAGAAGAGAGAACTACTTGATAAACTAGGTTACGGAAGTTCAGCTTTTATGTCTTTCTATAACTTAGGACAAGAAGAAAAGGTTTTAGACCGTCTTTTACAATCTGCTAAAGATAGTTCAGATTCAGTAGTTTTTGTGGATGATAATCCTTATCGTATCCTTAAGTTCCAAGACAAACAAGTGAATTACAAAGTTGTATCTCATCCTTATACTATGGGTCGTTATCCTAGTTATGTTTATGTAGCTAAAGCAAACTATTACGATTCGTTCCGTTAGTTGAAATTTTAAGGTAAGTATGCTAGAATTATCAAAAATTAAGAAATCTTTATGTGCGTTAGGATTTAAAGGTGAAGTTAGTATTAATCAAGATGTATTAAAACAAGCCTATAAAAGACTCTCTAAAAAAGTCCACCCAGATGTTGAGGGTGGTTCGCATGATGCTTTTAAGCAAGTTCAAGATGCTTATGAGTATTTGTTGGAGTTTGGGTTGGGTTTAACTGTAGATTTATCAGAACATAAAGTTTTGGTAAAGCAAGGCGATGATTTACTAACTTATCTTTTAGCTGGGCGTGAGTATAGATATAGAATTTAAAGAGGTTTTTTATTATGAAATTTGTAAACAAGTGGAATCTTCCGATTTTAACTTTGATTTCTACGGTGTTATTAACTGCTTTAGCAGTCTTTGTAGTTTTCATTTTACGACTACTAGGTTTAACCAGTATTGATATTATTGCAGTTACTATCCCATTGGGGGTAGTGGTTCCGATTGTGTTTGTTTGGGGTATCGGTTTATTTATCTACTCCAAGGTAACTCATACAAGTTTCTCAGATACAGAGTCAACTGATTATAGTGCCACACTTGAGTCTGATGATGGTTGGGAATAAGTATTGATTTTAATTTATTGAAGAAACAGTTAAATATTTAGCTGTTTCTTTTCTTTTTACTCAAAACGCACCAGATTGCCCCAGATTTAATTTTAGTCTCCTTAGGTACAATTACATTAAAAAGAAATTAAAATCGATTCTGAGCCAATCTGAGAGGTCAGAAATTGATATTTGGTTCTTGTGCAAATTACTTTTTATCTCATAGAAGAGAGCACTAACCGCTAGGTATTGGGTATCTTTTTCTTATTTATTTGTAGTTTTTATCTTTTAAAGGGTTTAAAGGTTTGTTTAGGTTAAGTATAGGTACTTTTAGGAACTATTGTCTTACATTTAGTTTGGTTTGTCTTATTTCTATGTTATTATGTCTTACTTTTAGATTGTTTTGTCCTAACTTCAATTTAATTTGTCTTAATTACTTTGTTTCTTGTCTTATTCTACTCACTTTTTGTCCTATAACTTTATATATTTGTCTTACATCTTATATTTAGTGTCTTATATTGTTGTATATTTGACTTAACTATAAGTTTGATTGTCATAACTTTATACTTTACATGTCCTAACTTTAAGTAAATCTGTCCTAAATCAACTATTATATGTCATAACTTAGGCTATTTCTGTCTTAATTCTCTTTTAAGTATAGGTTTTTGGTTTACTATATCCATAGCTGAGTGTTTTTGATTTTGATTTGTAGGTACTTAGAGTTTTTAAATTTTTAAATACGGTCTTTTAGTTTAGTTTTATTTTTGAAATTGGTCTTAAGTTTTTTGACTAAAAATTAAGCAGCAACAATTCCATTCTTAACTTCAGATTAGAAATGATAATTTTTCTATTTTTAATTACTTTGTTATAATTAATCCTAATTTGATAAAGATAAATTTTAATTTTAAATTATT